GTGAATACAATCCTGATACTTTCGTAGGCAAAAAAGGAACATACAAAGGATATGGCATAACACAGGAAGGCCCATACCAATGGGGTATCAGTTCTAGTCTTAGAAAATTCTCCACGCTGGCGGCTGCCAAACGACATATTGATAAGGTCTTGGTAGTGTCAGAGCAAGGTGTGGCGGAAGGCAAAGAAGATCCAGCATCATTAAGAGCCAAAGCCAAAGAGATCAGTGACAAAATTGATGCTATTGTAAAAGATGGTGGCCGAGTTGGTTTTAACGATCCATTAAGCAGACAATTAAAAGGAATACGAGCAAAGATTCAACAAGCTAAAAAACAAGGTGTGGCGGAAGGCTCGGAACAAGAAAAACCAATCAAGAAAAGTGACTGGTTTGACCCAACTGATATGCGTAGCCCAGAAAAGCAAAAGGCTGCTTACTTGAATCACTTAGCTGCTAAGAAAAAGAATAAAAATATCAAAGAACAAGGTGTGGTGGAAGGCGCTCCAGAACTATTGAAGAAAGAAATGCCAACACATCGTCATGCTGAAAAATTATTAGCACAAAATGGTGTAAGTAAAGACGATCCGGATTATCACCACCATCTTAATAACACAATAAAACATCTTCGTCAGTTTGGTAACATTGATTTGATTAACAAGAGTGACGAGCAAGGTGTGGCGGAAGAGTGGAGTAAAAAGTACAAGAGTAGTATCAACTGCTCACACCCAAAAGGTTTCAGTCAGAAGGCTCACTGTGCCGGTAAGAAGAAACACAATGAAGATATGACAATGGAAACAGTATGTCCAGACTGTGGCATGTGCCAAACACATGGCAATGTCATGGAAATCAAAAAAGGTGCCAAAGATAGTAATGGTTATACCAGTTGCTGGTCGGGTTATCATGCCGCAGGTACTAAGAAAAGTGCTACAACTGGCAAGCAGGTAAGAAACTGTGTGCCCAATGAAGACGTAGCAGAAGATCACGAAATACAGATGGCATCAAGCGAATTACAAAGTATTGCCAAGAATGCCGAAGCACTATTACACATGGTTCGTAAGTATAGTGAGCAACAAGGTCTAGATGCTTGGCAACAAAGCAAGATTACCAAAGCCGCAGACTATTTAAATGCTGTGCTACAGGCTGTCAGTGGTGAGCAGACAGAATTAGAAGGTGTAGGCGTTCCATCATACGGCGTAGGCGGTTATCGCAATCGTGGTGATGATGAGAGACACGATCTAGATGATCCAGAACTACAACAAAATCGTCAAGAAGTCACATCTTACAATATCACCATCAACGGCAAACCTGTCAATCCTAAACCAATCTTTGGACGTAGTGCTACAATTGCATGGGGTAAGAGACAAGCGGCCGCAGGAATGGATCTTTCTAATGCAGTAATTTCTCCAGTTAGATATGAAGAAAGTGTTGATCCGTATTTTGAATCTTTAACCAATAAACTAGATCGACTAAAAAAAAAGTAAGTGAGCGTCAATTAGAACCAGAGATGGATTTAGACACTTGGAAAGACAACTTTCAGAAAGCTAATCCAAACAAGTATCGGCAGTTTAAAAATAAGACACCGCAAAAGAAAGACCAAATGGCAACAGCAGCATTGTACGCTGCAAGACAACCTAAAATTAAAACGAAATGAAATTTGCAGAGTTTGATCAATCAGATTACGAAATACACAATCTAACAAAGTTAGATGGTATATTGGTCAGGCTCTGTAAAATGCTTATTGATTGTCGAAGGAAAGATCGTGAATATTACGGCATGGTTGCTGCCGCAGTGCTAGACCCAGATAATAATCTAGTTGCCAAAGTTAATTTCCCTCGTGACGGATTGCGTGTTCATGCCGAACGAGCAGCAATGGAAGCGTATGTTGAGAAGTATGGAGACATTCCAGAAGGCAGTATTATCCTTACTACCCTAAGTCCATGCAGTGAATTACACGATATAACGGCAGATGATAGATATGGTGAAAGTTGCACCAAACTAATTAATGATTCCATAGTACGCAAAGTATATTGCGGTTATATGGATCCTAGTCAAGGTGACGACGAACACGAAGAACGTGATTTTACTTTACAAGAAACAAACAATCAAGACATTAGAGAACTTTGCAAAAAGTTTGCTGACACATTTTTAAAAAATACAAATGAAAACTTTGCAGATGGACGTCATCCTGAAGACAAAGGTGACAGCAAACGACACGGCATCAATACCATGGCCAGTGTAAGTAGCCTGCGTAAGACTGCTAAACAAGGCGGACGCAAAGGACAACTAGCACATTGGTTAGCTAATATGAAGGCTGGTAGAGCCAAAAAGAACAAATAGTCAAGCGTCGATTTACCTTTAAGCCACATTGGCTGTACTAAGAAAAAACAGGGAAAGTTCATAGTTAGGGGTCCTCGAATGCCCGGTTAACCACTTGACATGATATTTAACAATAAATATATCCATGTATAACTTTATAAAACAACTACAAGAAGGTAGGGCAATTAAAAAATTAGAGCAGGTAGCCTTGCCCTATACTCGCGATGGCCTGGGTCGTAGTTTGAGTAAAAAAGCAATAGATTATCATTATGGTAAGTTATACAAGGGTTATGTAGATAGATTTAATGCTGGAGAGGGTGATCCAGACTTTAATGAAGCGGGCGCTTTCCTACACAGCATTTATTTTCCACAACTACAATCACCAAAAGGATCAAATGAGCCCGCTGGTAAATCTCTAGAATTTATCAATCAACATTTTAAAAGTTTTGATAAGTTTAAAGAAAAGTTTGAAAAGACTGCTATGGGCATACAGGGCAGCGGTTGGGCCTATCTTGCCCGGAACGGTGAGATTAAAACCATTGCCAATCACCAAATTAAAAATGATATTGTACTGCTGATAGATTGGTGGGAACATGCCATGTACGATTATCAAGCCGATAAAAAAGGATATTTGAATAATCAGTGGAAAATTATAAATTGGAATATTATAGACGCTCGTTTGTAATTAAGGAATTTCTCTGTTAAACTTCCATCCGTTTAACAAAAATTCTGATATTTTATCAGCAGGAACCATTTTAATAGGTATTCCTAGTTCGTCATTATGCATTCGGCGGCGGCCTTTGTTTGCATTACCAATCTTTAATTTAGAATCATCTGATTGGGGATGGCTATGTCCTAACTTTGATTTAGAAATATTTTCACAATGTTGTCTAGTGCGGGGAGGTTTTGGTTTACCTTTAAGAATTTTAGACATATTTGCACGATATTCTTCGCTAGGAGTACCAAACTTTCTACCACGGTTCGCTCCTATCTGAACGCCTGTTGTACCTTTATTCCACGGAATTTTGCCTTTCTGATTTTCTGAACGCATTTTACAAAATTCATTAGACATTTTTCTTCCTCTATTTGCGTCTCCAATTTTTTGTTTAGTAGCATCGGATAAAATATGCCCAACAGGTAATCCACCACCGTCCCCTACTTCGGGTTTTAAATTTGCCCACTCATCACTATCTACAATATTCCATAGGTTACTATAGTATTTTCCCCAATATTCAACCATTGCCGGATATTGACATTCTTTGAGTATTTCTGTAGTATAGTGTTTACCGTGCTTCTTTAGATGTAGTTTCCAATACTTGCCAGATCCAGGATACTTATGCGGATCTTTTGCTACAGTTTTGCCAAGGTATTTAAGCCCAGTTATTGTGTGGGTCTTTACATAGAGATAAGTAATCATGCTGGTAGTTCCTTTTAAATATTATACTATTAGAGCCAGTGGATCTTGCCGGATCGCGATTGGCACCTTTATTTATCAAAATATTTGACACACTTACTTGTTTTGTATATACTATTATTTTAATAAAGGAATTTTATGAGTAAATCGTTTGGAGCACCTGAACAGGCCAAAATTAAACAAATCATTGCAGAAGGAGTTACTGTATTATCTGAAATACAATCTCTTACTGAAGGTCTCAACGAAACTATTGCCGCAGTTGCCGAAGAATTGGAAGTCAAACCCAGTGTTATCCGCAAGGCAATTAAAATTGCACAAAAGGATCAGTGGGATCAAGTATTCCGTGAATTTGACGATTTGGAAACTATTGTTGATATCGCAGGACACGCTAACCGACGCGAAGATTAATGCTTGAAATATTTAAACCAACATTAGAATGGATCAAAGATGACTTTAAATCTAACAGAGTTCGCTTTGCTATTGAGCTGCTTGCTTGGGCTATTAGTGTTGGTTGCAGTATTACTATGGCGGTCACAGTCCCTAATCCACCGCTTCTTACTCTTTATCCCATTTGGATCATTGGCTGTGCTATGTACGGTTGGGCTAGCTGGACTAGGAAATCTTTTGGCATGTTGGCTAACTATCTACTGCTAGTATCAATTGACAGCATAGGGCTGATCAGGATGCTAAATAATTTATAAGTATGGTACGATCAGCCACAAATGATCACAAGAACGGTCAGTGAGCCATAAATCACGAGGAGGAAAATTATGAGCTATGTCGATGCCATGTGGGATCGCGATAAGGACATTGTACATGTCGTTGAGCGAGATCCAAAGAAAGGCAGAATCTTTCAGGAGTTCCCTGCAAGATACACGTTTTATTACCCGGATCAACGGGGCAAATATAAATCAATCTATGGTGAAAACCTAAACAAAGTTGTCACAAGAAGTTTTAAAGACTTCCAGAAAGAACAACGAATCCACAGCAATCACAAGTTATATGAATCCGATATTAACACGGTATTCAAGACGCTTGAGGAAAACTATCTCAATCACGAACCGCCAAAACTAAATGTAGCGTTTTTCGACATTGAGGTGGACTTTGATCCAGAACGTGGCTATAGCACTCCCGAAGATGCTTTCATGCCAATTACCAGTATCGCAGTTCACCTACAATGGTTAGACACATTGGTTTGTTTTGCAGTACCGCCAAAGACATTGACCATGGCACAGGCACAAGAATTGATTAAGGATTTTCCCAATACAATACTGTTCGAAACTGAAGCAGAAATGTTAGATGCATTTTTGGATATTATCCAAGATGCGGATATCCTAAGTGGATGGAATAGTGAAGGTTATGATATTCCATACACCGTTAATCGTGTCACTAAAGCACTAAGTAAAGAAGACACTCGAAGATTTTGTCTATGGGGTCAATTTCCTAAGAAGAGGGAGTACGAAAAGTATGGAAAAGCGGCTGTTACTTATGACCTGGTTGGTCGTGTTCATCTGGACAGTCTCGAGCTGTACCGCAAATATACATACGAAGAACGCCATACCTACAGGCTGGATGCCATTGGAGAAATGGAGGTAGGGGAGACCAAGACGCAGTACGAAGGTACATTGGATCAACTTTACAATAATGATTTCCGTAAGTTTATCGAATACAACAGGCAGGATACTGCATTGTTGGACAAGCTAGATAAGAAATTAAAGTTCTTAGATCTAGCCAACACACTGGCACACGAATGTACTGTATTGCTACAAACTACAATGGGTGCTGTGGCTGTGACCGAACAGGCCATTGTAAATGAAGCACATCATCGTGGTTTAATTGTTCCCAATCGTGCCAAGCGTGATGAGGAAGCAAACAATCAAGCCGCAGGTGCTTATGTTGCATATCCTAAAAAAGGTCTTCATGACTGGATCGGATCTATTGACATTAACTCACTATATCCAAGTGCAATTCGTGCCCTAAACATGGGTCCAGAGACTATTGTTGGACAGTTGAGACAGGACAGAACAGACCAATACATCCAAGAGCAGATGTTGGTGCATAAGAAGTCTTTTGCGGCAGCTTGGGAAGGCATATTTGGTAGCCTTGAGTACGAAGCAGTCATGCGGCGAGATAAAGCCTGGGAAATTACCATCGACTGGGAAAACGGTGAAAGTGATATTATGAGTGCAGCCGAATGTTATAGACTAATATTCGAAAGCAATCAACCATGGATGCTCAGTGCCAATGGTACAATCTTTACCTACGAGCATGAAGGTATTATTCCGGGCTTGCTAAAGCGTTGGTATGCCGAACGTAAGGACATGCAGAAAAAACTAAAGGCCTGTATCGACGCTGGCAATAAGATTGAAGAAGAGTATTGGGACAAACGTCAGTTGGTTAAGAAAATTAACCTGAACAGTTTGTACGGTGCTATTCTTAACGCTGGTTGCCGATTCTTCGACAAACGTATCGGACAATCAACCACTCTAGTCGGTAGGCAAATTGCCAAACACATGGCAGGCAAAGTAAATGAAATGATTACTGGCGAGTTTGATCACGTTGGTAAAAGTATTATCTACGGTGATACTGACTCATGTTATTTCTCTGCATACAATACACTAAAGACTGATATCCAAAAGAAATTGATTCCTTGGGACAAAGATGTTGTAGTGCAGTTGTATGATACCATTGCAGACAATGTCAATGCAACTTTTCCAGACTTTATGTTAGATGCTTTTCACTGCCCTAAGAGTAGAGGTGAGGTTATTAAAGGTGGTCGTGAAATTGTTGCTATCAAAGGCCTGTTTATTACCAAGAAACGTTATGCTGTATTGTATTACGATAAAGATGGTAAGAGACAAGATGTAAACGGTAAGCCCGGTAAGATCAAGGCCATGGGATTAGATTTGAAACGCAGTGATACTCCAGAATTTATGCAAAAGTTTTTGGAAGAAGTATTAACCAAAGTTCTAAATAATGCTCAAGAAGAAGAAATTCTCGAAATGATTACAGAATTTAGAACTGAGTTTAAGGCAAGACCTGGTTGGGAAAAAGGCAGTCCAAAACGTGCCAACAACATTGCTGAGTATCAAAAGAAAGAAGAAAAACAAGGCAAGGCCAATATGCCAGGACATGTCCGTGCCAGCATCAATTGGAATACGCTCAAACGTATGAATGGCGACAAGTACAGCATGGGCATTGTTGATGGTATGAAGGTCATTGTCTGTAAAGTCAAAGACAATCCATTAGGTTATACCAGTATTGCATATCCAGTAGATGAGATGCGATTGCCTAAATGGTTCCAAGATCTGCCATTCGATCATTCAGAAATGGAAACTACAATTATCAATAATAAACTTGATAACTTAATCGGTGTGTTGGAATGGGACTTAGAATCCACGACACAAAATAACACGTTCGGCAGTTTGTTCAGCTTTGACTAAAATATTTGTTGACAAACTACCTAAATCTAAATAAACTATACAAAAGGATATTAACATGAAAGACATCTTACAAGACATCGTGAGTCATACTCACAACCTAGGCTTCCTGAACATTGTAAAAATTACAGGCGACGAAAGTTCTACAAAAATTGACTCAATGGCAGACGACAGAACTGTTGTTATGTTCGGAGAGGCAACTAATCCACAGCCAGAGATGGTCGGTGTGTTTGGCATGCCACAACTCAACAAATTGAAATACAATTTGGAATGTCCTGAATACAAAGAGGACGCTAAGATTGAGTTGATGACTGCTGATCGCAACGGTGAAACTATTCCAGTTGGTCTTCACTTTGAAAATGCGGCAGGCGACTTTAAGAACGATTACCGTTTTATGAATAGTGAAATCATCAACGAAAAACTTAAGACTACCAAGTTCCGTGGTGTTAAGTGGGATGTTGAAGTTATTCCTACACAAAGTAGCGTACAGCGTTTTAGTTTCCAAGCGGCAGCTAACAGCGAACACGCAACTTTCCTTGCTAAGACAGACGGCGACAAGTTGAAATTTACTTTTGGTGATGCTAGCAGCCACGGTGGTGAGTTTATCTTTGCCACAGGTGTCACAGGCAACTTAAACAAAGGTTGGACTTGGCCAGTTGCTCCCATCTTGAGCATCTTGAAAATTGCAGATGTTAATAACACAACAATGAGCTTGTCTAATGAAGGTGCATTGCAAATTACATTAGACAGCGGCATTGCTACTTACAAGTACATCATTCCTGCACAGACATAATAATGACACAACAAGTTAACCTAACCCCACTACAGAAGGATTATGCTGTATATCTTCCGGCCATCAGCTCGTTCTACAGCACCTATATTGCTAAACAGCGTTTAGAAAAGTTCATTGCCGACGATCGTATTCCCGCTGGATTTGATCGCGGAATCGAAGGTATGAACTTTCTAAATCCTGAACAGGGATACTTTACCTACAAATATGGTTTGTATTCAGCAGGTCACGCACAGTTGGATCTACAAAAGAGTCTTGTACAAGAATCCATGATCCAACAACGTGATCGCAACAACACAATGATTCTAGGTGACTCCGGTGGATACCAGATCGGTAAGGGTGTTCTTAAATTTGATTGGTTAGACTTTGAAGGCAAGGAAGCTACAAAGACTCGTCAAAAGATTCTAGAGTGGTTGGAAGTGACTGCCGACTGGTCTATGATGCTGGACGTTCCAACATGGGCTTGCGATCATATTCACAGTCCTAAAACAGGATTGAAAACATTTGAGGACTGCTTAGACAAGACACGTTTTAATAATGATTACTTCCTAATGAATCGTTTAGGACAGACCAAATGGCTCAACGTTCTACAAGGCGGTGATTGGGAGACTGCCGAGAAGTGGTATGACGGTGTAAAAGAATTTAGCGACCCTAAAGGCAAGTATGCAGGGCGCGAAGCAGAAGGTTGGGCCTTTGGTGGTGCCAACATGTGTAAAATGGATATTACTCTCAAGCGTTTAATGACATTGAGAGAAGATGGTTTGCTGAAGGGCAAAAACTGGATCCACTTCTTGGGTACAGCGCAACTTGACTGGAGTTGCTACTTAACATTAATCCAAAGACAAATCAGGAAACACATCAATGAAGAAATTACCATATCTTTTGACTGCGCCTCACCGTTTATCGCAACCGCGCACGGACTTGTCTACACCAACGCACAGCACACGCCAAAAAGGTGGAGTGTTATTATGGACAAAGCCCCAGACAACAAAGCACTGTCAGGAAGCGATATCCCGTTCCCCTTCGAATCGTCAATTGGTCGAAGACTGACAATGACAGACATTGCCTATTATAATCTAGGCGAACGTAAAACTGATAAAGAATTAGGTAGTGTTAAGTTTGATCACTTAAATCCAGATCACTATCATGTTGTTCCTCGCTTAAACAAATTAGGTAAGATTCCAAACAAAACATCATGGGATAGTTTTGCCTATGCTCTAATGATGGGTCATAATGTTGAATGTCACATTGTTGCTGTACAACGTGCTCAACAATTAATGGACATTGAAATTGCCAAAGTTAAAGGTCGACTATCTTGGAAGCATTGGAAGAAGGTCAAAGGTTCTGATATGAGTGATGAGTATAGTGATTGGGTTCCTCGAAATATTCTATACTTCAGTAGCCTAATTGAAGATCTGTTTAATACAAAGACTAAATCGGAAGCATTTGAATTAATCGAACAAGCTAGCCCATTCTTGCGTAGTTTGGAAGGTGCTCGATTACAAGGTGGTCCAAAACAGAACACATTCGGTTCATTGTTTAGTTTTGAAGAAGTCACCAAGTCTGAAGAAGTCGATTTAGAAAATCCAGATGATGATCAATTACGAGCATTAGAAGAAGGCAGTTTAGGAGAATAACATGGCAACACGTAAAAAGAAAACTGATAAAATTGTATTAGAGATGCCCGGTACTATCGGAGGTGCAAAGATTGTATTTACAGAACCTACTGTAGTAAAGGGCAATCACTTAACAGTGACTACACACCCGGATGGTCGTACAGAACTAGAGTGGGATGACGATGCTTTGTTAGCAGAAGTCCGAGCAGCATTAGCTAGTGTAGAAGCTAAACCAAAACGTAAAACAAAGGTGAAAAAAGATGGCAACTAAAAAATCAGCAGTAAAAAAGATCAGTGACAAACTGATCAAAGTGAGTGAATCATTTACTGTTAATATGTATGACAACGGTTATATGATTGAAATTAGTGGACGTAAATCAGAAGATGATTGGGGCACTGCTAAAATTATGGTTAACACGATTGACGAGCTAGTAGAGCTTATCAAAGAAGCCAGCGAGATGGAAAGAGATTAATTATACCAAATGGTTAATTAAGCTATTGACTCATTCTATAAAATCTGCTATACTTAATTTATGAAACGCGATTACACAACCGGCGAAGCTGACAATATCCAGTTCTTTATTGGGAAGGAAGTTGAGCACACTCCTGCTTTTGGAAAGATGACCCTGTTTATAACAGGAGTACATCCTGTAGAAGAAATTGCCCTAAACTTAAATGGCGCAGAACATATTTTCTTTGGTGCTAATCATAGTTTTAATCCACAGAACAATTTGGATTGGCAACGCTGGGAAACTATGATTGAATTCTTTTTACGCAAAGAATATCTGTGTAGTTTAGACATTCCAATGAGTGCTGTGGAAGAATTTAACGAAAACGGTCTGAACGAATACGATAATTTTATTCCGCAGATCCGTGTTCCAATTCCTTACATTAAACTTTGGAATTATAACACAATGATTAAAATCGATGACAAAGATTTTAAAGCAACTAATCCAGGTGTATGGTCTCATAGACTACACGATCTTAAAGACCGCAGTAAATTTACTGATTGGTCTCAATACAAAAACGACAAGGTATTAAAATGATTAATTCTAAAATTACAAAAACAGCAGCTCAAACTTCTAACGAAGAACGACTGTTTAAATTGCTTGAGGGCATTGACTGGAAATTATGGGAAATCTATAATATGATGAAAGACAATCTTCCAGAGAAGCCAAAGACCGTTAAAAAAACTACCGCAAAGAAGTCTGAAGAATGATCGATCTTAATATGATTTGGGTTACCTTTCGTAAGGAAGGCATCCATTGCTACCCAGCAGCGGCTACTGATCCTGCACTTGCAACAGGTGATGAGTACGATGTTAGTTTCCTTGGAACACCGCATCGTCATATTTTCCATTTTAAAGTTTACATTCAGGTGTTTCACGACGATCGTGATATTGAATTTATCCAGTTTAAGCGTTGGCTTGAAAAGTGCTACAGCGACGGCACCTTAGAGCTCAATCACAAATCCTGTGAAATGATTAGTCATGATCTCCATGATATTATTTCGGCAAGATATCCAAGTCGAGAGATTTGGATTGATGTTAGTGAAGACGGCGAGAATGGCTGCTTCATTAAATTTCCTTCAACAAACCCTTTAATTTAAAAGGTATTTTAAAATGGCTCAGCCAAATTATATTCAAAAGACTCTTCAAATGAAGCCCGAAGTGACTAAGATTTTCGATGACCTCGATGCTTGGTTGGATCATTGCAGATTTAACCTGCTTCCGTTTTTTCCATCGGATTTGTATCGCTCGCAAGAGTATCGCTACTTTGCCAATCGTGGAAAACCACGTGAGGGCTACAAGGGCAAAAATCCTCGCTACGAAAATCGAAACAATGGCGAACGTTTTTCTCGTTGATCTGGAATCAGTTGAGACAAGGTTATAATTTTTCTATAATGTATCGTTTCTTAAATGGAGTTGTCTGATAACTCGCCGCCCATCTAGCAGACGATACAGAAAAATTATGCTCGGCAATCTTTTACCTTACACAGTTTCTTAAACTCCCAGAAGCCCCTTAAATGGGGCTTCGTTATATCAAGTGATGTTCCTATTCCCTGTGTTTTACAAAACTCAATTCGATTGCCTTTTACTATAATAATATTGCCAGTCGGCGATGTTGCTTCCCATACATAGGCATTATAGTTTTGTTCGGCAAATGAATCTCGTTTAGGGCGTCTACGATTAGATTCTATAGATTTAATTTTTCCTTCTTTTAATCCTGCCTGCCTAACAGACTCTACCCAATCTTTTCCAAAGTTATTAATAAGTAAATGCCGTATAGTATATTGTGCATGGCCGGTTTTTTCGGCAGTAGTTTTAACAGTCTTATATATTTCAAACAATGATTTAATAGTAGCAACATAAGTTTGGTGATCATCATAACCAATTTTCTGTGCTATAGAATCTAAATGCTTGGCTTTAACTTTGGGACAACTCATTGAGTTTGGCAGACCAATAGTTAGTTCCCTAATAGTCTGATATTGTCGGGCTGTTAGATTCCGTTGAGTTCCAGGTTTTGCCATCTTAAAAGCATCAACGGCTCTAATCATTTTAGACCTAAATACTCCAGAAGTCATCCTTACTAACAGTAAGTGGCATATATAATGTTCTCGAGCAGTTAGTGAAACAAGATTATTTTGAGCATTAGATCCGCCTAAACATTTTGGAAGTATATGATGTTTTTCAAAATATCCAGAAGGAGCATTACTAATACGATGATTGATAATGTTGTAATACCAACGATGATACTTATTGACGATAAAGTTGTTATGACCCATACGATTATTTATCCATTCGATAGAAAAATATTTGACTTTAAGAAAACTAAGTTGTATAATGTAGCATAGGAGAAATAAATGACTGTATATATTGTAGATTTAGAAAAATTAGAAACTCGCTATACTAAACAATGGGCCAGTCATGTGCCTAAGTTAATAACACAACACGGGCACGAAGTGGTAATCATTAGTGGTCCAGATGATATTCCATCTATTCCAACTCCTGGAATGTTTTTAAACTTTTCTGCTACCAATGTATACAAAGCAGTTCAAGTAGAAAAAATCAGCAGATTATTTTGCGAAGGTAAAATTAAAGACGGTGATTATTTTCTCTTTACCGATGCCTGGCATCCCGGTGTTATCAATCTAAAATACATGATTGACTTGTTAGGTATTAACGCAAAAATTGGAGGTCTTTGGCACGCGGGATCTTACGATAAATGGGACGGATTAGGACGCTTAGTTGGTAATAAACCTTGGGTTAGAAATGCTGAAAAAAGTTTCTTCCATGCGTTTGATTACAACTACTTTGCCACAGACTTTCACATCAAAATGTTCTATACAAATTTACTAAATGATTATCCTACAGAGAATCCTTGGTATAGCGAACATTTAGAAGAAATTCTAAACGGTGAAGAGCCAAAGATTGTACGCACAGGTTGGCCTATGGAATATATGTCTAACACATTAACTCCATACAAGGGAATGCCTAAACGTGATCTTATCTTGTTCCCGCATCGTATTGCACCCGAAAAGCAGGTCGAAATTTTCCGTGATTTAGCCACACAGCTGCCGCAATACGAATTTGTTGTTTGTCAGGATCAACAATTGGATAAACATGAATATCACAAGTTGTTAGGTCGTGCTAAGATTGTTTTCAGTGCCAATTTACAGGAAACACTTGGTATCAGTTGTTATGAAGGTGCATTGGTAGATGCCATTCCTATGGTACCAGATCGATTATCATACAGTGAAATGTATTACGACGGATTTAAATATCCTAGCGAATGGACTGACAGTTATGCAGCGTATGAGGCATTTCGTCCAGCACTGTGTCATAAAATTATACAGTATATGACCAATCATGAACAATTTGTATATCAGGTTCGTAAGCAGGCAACTAATTTAACAGAAAAGTTTTTTAGTGCAGATAAGTTATTGGAGAATATTAAATGAAATGGTTTTTAAATTTTCTAGAACGTGTTGGTCGTAAACGTATTGTAATGGATAGACAAGAAAATGAACCTTACCTCGAACGCTACTATATTTTTCTTAAGGATCGAAAGCATTTCCCCTTTAATGTGTTCATTCACAAGTTTCTTAAGTCAGACCCCGATGATGTGCATGATCATCCATGGCCTTACGCTACGGTAATCTTAAAAGGTGGATACTACGAATGGAATCCAATCTTTGATGATGCAGGAAAGAAGATTGCAGAAACATGTACATGGCGCGGACCAGGTCACTTCCGTATTTGTAGCGCCACTAGCTATCATCGTATTGAGCTCGATCCCACAATAACAGCCTGGACCATGTTTATGCCGGGTCCTCAGAAACGTGAATGGGGATTCCTTGTCAATAACAAATGGGTACATAACGACACCTACTTAACAGAAAAAGCAAAAAAATGAATAGTAAAGAAAAAGAAATCCTTGATATTACACAAGAAGAATGTGCAGAGGTAATTGTTGCTATTAGTAAAATTAGTCGCTTTGGCCTGGATAATGTTAAGCCTAGCAAACCTAAAACCAATAGAGAACATCTAGCAGAAGAATTAGGAGATCTACAGGCAATGATTGACCTATGTATTAAATTTAACCTAGTAGATAGCGAGCAAGTTAGTATTGCCGCAGATAACAAGATTGCTAAACTAAAGCAATGGTCAAGTATCTTTACTGATTAAATTTAGTAATCAGTTGATCCGATAAGTCCATACAAGCCATCATTTTACATGGGGCAGGAACTTTAGGTAAATCAAGAGAACCGTCCCATATATTACCTAATTGAAGATTATTACAACTACTACCGCTTACCCAACCTCGATGAGAAATGACTAATTTCTCAATTCCTACGTTGCACAGCATTCCTGTATAAGATGGATTTGTTTGAATCTTTTCTTCAAATCGTTCTGCAAAAGTAGTTTCTTGATGATGTTGATTTTCTTGTACAAGTTCTTCTCCGCGCATAATTCTTAGTTGCTGATCAGTATAATTATACATGCCCATAGATTGTTCAGCTTCGCGGTATAGTACATTCTTTGAAACAACAATTTCAAATTCTGTTTCTATGTCTAAGGCACGTTTTAAATCTTCACTAAAATAATCAGGTCGCATAGGTACCATAACATTAACATGTTTATTAGATTTACCAAATGCTTGTAATATGAAACGTATGAGATTAGGATTTTGCCAATAGTGATATGTTAAATTTAATGAATCAATATGTGGCTCAATTGCCCACCAGTCTAACCAAAGTTTGCCACCGTTGGTTGTTAGATTAATATTGCCGCCACGTTCTTTACATAACTTTAACATCATGGGAAAGTCAAACATATCTAAAGGTTCGCCACCGTCGAATGTCCAATCAATTTTTCTACCTAGAGAATCGTAATGGTCTATAAGTTGGGTAGTGACTTGAACATAATCTAATATACCTTTAGGTAGTTCTCCTCCCCAAAACTTAGTTGGGCAATAACTACAACCTGCTGTACAATAATCATGCAACATCCAATTAATCTGTGTTCTCATATTTTTTACCTTTTTGCTTGACAAATCTAAATAAAAGTGTACAATTACTTATCATACCAATAAAGGTCATTATTAATGAGCAAAATTAAAGTATCCGAATTATTTTACTCCATTCAAGGAGAAGGACGTTTTATGGGCGTCCCTAGTGTGTTTCTAAGAACATACGGCTGCAACTTTACCTGTCGGGGGTTTGGTATGCCGCGAGGTGAACTAAGCACAGAAGCAGACAAAGTTGCAGTGATGCATGCCATGCATCCATTTAAAGACTATAAAGAACTACCACTAGTAGGCACAGGTTGCGACAGTTATGCAAGCTGGCATCCAGACTTTAAAGAATTAAGTCCGATGGTAGAAGTCGACGGACTTGCAAAGAACATTGTAGGCATATTGCCATTTGGTGAATGGCGTGATGAACATTTGGTTATTACAGGTGGAGAGCCCTTGTTAGGTTGGCAACGTGCATATCCAGAATTGCTAGATCAACCTTGTATGCAGAACTTAAAAGAAATTACTTTTGAGACCAACGGTACAATGCGACTGACCAAAGACTTTAGACAATATCTACTTAATTGGACATTGGGCAGTAAGTCCAGAGGTAAGGATGCACTTACATTCTCTATCAGTGCTAAACTGCCGTCTAGTGGTGAGCCGTGGGAGGATGCCATTAAGCCAGAAGTGGTATTAGCATATGAGGATGTTGGACACGCATACCTTAAATTTGTTGTAGCAACAGAACAAGACATTGAAGATGCATTAAAGGCAATGCAACAATATCGCGATGCTGGATTTAAAGGCAATGTATATCTAATGCCAGTTGGCGGTGTTGAAAGTGTATACAGCCTAAATAATAAAACAGTTGCATTGGCTGCAATGAAACACGGTCTCCGTTATAGTGATCGCTTGCAGGTGCCGTTGTTTAAGAATGAGTGGGGTACTTAATATGAATAAATTTTTAAAGAAACTATTCGGAATAGATAAAATTGAAGCAGAGGCCGTAGAAGCTGTTCGAACAAAAATTGAAGCAGAAGCGGCTGCTGAATCTGCCAGAGAAGCTGCTCGAGTAGTAAGTCTGTCTCCAAAAGAGATTGCTACAGAAAAGAAAGAGCCTTGGGTAGCTGTATTAGATACTCATGTCAATAAAGACAACATTAAAAACGGATTCTTTGAACTTGACTGGAACGAGTACTTTGTGTTACAATTAAGGGAAGCTGGATACAAAGGTGATTCAGAAGAAGCTGTTGTAGATGCTTGGTTTGGAGAACTTTGCAGAAATGTTGGCAACGAAGCAGGTGTTAATATGAATCAGCGTGGTGCTGGATATATTAATGTAAATAATTTAGGCGATGGAAGAACTGAGGTTTCTTAATGAGCAAAACGTATATTCTCGTAGATACTGCAAATACATTTTTTAGAGCTAGGCACGTTATTCGTGGTACTTTAGATGACAAAGTAGGAATGAGTATTTCAACTGTACTCAGCAGTGTGAGAAAAGCATGGCGTGAATTTAATGGTAGCCATGTGGTGTTCTTCTTAGAGGGACGTAGCTGGCGTAAGGACTTTTATGCTCCATATAAACGACAACGCACAGAAGCTCGTGCGGCACAAAGCCCACGTGAAGCAGAAGAAGATCGTGTATTTTGGGAAACGTTTGATCAGTTTAAAGATTTTATCAATACTAAAACAAACTGCACAGTCCTGCAACACCCCAACTTGGAAGCTGATGATTTAATTGCAGGTTGGATACAGAGTCATACAGAAGACACGCACGTGATCATTAGTACAGATGGCGACTTTGCACAATTGATTGCACCTAACGTGAAACAATATAATGGTGTAATGCAGATTACAACTACACATGAAGGGTACTTCGATGAAAAAGGTAAGCGTGTCGTTGATAAGAAAACTATGTTGCCAAAGCCCGAACCGGACCCAACTTGGCTACTCTTTGAGAAGTGTATGCGTGGCGATACCTCTGACAACATCTTTTCTGCCTATCCGGGAGTGCGTGAAAAAGGCACAAAAAATAAGATTGGTCTCCGTGAAGCCTTCGCTGACAGAAACTCAAAAGGATATTCTTGGAACAATATGATGTTGCAGAAGTGGACCGACCATGAAGGCGTCGAACATAGAGTAATTGACGACTATACTCGAAATGTTAAACTGTGCGATCTTACTGCACAGCCAGATGATGTAAAAGTACAAATGGCAGAGACTATCGCTGCCGCAATTACCGCAGAAAAGAACATTCCGCAAGTGGGTGTCCGTTTGCTAAAGTACTGTGCCGAATATGATCTGCCAAAAATTAGCGAACAGATTACAACTTATGCAGAACCACTCAATGCAAGATATACAGCATAAAGGAGATACTATGAACTTTATATCCAAAACAGTAATACCCAACAAAGAATGGATCATCGAGGGGCAAGGTGAAAAGATCGGCTCCGTTGCAAAACTCAAAAAAGGCTATGAATTTTTTAGGCATGGTCAAAGACTAGGCGTTAAAGATTTGAAAGAACTTACCAAACAGTTCGGCGATAATCTTTTTACAGAAAAGAAGATTCCTAAATTTGAGATTGAACCGCTTACACATAGAATTTACGACTTTCCTTGTAGCTCAAAGCCGTTTGAAGCAGTGTATAATGTTAAGAAAAAACTGCCGCTATTTGCCAAAAGTGCAAAAAGTAAAAGTCAATACTGTGCTGGTTACTATGTAATTAAATTCCGTAAAGGATGGGTTAAGAGTTTTTGCCCAAAGTTAATTACATTAGAACGCTATCCGTTTAGCGGTCCTTATAAAACAGAAGCAGAAATGAAAACTGTTTTAAATACCGTAAATAAAAATGAAACAACTTAACACACTGCCTATAGAAGATTTCTTAGATAAGGCCAGGATTGCTAGAAAAAGTAATCAAAAATCGCTAACACTGACTCCAAAAGAATTTACAGATCTAGCCGATAGCATTAGTACGGTTATGACTAGGTTGTCCGGAAATCTTGATCAAACATTGAGTGATAATCAGTTGCCCGATGTTATTACTGTCAAAATGGACGGTGGCAAATTCTAAATAACCTGCTAAATATATACGCACTTTTCGGAGAACGTATATATGAGCAGACCAAAACCCAAAGTTTTATTGGAAATAACAAACAAGAAGTCTTACAAAACTGATCAAGTTTTGGAATCTGATGCCATTTGGGCAGTGTTTTATCAAGATAAACCGATTAATTTAAAAACCACCAGTGTAGTTGCACAGCAGTTGGGTCCAAAGTATAAAAAAGTTAGTTTCTCAAATAGCGGCCATGCGTTTAATCTATCAGAAAAACTAAACAAACTTTTCAGTACTACAGACTTTTCAGTGTATAAACTAACCACTGGCGACAAAGTCGCAGATGAATCCCAAGTATGAAATAACCAAAGCTGTTCTAGAAAGTCTAGGATTACCTGCTGACGAGAAACGGGTCAAAAAAACAATTCCAACTTGGTGGCAAAATCCAAGAAGCAAAGACACCGGCGGACTCCGCTTAACAGATCAAGGCTTTGAGTGCCTTAAAAAAGCCGATATCAAAAGCTACGAAGTCAAATTTGACGAGCCTATTGTCTATACAAATCAATTGGCCATTTGGATAGACCAGAACATAGACTGTCCGTTTTATATTACTAAAAAAGCCATACACGTATTCAGTGAAAAAATGGCTGTCCAATTAGTGTTGTTTTCTGGCAACATTGCCAAATTTCATAGAGCACGAAAAAGATTTGCAGAAAAAGACAAAAACTCTTGACAATATAGGAAAAGTTTGCTATAATTAACATACTGTAAAACATACAGCTCCACAGTTTTTTAAAGAAAGCACTTTATGTCAAAAGAGATGTCAGCAAATCGTACAGTTAGCCCAAACGAAGCTAAAGCCGCAATCCGCAAATGTATGAAAAAACAACGCCCTGTTTTTATGTGGGGCCCTCCCGGTATTGGTAAATCCGATATTGTTAAACAGCTCGGTGCTGAACAAGATCGTAATGTGATTGATGTTCGATTGAGTCTTTGGGAACCTACTGATATCAAAGGTATTCCATTTTACAATGCCAATCTGGGTACAATGAGCTGGGCTCCTCCGCTCGAGTTTCCTCAAGATCCAGAAGATACTTCCATCCTGTTCTTAGATGAATTGAACAGTGCGGCTCCTGCAACACAGGCAGCGGCTTATCAGTTGATCCTAAACCGTCGTGTTGGTACATATGTTTTGCCAAAAGGTGTAACAATTGTTGCCGCTGGTAACCGTGAAGCAGACAAAGGCGTTACTTATCGTATGCCTGCTCCGTTGGCTAACCGTTTCCTGCACGTTGAACTCCGTAGCGATTTTGAAGACTGGCATACTTGGGCTGTAAGCAATCGCATCCATGAACAGGTTGTTGGTTATTTGGGTTTTGCCAAGCAAGACTTGTATGACTTTGATCCAAAGAGCACCAGCAAGGCATTTGCTACACCACGTAGCTGGAGTTTTGTTAGTGAATTGGTGGAAGAAGATGACGTCTCCGATAGCACTTTGACTGATTTGATTGCAGGTGCAGTCGGTGAAGGTTTGGCAGTTAAGTTTATGGCACACCGCAAGGTAGCAAAACAAATGCCTAAGCCAGAAGACATTTTGTCTGGCAAAGTTAAGAAGACTGAGATTAAAGAAATCTCCGCTATGTATTCTTTGACAATTAGCCTGTGCTACGAGCTCCAAGAAGCTGATCGCAAGAAGGCTAAGGATTGGGATATTATGGCAGACAACTTCTTTGGCTACATGATGGATAATTTCCCAACCGAATTGGTTGTCATGGGTGCTAAGGTTGCGTTAACTAACTATCAATTGCCGTTTGATGCTAGCAAGTTGAAGAACTTTGACAAGTTCCACGACAAATACGGTAAGTACATTATCCAAGCAATGGAAGGTTAAAATTGGACCCTACGGGGTCCTTTTTTACTTGCTCTTTGAACTAAATGAGTGTATAATTAATTATTGTAATAAGGAGTTTATATGTCTAGTGTAATGAAAGCAGAAAAAACAAAAAAGCAAGATTGGGTCGGTAAGGAATTTACTGCCGCTGAGAAAGCTAAAATTCTTGACAAGCTGATTACAGCCCGTGTGGGTCTGTTGCTTCGTCATCCATTCTTTGGCAACTTGGCAACCCGTATGAAGCTGATTGATGCATCTGACTGGTGCCATACACTGGCAACAGATGGTCGCAATTTTTACTTCAATTATGGTTTTGTAAATAAGCTCACTCCTAAAGAAGCAGAGTTTGGTTTTGCACACGAAGTCTTACATAATGTGTTTGATCACATGGGACGCCGTGATGGACGAGATCCTCAGTTGTCAAACATTGCCGCTGACTATGCTACTAACCAAATCCTTAAAGATGAACGAATTGGTACGGTGCCAAGTTTTATTAAAATCTTTCAGGATGACAAATATCGTGGCAAGAGCTATGAAGAAATTTATAATGACCTTTACGAGAAAGCCGAAAAGATCGATCTCAGTGATCTAGGTGAATTGTTGGACGAACATTTAGACGGTGAAGGCGATGGAGATAGTGACGGAGAAGACGGTGATGAAAAAGAAGGCAAAGGTCGTCCTAAACTGACTGCTGAAGAAAAGAAGCAGATCCGTGATGAGATCAAAGAAGCTATGGTGGCGGCCGCTCAGGCAGCAGGTGCAGGCAAAGTGCCAGCAGGCGTCCAACGTATGATCAAAGACTTCACTGAGCCTAAAATGGATTGGCGTCAGCTGTTGCGTATGAATATACAAAGTATTCTTAAGAGCAACTTCAGCTTCAGCCGCCCTAACCGCAAGTCACAGCACTGCGGCGCTATCTTGCCAGGCATGATGAACGAAGAAACTATTGATGTATCTGTGGCAATTGACATGTCAGGTTCTATTAGCGATGCAATGGCTAAAGACTTTATCAGTGAAGTTAAAGGCATCATGGACGAGTACCAGGACTTTAAATTGGACTTGTTCTGCTTTGATACAGAAGTATATAACTATGCTCAATTTACAGCTGATAATGCTGACGAGATTATGAGCTATGAATGTAAGGGCGGTGGCGGTACTGACTTTGATGCTTGCTATGAATTTATGAAGGCAGAAGGTATTGAGCCAAAACGTTTCATTATGTTTACAGACGGTTATCCTTGCGGTAGTTGGGGCGACGAAGATTACTGCGAAAGCCTGTTTGTAATTCACGGTAACGAATCTATCGTTTCTCCGTTCGGTCAGACAGCCTATTATAAATAAAGTAGGTACATTATGTCGCTAAATAGAGGGACAGTTAATGCGTTAGGTGTGCTAGGATTTAGGAAGGTTCCTTTTATCCCAGCACACTTTTCCAAACTCTCTATTGATCATAGGATAGATATCAAGGCTATAGAACACTGGATCGAATATAACTTAAACAGTAGATATTCAATTAAGATGAACTATAAACTTGATTATGCTAGGAAAGTCATAGAAGTCACAGAAATTGGCTTAGAGGATCCTAAAGAACTAACTATGTTATCACTAGGGTGCCAATACTTACATAAGAAAAAGGAATTTTAAAATGGAAAATCAAGAACAAGCACAAATGGAAGCTCCAGCAGTCGGCGGAGAGACTCCAGCACCTGCACCGGAACTAACAATCACCGATTTGGCAAATCTTCGCTCAATCGTAGATGTTGCAGTTCGTCGTGGTGCGTTTGGTGCATCAGAAGTTTCAGCGGTTGGTGCCGCTTTTGATAGATTAAACACATTCTTGAATGTTGTTAATCCACCTAAAGCAGATACACCTCCAGCACAATAAAAGGAGAATCGCATGGCTAAAGATACAAAACATGTGGGAAAAATGAAGAACAACTCTGCAAGGGTTGCGGTAGCATATAGGACTATACCTGGCGATGCAAGTAGCGCATTGGTTATTGGAACTAACGGATTGGGAGATGCTTATCACGATTCGCTAATGCAATTAATTGATAGTGAGACTGGGCAACAAGCAAATGAATTGGCCGATGTACTGGCTACTCGTAGATTTCCAGACGGGACTGTGATGCTTCAGTGGTTGCACAGTAATGGACATTTGAAAAAAGTTCCTACAACTCTTGTATTAATGACGCCAAATGCTCAAACTGCAATTCCATTGAATGAAGTTAATCAAATGATTGCAGAACAAAAGGGTGTTAGTATTGATGAACTAGCAGTATCTGAAGAAGGGGCTGAACCGGTTAAGAAACCGACTGCTCGAAAAACAGAAGAAATTATCATTGATGACACACCTACACCAGTTGCAGTTGCTCCGATTGTTAATGAAGCACCGGTAACTGCATCAGATCTCCGATCAATGGCTGATAAACTTTCTAAGCAGGCAGCAGAAATGCGCCGTAAGGCAGATGAAATGGCTCCGCCTGTTAAGAAAGCCAAGGCAACAAAAGCTGAGGCTTAATGGTTGACAACTCAATCACATCAGGGCGTAATGCCCTGATCTCACCTTAGAAAGAATACAACAGATGACTCATCCAGAATTTGCTTATCTTAACGCTTTAAAAGATATTTTAGAAACAGGCGAACATCGGCCAGACCGCACCGGCGTGGGAACTATCAGTAAATTTGGTATGCAAATGCGATTTGATTTACAGCAAGGGTTTCCAGCAGTTACTACCAAGAAGCTAGCATGGAATGCAATGCTTTCAGAACTAATTTGGTTCATTAGTGGTAGCGGTGATGAACGTAGGCTCAAAGAAATCTTATTTGACAATGCCAATAGCGAAAAGAAAACTATTTGGTCCGATAATGCAGAAGCTGCATATTGGAAACCAAAGGCTAAATTTAAAGGTGACTTAGGTCGTGTATATGGCGTACAATGGCGTACATGGCGTGCGCCGGTGTTTGGTGCAAATCGAATGGGCGTTAAGCACATTGATCAATTACAAAATTTAATTAACGGATTAAAAGATGATCCGTACGGTCGCAGACATATTATTTCAGCATGGAATCCTGGTGAACTTGATATGATGTCTTTGCCGCCTTGTCATATGATGGCTCAGTTTTATGTTAGCAATGGCAAACTGAGTTGCCAGATGTATCAACGTAGTGCTGATATGTTTCTTGGAGTGCCTTTTAACATCGCTAGTTATGCACTATTCACGCATATGGTAGCAAGGACTGTTGGATTAGATGTAGGTGAACTGATTATTACATTAGGTGACGCACACATTTATGAAAATCATGTGGAGCAGGTTAAGGAACAGCTTACAAGAGAACCATTGCCTCTACCAAAATTAATGTTTGATTCTGATGTAACTGATCTAACTAAAATGACAATGGATCATATTTGGCTAGATGGATATACTAGCCACGATGCTATCAAAGCACCTATGGCAGTTTAAACTTTAACTTCTATAACACCAAAGCCTTGGAGATGATTTTCCAAGGCTTTTCCAATGATTGCATGAGGTGAATCCGAAGAGGTAATAGATGCACAGGCATAACCTGGATAATCACTAGTCATTAAAAGATCACCCTTACTAATAAACCCATAAACTTTGCACGGAACACGGCCTTTTAAGGCAATATAGGGGTGAGTTTCGTCGTTTCCGGCGTCGGAATTCATCATATAGGCAGGGTTTTTAGACACTATGCCAGCTACCGCAGTATCGCCTGCAGATGTAGAAATAGTTACTTCTTTATCGCCGCCGATTACTAAAACGGTTCCGGGTTCATATACATCATCTGCTTCATAACGCTCTGCCAAATCTGCATACAGTGCCGATGATGCTATGGTATTTAAAATTCCGCTACTGGGATTGAAATTAATTTTAGGACTTATGTAGACATCATTAGTTAATGTATTGATAAATGGCACATAAAATGTAGCATTAGTTCCAGTAATTGACGCAGAAATTCCATTGGTAGCTGTGGCAGTATCTGCATGAATAGCCCTTAAAGATTCTGCCGCTGTTCCCCAAAAGTATTTGTCTTTGGCTAAACCAGTGACTTCCTTCCTGGATGACCCTGTTATCGGATCTGCTCCTTCTAATGTTATACCTGCTTTAATTTCCGTAAATACATCTGTCCTAGCGGGATACGTCGGTGCATCACCTGACACTTCTGTATAATTTGCCAATGCATATCCTTCAGCTGATGCAATGGCAACAATTTCGTTATCAGGTCCTATAATTGCTTTAATATTATATACAGGAAGTGCTGATGCTGCATCGTACTCAAAATCTCCTCTCCATTGGGCTTTTATGTCCGAACCAGAAGGAGGACCAATTAAAATATAATCAGTTCCATTCCATATTTTTAATTGCTGTGAAAGGGTGTCGTACCAGATATCTCCAGTAACTGATTCAGCAGGAGCCATATCACTGATACTCGAAACTGCCAACCTTCTAAATTTTGCAAGAGTAGTGCCGCTTGCTTCAGCATAGCACACATTTAACGCATTATTTGTTGGGTTATACCAGATCTGTCCTAGTATAGGATTTAACGGTGCAGTAGTGTTTGAAAAATTTTCTAATAATTTTAAGAAATTCTCGTTTTGAACTTGACCATACCCGCTATAGTTTTTACCTACAAATGTTAAATCAGTAGTTTGGTCAATTGCAGCATCCTGGACTGCTGTAATAACAGTTCCGTTTGTTTTAGATAGAATATATGACATTATTAAAAATCCTTAAAGCACAATGTTGGTATTAGTAGATGCTGCCCACAACCAACAAACAGAAGGCCCTACAATAGCAGTAATTGTAGATGTCCAAGAATAAGAGTAGTTATTGAACGGTTCCCACCAATTAGGTCCGTACAGATTATTCAATACAAATTTTCTAACAGATATTTCATCGTTGTATGCGCAAACTACTGATACTTGAGAACCTAAAAAATAGGTTGCAGTTGAAAACATCTTTGAAAGACTGTTGGCAATAGAAATATTAGCATCATTGTATGCCTTAAGATTAGAATTTCCTAATCCAAAAGTACTTGTTGTCATAGTTGCAGTATATATACCGAACTGAGTTATAGGATAATATGCTGTTAAATCCTTACGTGTTCCTTCAATTTGTTCAGAATTAACTTTTAATTTTCCGCCTAGATACACATCTCTTATAACATTCAAATCTGTTAACAGTGTAACCCCATTAGCAATATATGTAGATTGCCCTTGACGTGATGTTCCTGCAAGGTAGATTGTAGAAGACGACGCCTCCATTAAAAAAGAAGCAGTAGTAATAATACCAACATAGCTTCCATATGAGTTTATTAATGCAACTTTTTGTGCAACTTTTGTATAATCATCTCTAATAGGAGATGAAGGAGGAAGAATTCCAATTTTACCCAACAGAGAAGAAGTTGCTGGTCCTACTAAATTATAACTTGCACCATTCCACACTCTTAACTGACTATTAACTGTATCATACCAAAAATCACCTGTACTGGTAGTAACAGGTTGTGTTCCACTTACATGAGATCCATATGTAGGTTGAAAAGATGTACCATCATAAACTTTTAATCGTTTTGCAGTTTTATCAAACCACATTTGACCAATTTGCGGACTTCTAGGTTGTTCAGTATTGGGAGATGCAAAACTAGTTAAAAGTCTAATTAAGTTGGTATTGTAGTATTCACCGTAGTTATTTACATTTTTACCTATTAGATCTAAGCTAGTAGAGAAACTATCAACTTCGCCAATTGCAATAGTTGATAAAACTGTTCCGTCATTGTTGTATATAGTGTAGGCCATTTTATGTTTTTATGAGATAGAAGATTGGAAATCCATTTGTTCCAGACACGGTAGCAGTTGTTAAATTAGGAATTCTAAAAAATCCGGCAGTAGCTGTACCATAATTATTGTGAACAAGATTAAACAGACTTGTATAATTTGACGAAGTGTGCTGTGAGCCATCACATAACAAATATCCTATCTGGGTAGATGTTACTGAAGGAATTATCATGCCTGTTTGTATTAAATTAGGATATACATCAGATAAAAAATTAGGCTTTGAAATACTATTCAAAGATGTATTAGTATCAATTGAATCTAACACCATTAATGTCTGAGTGGGCGTAGTAGTCGATGTGCTAACTAAATCAGATATAAGACTTCTATGAGCAGTTGCCGTAAAGACAACGTTATTTGTTCCGTTAAACAATCCCTGGCCCGAATCTAAACATGCGGTTACTACGCCAGTTATACTAAGTTTTCTAGCAGTTTCTAATGTAGTAGCGGTAGTAACGCTTCCATAAATCTTAACATATGTGCTCGAGCTACCAATATTAGCCACGTAGATATTTTCAAAAGGCTTAGATGATGTTCCTATGCTCCTAGTTAAATTTGCAGGAATAATATCGCCAACTGTCACTGCCGACCCTGTAGAAATTTCAGATACTCCATGGATATTTAAATCACCGGCTATTGAGGTGTTTCCAGAAATTGCTGCCGATCCTGTAAGGGTAAGACCAACAGTTGCATTAGTCGGAGCTACAATTCTTAAATTATCTTTAACAATCGCAGAGCCATAACTAACAAATGTTCTAACTGTAGATTCACTGACAAATGAAGTTAATGTATTAATGTATACTGTTCCATTAGATCCGTCAAATTTTATGTAGGAGCTATTATACACTCCTATTTTTAATGAAGAACTAGCAGATGCGTAATTAAAAACAGCACCGGAAGAAGTGGTATAAATTTGAATCTCTTTACCATTTGTTCGTTTAACAAATAGTCCTGTGTTAGATTCTATTACAAGCGAGCCGTAGTGTGTTTGTCTGCTAGAAGTTGGAATTCTATTTTTTAAAATTTCACTGGCTAAAATAACTACACCTTTTGATATTTCCAGTGCGCTAGCCCTATCGGCTAGGCCGCCATATTTTGCGGAAACTTTTGTAGTAAGATTAATGCCTGGATTTAAATTAGAGAACCCGCTAATAACTGTCCTTGGTGTAAAACTATTATAAGCAATGATTTCAACAACATGCCCGTTTACCCAATTTAATATTACGGGGTAAGTTTCTCCAGTATTGCTTATTAAATTTACACTTTCACTACCTGTTTTACTATCACCGGTAGATACATTTGGACCTACTAATGTCCATTCATTTCCGTATCTAATTTTAAGTTGGGTATTACCTGTATCAACCCACATATCCCCATCTAAAAGAGTTTGGCTGTATTGTATGCTAGGATCGTTCGACTGCTGATATATACCGGTTGCACTGGGCCAACGGGCACTTGTTGATGCACCGTTATTAATTCTTAGTATTTTTCTGCTAGGATCACTAGTATCATACCATAATTGTCCCTCTATAGGACTTGTAGGAGGATTTGGACTGGCAAAGTTTTCTAATAATTTTACAAAGTTTTGTGCAATAGCTTGACCGTAGGCCACATATCCAGGTCCTACCAAATCTAAACTAGTATCATATGTATTTCTAACAGGACCAGTAACAGAAATTGTATTAGTTTTGCTAGGATCAGAAAAATTTAATGTATATGATAACGCCATGATTAGTTCCCAGAATTAGTTAAACTCTGAATTCGAATTGTGTAATCAATTTGAATCAATCTGTTCAAACTTTTTTGTACAGGGTGAAAAATTACATGAGTTAATAGCATTCCGGTATTTGGGCCCTCGGTGCTAAAAGATTTTAAACCCAACTCATCAAATACATAAGCCCCGTCTGAATTAGTAGAATTATCAAACGCTGCTTGATCGCTCGGTTCTCCAAAATCTAATAAGCAACTTACCAGAACATCCGTATATGCAACGCCGGCCACATGCCTAGTTTCCATAAAATTTCTTGCAGGGTCTAGAGAATATGATTGTCGAGCATCAACGGTCTTGTAATAAGTTTGGTTATATAATGCTGCAATGTTACCAACGGTGTTGGGAGTTAGATATGTAATGATGCCAGTAGGATCTATACGTGTTCCGCCGTTGCCGAATACCATTTCGGCAATTGGTCCTTCTCCTCTATTTGCAACACTTTGTGCAAGGGCAATACTAAAATTTTCATAATGTATAGCATTTCTTTTGTCAATGAATACTTCTTTAGTTTCAGGATCGTAGATTTTAATATGGCCCTGAATACTAACACCACTTTTTTCATTTGGTTTAGATTGGGGTGCCGGATTAGAATCTTTTGGTAAATTACTCATATTTTTATCTTCCATAATGATATTTATCCATATAATTTATTAGCATGTTATCTTCCATAACGGTAAATCTTAGGTCTAGGCCAAGTCTGTCCTTGGGTAGGTCGATTGCCTAAATTTATTTTAGGTCCAATTTGTCCAAAAATTTGGCGTTCTTTATAAAAATAGAGATATCTATTTTCCGATCCTTGAAGATCGGTATAATCAGTTGCGCCGCCAGTTCCTGCTGTAATTTGATTTTTTGTAGAGTGGGATTGTATATATGTAGATATTTGACTTTGTTTCATTGTAGGCCAGGTTTCAGCAACGCAGGCAACCACACCTGCGACCTGAGGACTAGCCATGGATGTTCCAGATTTTTTAGAAATATAATACGCAGTATTTCTAACATCATTTGAGAATGCGTTAATGGTTGAATTTACAGAACTCATTATATAACTACCGGGAGCATAAAGATCTACCCTAGGGCCGCAGTTACTAAACGATGCCTTAGCTTCATTAACAGTTGATCCGACACATCCTACGCAAATTGCACCAAGTACTGCTGTAATTGATCCACGCAAATAATAATATATAAAGGACCCAACGGCAAAATAATTATTGTAATCATCAGTAACAGTTGCGCTGTAATTGCTTACCTTGCTAAACTGATTTCCGGCGGCGCCTACAACTATTACTCCGGCGGCCATAAGATCAATTAAATCTTGTTCTATTGAAGTATTCCTTACTGAAGGATACGCATAACCACCAGTATTGTATATTCCGTAGTTACTTAATTGCAAACTTGTAAATGGACCATTTATAATTGTTCCATTTATTCTAACAGAAGTAATTGAAGTAATTGCAACTTTTCCAGTTAATCCGTAACTGTGATTTGTAACGGTTGGATTTTTAATACCAGTTATTGGGTTGGGCAATTTATTTTGATGCCACACTTTGACGTAGTCGATGAAATAAATTGTAGATGCACTAGGACTGCTTGCATACGGACTTATATTATATATATTAGCATCATGGGCCCAACCTTGTGTATTGCCTGCTGTAATTCCAGCAACGTGTGTTCCGTGATCGTTATCGGTTGTTCTGTCTGAATATCCATCTCCATTAGTATCGGGATAAGTTGGATCAACATAGGGAGTATAGATATATGTACCCGCAGATCCTCCAGTAACTGTAGGATTTAAATTGAACCAATTATACTGAACTACTCTAGATCCTCCTGTACCATCATTATTGACTGCAAACTCGGGGTGATTAGGATTCATATGCCCGTCTACTATGACAACATCTACATTTTTACCGCTAGCAGTTACATTAATTTCTCCAGTGACTGATGACACAGCACCGTTAGATCCCCAACTAGGTCGAGTTGCTCCCTCGACTGATCTTAATAATCCCCAATTTTTGTAATTATCTGCAACTGAATTGGATTTATTCCAGTATATACTTACTTCTGTCCAGCTTGGACTTAAAATTAATCCCTGTTCTTTAATTGATAGATCGACTTCTAGAACCCTAGGATCATGTCTAATCTGATTGGCTTCTTCTTCAGTTAACAAATAATGTGTATTTCTGCTAACTGGTCGTCTATTGAAAACTTCGACTGCTCTATCAGGAATATATAAATTTCCACCAGGAGTTTCCATATCCTCATAGAATGAGTCTAAGTCCTCATGCTTGTGTAAAGTTACAACATATTCGCAAGTTTCCATATTAGGCTTCCAATTGTAATAAGTTTAATGTTACAGTTATAACTCTTGAAGAGATGTCTTTATTGGTAACTGCCAAATATATAGTAGATGTAGTGACAGTATCATTATTAAATCCGACAACTCCCGGAGTAATTAATTGTGTTAATGCAGTAGCGGTAGTAATAACTTCTGCAATAACGCCAGCGCCCGGTAACGGATCATTACCTTCTGATCTAGCAGCATCGGCAGTTCTACTAGCAGCATCGGTGTATATTCTAACCCATGCAGGATAGTTAGTAACAACTTTTGACAATAGATAAGACTTGTATCCAGATGCTTGACAATTTCCAGTTTGATTTGTAGCTAAACTTGATCCAGTGATTGCTGCAACCGACGACCTCGATGATAATCCTATACCCGTTCCAACAGTAAACGGTCTCCACATATTAGTACTTGTGCTCCATACCAGGGCCTGACCATTAGTCGGGCGTACTGTTGTTGTATCGACATCGATAAATGAATCAATGCTGGTTGCAGTATAAGGAGCAGGACTTCCAATTAAAGACAAATAGTTGCCCGTTGTCGAAACGGCGGCCAGTGTGATCCAGGTAGTAGTATAATTTGCATTTGTAAGTTTTGATAAAACTTGTCCAGCAATACCGCCTGTTGGCACCCCAATACCGTCAATTCCATTAACTCCATTAGTACCGGTATTTCCCTTGGGTCCTTTAAATCCATCATTGGTTAAATCAGTTTTAAGCTGAGTTTTAAAAGTTTGATAAGTAAGTCGTTTCGTAAGTTTATTGTCAACTACAACAAACGTTGTTAGATCTGTTGCGACAGCAATAGTTGGTAATAGCGTAATATTTGGCATTTTAATATCCTTGTAAAGGTTCTCCGTTTTCGTCTGTTAGCGCATTGCTTTCTTCAGTTAGCATGTTATCTCCACCATAGAAATATATATTAGGTAAGTCAGCTGTTCTAAAACGTAAGAATGTAGCCTGTGTTCCTGTACTTGATAACAATGAAGTCGAAGCAGTATCTTCCCAGAACTCGCCTTGTCTTTGTACTATTGTAATCCTTGTACCTGCTTTTATTTCTTCAGCAATATTTAATGTAATTTTTGTCGGTTCAATAAAAGTTAATGGCCATGCTATAGTAATTGCATCTGCAAAGCCAACACCCCAACCATTAAATAGATCATTATGTCCTGAATAAACAACTATATATCGGTGTCCGCTAGCATCCTGCATAATCCATCCCGGTTGTATCTTCATTGTTTCTGTAGTTTCATGAAACACCCAACCTGATCCATACTGTATATGGCCACCATTTACCATTTCAGTAACTAGTACAGTCTTTGGCATATTAATACTAAATTCTGGAGGATATACTATTGTACTTTCTGGAGAATTATAATAAGATATAGATTTATCATGTACTTCTAAAGAAGTCTTTCTCAGTCTGCGTCCTCCATAATAAACTTCAACTTGATCAACTGCATTAGCTAAGTTGGATAGTATAATTCCTGCTCCAACGCTAGTGGTTGTATTAACTGAAAAAGTAGCGGTGTTGCCTATTGTACTAATAATATATGTAGTAGCAGTCGACGTAGGAATGTGTTGTACTAAATTACGATACACTGTAGGAATAGATTGCCTAACACTTTGATCGATAACCTTTGTACCAATATCCGAGAACAATGCAGGACCTGTGCCCAATGTGCTTCTTCTCAACTGACTTAACACATTTCCATCTTTTTCCAAATATTCGATACGCTCGCCATCGATATAAACAACACCTGGTAAGTTTAATCCAGGATTAGGTTCTAGTAAGTGGTCTCCATCTTCAACAAATACTCTATCACTATCATATGTCAATGGCTCTGTTAGAGCTGTGCTAAAATATTTTGATATGCGGTGAAAATCTTGTCTATTGAACATATCATTGAACAGTCTAAATCCTAAAATTTTATCATCAAAGGTCGGAGGATTTACTGTAACTATCACTATGTCGTCGGTTAATCCCACGTCAATAAATTCTGACAATTCAATAGTCTTATAATCATCGAGTAACATGTAATCATAACCACCAATTAATGGTTTGTTGTTAACAGTTACCCATGTATAGCTTTCATTGATTGCTGGAAGTGTTAATGTAAATTTTCTAGAGTAATTTCCTTTGAATCGTTCTGTTCTAATCAGCATATTATCGTGATTGGTAAAAGTGGTTACCTTAATAGTAGCATCAGAGATAGGCGATGAAAAATACAATGTATCGCCTGCAACCGTGTATTCGTAATCCACCATTGGAGTGATTGCAATAGCATCGCCAGTTCTGATTGTTGGTACTAAGATTGTTATAGTTTCATTAATTACATTAACTGCGAAATCATATCCCGGACGCAATTCTTTTCCATTTAGGTATACTTTGACATTGTCTAAACTATATGTGCTCGGACGAGAGTTTTTAGGATCAATTGCAAATGTTGTAATTCCAGATCGAATTTTATAGTAAGTCGCCCACGGAGGAAGCATTCTGTATCTTCCTGTTGAAGTTATTTTCTCAACAATTATTTCTTCACTTAGTGGTTCAATAATAGTTGGAGGCATCGCTAGTATCATACTAGTGATCGAAGAAGAAGAAGAAGAAACTGTATTAAATTGTTCATATACTCTGTTAAAAACAGGATATACCGCATCAAAGAACCATGCTTCGAATGTATAAGATCCTGAATTTAATCCATAAATTTTTACAGAAGCTCGATTGTTAACTAGGCTAACTGGTTCCAAAGTATATCCATAATTATATCCTGGAAGGAGTAGAGGAACCGGATGTCCGTTTGCAAGAACATAAACACTCTTGACATCGTCTATCATCAATAAACTAGATACCATTGCAGTGCCTGTACCTTCAATTGTAGAAATGTCAACTGCTATAAAACTACTATCCATTTTAACATCAGATCCCACAGTGATGAAAGTATATCCAATTTTTGTTATAGCCAGTTGTGCAGGAACAATAATTTCATTTCCAAAAATAGCATACTGAGTAGATGAACTAAATGCACCTTCGTTGTCCACTCTGGTATAAGTTATTCCATTTGCATACACTAAAAATCCAGCAGGAGTTGCTGGAACATAAGTTAGTTTGGCTCTAGTAGGAACATTAGTAATTGCAGTAAACACACCAGATTGTACCAACGGAGAAGAAGGAGTTCCCACAGTATAGACATTAATTCCTAGAGAGTCTCTTACATAGCCTGGAACACATTCTTCTGGTGCGTGACTATCTATTTCATTTAAGAAATTATTACCATCAATTCTAATATCTTCTGCTTTGTATCCATTAAAATTATCTTGTATATAGGAACCACTAATTAAAGAATCTAAATTACTATATTCAGTATTATAACTATAAAATTCTATTTCAGTAAAATCATATAATTTAACATCTACAGTCCCAGATAAAATTGCACCGGTTGCATTTTGTACAGATACAATTGATCTATTATAACCGTCAACTGAATTTGTTACACTATACCACACTGTATCAGTACTTGTTGACAATACTTCAGTAGAGTTTAGATACACAGAAGCACGGGCGGTCTGCTCAACAGTAGCAAGGATATTTACAACCAAATGTGTACTGCTATCAAAAGTAGTAACTGTGTGATCAATTAATTTATTTTTGCTATTAACATAGCTCACATTTTCACTTAATAGATCAAAATATGGAAAACGGCCACTGAGTGGCATGAGCGGGAGAACAGTTGCCGTGCTGCTTAAAGTAAATTGAGATTTAAATTGAATTTGATTAGTTGTAGCTGCTTCAACATATGCAAATTGATTATATCCAGGGTCCAAACTACCAGCAATGCTACCATACGACTTAAGGGGGCCGCTCAGGTACATATTAGGAGGAATACTATATCCCATTCCCGGGTTGGTAACTTGTATAATTGTGGCAGTATTTCCATCAAATAGCGGAACAGCAGTAGCTTGAATGCCGCCAGGAAAATCTGGAGGGGCAATTATTACTGAAACTGAAGGAATATCTGTGTAGGTATTAACTACAGGTCTGCTTCCTCTAACAAAGTATATAGTTTCAATTCCATATCCGGCAAGACTGTTTACGCCGTAAATTTTAACTCGATCTCCTTTTGAAATTGCAGTACGGAAAGGATCTTTAGTTTCTATAGTTATAGTAGAACCTTTGGCGGTACCAGTAGACCAAGCATAAAAAATTTGTGTATCGACTCGATCTAATGTACTTATATACACGATACCATCTTTGCGTTCTGGAAGTGGACGGTTCACACCTGTAACTACAGTTCCAGGTTTAAAAATTTGATTATATGTTGAGGTACCAGCAAATCCAATTGATTGTCCTGGAAAAATTCCGTCAATAGATGCTACAGAAAAAGCCTGGGTGGGGAAATATAAATCTTGGAGTAATTGTGTTTTAGTATAAGAACTAAGAGTATCTCCCCAGGGCGCAGAGTCAAACCCTGTGCCAGTGCTATCCCAGTTAGGTGTTTGTTCAAACTTTAATCCTTGGATTTGTGTTCCGGAATATTCAATGCCGTCCATTAGCAACGGTAATTCTTTACCTGGCATCAAATCTGTGGGATTATACATTTTGTTAATTCTATCTACAGCATTATATAGGTCAATATTTTTGTTATAGGTAATTTTAAAAACTTGTTCAAAATTAGGAATCTGATTTAAAAATACAAATTTGGCATAATGTCTAATATTATCGGGCAAGTTATTAGGCGTAATAGTATTAAAGTATTTGTATCGGTGATCGATCATTCTTTCACCTTCCCAGGAATTTCTAGGGAATGCTGCGGGAATATTGATACCATCTTTTTCAACTTTTATCTGATAATATTCAATTGTATAATCAGCACTATATACCAATTTTCCATCTACTAAAGGTGTAATTGTTTTTTTATCCGGGCTAGCAAGCCAAGTTAATGTAAATTTGTTGGTTGTTCCGTCGCATAAAAATTCATCAGTCACTGTTAGATCGATTAAGTCACCCGATGAAGAAGTTCTATCAAACTTAATACCAATAAGATTTTTTCTTGTATTAATGTTATCCATTATTACAGATACCCTTGCTACATCAATGACAGAACCACCGCCTACAATAGTTGCAAGAGGAGTAGCAGTGTACCCGCTTCCTGGGTTGGTTACAATTACTTTATAAACTTTTCCATTTCTAATGTACGCTTCAGCTTCGGCACCTGATCCAGAATCTCCAGGAGCCGTGGTAATTACGACCGTGGGTCTTTCACTATATCCCGATCCGGTGTATCCTACTTCAATTGAACCAACAAATAATTTATAATTATCGTTCCAATTTTTCCATGGATAATTCATTAATATAGGATCGCCAACATTGACAGTTGTTAAAGAATTAGTCAAAGTATTAACATATGCAGGTAAATCAAAATCTGTAATGTTAAGGTTAAAGCCTTCAGATGTTTGACCGTCAACATGACTATATATTGAAGTATAACTACGTATCTTGGTATGATAAGGTTTTACTTCTTTTATATATTCTTCAAAGTAAGATTCATTGTTTAATTTATAAACAGACGGCTGATCCAGTGATCCTATATTATTTGACACATTAATAAAAGAAGTTTTAAATGCCCAGTCTAATAATTTTTGTTCCGTTAGTGCAAATTTAACCGCAGCAAAAAAGAATAAGTTCCAATTAACTTTTAAATCATTAATAAAAATATTATTTTTTAATGCTAAAAGAATATAGTACAGTTCTTGATCAGGAATTTGATTATACGGAGTTTCTTCAATTGATGCTGCATCATATAGATATTTTCCCTTTGTATAATCCCACAACGTGTCAAGCAGTTGAATTGTTCCTAGTTCTCTATATATTATGTCGTATAATGGAATATAATTTCCTAATCCATTAACTTTCTTTAATATAGCATACCGACCATCGCCTATATTTTTAACTTTGACATACTCGCCGTCGGTAATTGACGTTAACGAACCCAATTCAGATAGATTAGAAATAGTATAGGTCAAACTTTTATACGAATCAAATTCAGAACTTACCCAATCAACTGCTGTCCAAAATTTTGTAGTGTCGTATTTTTGTGTTTGAGTTTTTATCCAAGTACGAAACACATAATCAAAAGTGTGTTTAGACCACTTACCGTTAATATCAGAATTAGTTTGAACAATAACAGTATGAGGCCGTACTGTTGTTTGAACATTAATATCAGTATATCCACTACCTGGATTAATGATTGTTACAGAAATAACTCGACCTTGCGTATCAATAGTTGTTGTTATCTCAGCAGGCGTTAAAGATGAAGAAATAATATTAATTTTAGGAGCAATACTATAACCAAAACCAGGATTTGTTATGATTACATTTTTTACTTTTCCATTTTCTGCATAACATTCTAATTCTGCTTGAACATATCTAACTGTATAGATTTCGTTTAATGCATCTAAGTCTTCGACTATTTGATCATATTCGTATGAATATAGTGCAGGAAGTTCTTCTTTTTTATTAAGATTTTCAAAAGAATAATTTCCCACTATTCTATTTTTTACAAATACTGAATTTATAAAAGAAATTAAATTTCGTAATGCAGCAAGTCTGTCTTTAAAGAATGTTTGCTGAGGACGGATTCCGATTCCGTATCTATTTCTATATGTAAGATTTGTACTAGGAACAACATTACCCAAAGAATCATGTCCTAATAAACTGTCAAATAATTTTTTCTCAAGTAATGTATTAGGAACATTCGTGTGATCTCCTTCGTTTAATAATAACCATTCAGTATGTTTGGGAATTATTGAATTTGCATCAGTCGAAATACTGGCATTGATTCTATTCCCAACTAACATAGATTGCACATTGGCAAATGCAACAGCATTAGGCGATATTATTTCTATAAACTTTAATCCATTAGCTGTTGGATCTGCAATATAGCTAGCAACTTGATAACTGCTTAATCTTCTATTATTGTTAGGTAATGTTAATTTATTCTTTACCCAGAAATAATAAACATTCTCAAAGGAACCAGTGACATTGTTAAACACTTGTTTAACAGAAATAATACTATTATCGGGATACTTAGGTTGACCGCTGATACCTTTTGTTAGTCCGTTATTTGTGTCAGCTACTGCGGCCCACTCACTAGGTAACATATCAGATTTTACCCATTCATAGACATCAATAGTAGCTCCTGGGAACATACGTCCCCAATTATTTTTTCTAAATATTTCGTTGCCTTGCTCGTACCACATATATTTGGCAGTACTTAAATCCCACCACAGGTCTCCAATATGTTCATCTAACCAGTTTGTCTCATTATTAACAATAGTGCTGGCTAAACCGATAGAGTAGGTAGCAGGATCAAATGCTGCTTTATATTTTAATTCTTGTTCAGCAATGCCGGCAATCTTGCCTTTTACAGGATCAACAACATCGAGGTAATTGACAATTTCTTCTTTTAAAGTATCAATTAGTGCAACACGGTTAATTGATGAAACATCGACTGTATCTTCTTGTTCTCTTAATATTTTCCAACTACCGCTAGTAATATCAATCTTATTGAAGATATATAATTTAGATTCGTCAGATATCAAAGGCGATGCCGAGTATTGTTGACTAGTCGGAGCTCCAATAATAACTTCATGATTAGTTGCTACAACAGAATTTCCATATCTGCTGCCTTTTAAAATAACGGTATCATTTAATTCATCTGCCTGGATAAAATAATTTCCTATTTTATTATAAACATAAACTGTTCCTGCATCTTCAACAGATTCAAAAAACTTGGTAGAATCGCCGTCAAATGTTGTTTGTCCAACATTGATAGATGCATCATAAACTTGTTTTTTACTTCTATTTTTACCCAATGCACTAATTGCAATAGTAAGTTCGTCTTTACTGATAGAAATAGAATGACCAAATTTTAAATCATTGGTAGGTAAGGGGTTGCTAATAATTTGATTTAAGACATACATTCCGTTAGTCAATGTGTAAATTACAACTTTTCCGTACGGGTCATTAGTAGACTTTGTTTCAGGGGCTGATATTAGTAAATATTTTTTTGACTCTGAAAAAGCAATATCGTATCCAAATTTAGAATTAACACCGAACGGTGAGTTAATTGTTTGCGTATGTGTTAAATTAATATCAAATAATTGAACAACGCCTGTTGATGTAAAATACCCAGGCGCACTAATTGCAATAGTTGTGCCGTTGAGTGTTCCTGCAACTTTATATCCCCATTGGTTTCCAGCAGACAATGAAATAGATGAAGTTGATACAACCAGAGGTACTGTATTGGTTAAAGTAAATCCCTTGACAGTTGCAGTAGTCACATTAGTAATTGTATTTGTTATAGCAGTGATTTTATAAGCATACACTGATCCAGGGCCATTAAAGGATGCGGTACCAGGGGCACTAACTAGCATTGTAGTGGAGCCGGTGGATACTTGATTAATATATATAGAATGGCCAAATCTAGAATTAGCAGCAGTATCGGCAGTCGTACCGTAAGGATTTACCAATACTAAATCAACATTAATTACACCAAATTCTTCGTCTCTACTGTTTATCTTAACTAAACCTTCCTTGACAAAAGATTTAATTTCTCCAGATCCCGTACTTAAAATTACGGTACCAGTTCCGATTGTTGTAGACCTAACAAAAGTAGCGTCCGGCGCACCGGCAATATATAATTTTTTATTAATGTCGTACTGTAATGAATATCCAAATTGTGTAGAGCTAGTACTACTACAATATTGTTTACTGCTGCTATTTAAAATGTAATCGTATTGTCGAGACCACACATTATTAATTTTATTGTAGACTTTAATTCGGCCCCAATTAAATGCATTCTCAAGTCTCCATCCCGGAGCTGATACCAACATAACATCACTGTTATCATTGGCATATATAGAAGAACCAAATTGTTGTCCTAGGGAGGCGGTAGACGCTGCATTAACGGTAGGTGAATAATTTTTAATTTTTTCATAAACTTGCCATTTACCATCAATACCAGTATCAATCCAGACTTTGTCTCCCGAGTTTAATTTCAACAAATCTGTAATAGTGCTCAGTTCATCGAGATTGTTGTACCTGGCGCTGCTAAATGTGAATAAAGAACCATAGTTTAATAGTTCTGCATTTTCAATAGTAGTTAGAGTAGAAGATACTGTAAATTGATTTAATTCAGATATTGAAGTAACAACATATACTCCATTAACTTGTTGATTAAATCTGACTATAGAAACAATATCTCCTGCTGTTAGATTATGATAACTGTCTGTAACAAATGTAATTTCGCTACCAGGGGCGCTAACATAAACACCTGTTATCTCTGCTAATTGTTTTACGTATCTATAAACTGTCCAATCACCATTTTCTAAAAAGCCTAACCATATGGTATCGCCTTCTTTTAAGATATGGTTATTTGCAATATCTAATAAACTATTTTTATTATAAGCCGTTGATGTAATGTCATCTAATCGAACATATCCTGCGGTTGTTAATTTTAAATTATTATCTTCCCATGTTCCTTTATAGGAATCAAATGTATTTGAAGGAACATAATTATTAGGTGTTAGTAGCAAAGAAGCCGATGTTACATAGTTAACCAAAGGAGCAGTAACAGTCGGAATGCTGTCAGTAAATTTAACGATATAGGGATTTTCTAGAGCAGTGCCCTCTGTTAAAGGAAATTCAATTTCATTAAATGAGTTGTAGCTCCCATACTGACCTACTCTAAATGCCCATTCTTCTTTAAAGGTAATATTCCCTTTATTTGTATTTTGAGCAGCCTTTGATAACTTATCAAGTGCGTTTTTTGTTCCTTTATCTTTAATAAATCCTTGATAGAATTTATACTGACTTATAGAATTAGTAAAAATATTATCCAGGTATGTCCTAGGAGTATATCCTGTAAGATGTTGTGCCAACCGCTGCTGACCAAAATCAAAGTTATCAATATCTAAACTGTAAAAGTCTTCAAATTGATTAATTTTATAATCAAAGTTAGGCAGCAATTGGGGGATTGGCTTGCTCGCCAATTGATCCCACTCTGTAAAATTAAATGTAGGGCTTGCAGATACTTTGGCCAACGCTTCGTAATATCTGCCATTATATCGAACAACTGTGCCGGGTAAGTAAGTTCCAGAAGCGGACCAATCTATGATTTTAACATTATCAAAAACAAATCCCGGACTAAACAAATCACCATTCCAATTTTTAGTCCTAAATCCTGATAATTTAATTCTTTGCTGTTTATATCCAGTCTCTACATCATATATAATGTCGTTAAACATTGTATAATTTTTAAAGACCATGGCATGCTCTTTTTGTACAGAATTAATAGTAGCAAAGAAAAGACCTTCATTGGGATCAGTAGTTTTAATTATGCAAACTGTATCTTCCCTAGACATAGTAAAGCTATTAATAGGATATGGTTTTCCATCTGCTTTTAAAAGACTGTATTCGTACTTGCTGGAATTAATATCATCTGCTACTGAATTAGGGAAACTATATTTGATATAATTTGCAAAAGGACTTAATGTAATTAAATTGTTTTCGGCCCAATTTTGAGTTGTCCAATACAAAAATTCTTTACCTGTAAATTTCCAATTTAACATTTCGTTTAAATCGGTACTGAACTCATCAAATATAAATCCTTCAGCTTCAAGGTACGCACCGTATCCAACAATTATATTATATACTTCTTGTACTGTGGATAATTCAGTGCCGTAAGGGATTTGTGTTATAGTTTTCTCAAAAGAAGATGCTAGTTTTGCTTCGGCGCCTCCTACAATAGGTAATCCGGGCAAAGGAACATACAATGTAGGATCAAATGTGGATTCAGCAACATGTCCTACTTTAACTCTGTAAAACTTATTGCCGTATCTAATAAGTTGACCTTGCTTATAATATCTAGTAGTGGGTCCAGATGCACTTGTTAAATCAACAGAACTTAATCCAGAATTTCCATTGTTAACAACATTTGACCAATCTGAAAATTCTTCTGATACGCCGCCCACTTTTACTGCACCTGTTGCGGCATTTGAGATAGGGTTAAAAATTTTAAAATATGGATTAGCTACATCATATCCTTTAATTACAAAATTACCGTTAGATCTTTGAACAATGATACCAGAAATTCTAGCAGTTTTAATAGGATTGCTTACATTTAATATTAAAGAATAATCTTCAGGAGGCAAAACTACACCAGGACTAGTTGATGCAGGATCAATAGAATCAATTGTAATTTGTAATTTTTCCTTGCTAGCAAACCCGCCTAGCTTGTGGAAAAGATTAGATTCTAAGTAAGTAAGATCTTGTTTTAATACATTGATATAGTTTTGATCTTTCTGATTACCTTTCTCAATAACATAAGATCCATAACCTGCAATCATAGAATCTGCATCGCCTTCAATGACCAGCTTTCTAGGATCTAAATAAAGACCAGTGGTAGTGTAAGTTACCTGGCCCAATGGGTTAATGGTTGTTCTACTGGTGTCATATAACGTAGAACAAAAATTTGTAGGGTCTAATAAGGCGGCAGTAGATATCAATGCAAACGGCCAAGCACTACTATTTCTCCATGCATTTTCAGCCGGACCCATATCACCAAATTTCCAACTGGCAAGTTTGTCTTGATAGTTACTTGCCGATACTAAAAACAACTCTGGGCTCTTTAAATTCCCCAATGCATCTACAGGAATAATATTACTTAACCCTTGACGAACATAATTTGTATCAAAAGTGCCAGTACTTGCGTTATAACCAAGTTCAATATCTGACCACATGACCGTATTGGCAGAGGTATATGGAGCCGGTCCATATATATTCTCCCACCAAATTGGTTTGGTTGTTAAACCTAACATTTCCCACGGTCTAATATCAGGACGCTGGGTATCATAAAAATATCTAAATAAATTCTTAGAGGTACCAGTCACTTCGCTATTAAACCATTTGTCGATACTACCTTTAAAATTCCAGGTCTTTGAATTACCAGAATCAAATGTAGAATTGGTCTTTACATCAACGTTGTTTATACCTGCCCATCTAGAAAAATCACTAATAAGGATGCTGTTTAAATCTTCAACAGAATATTTTGTATTTCTAAATGCGCCAGGTTGTATTGCAATAATATCAAATAATTTACTGTTGTATTGAACTTTAATATTATTAAAAATTCGTTGTTCAAATTCAAGAATAATAGCATCTCTATAATCGCCGTAGGCTTTTATGATACTACCGTCATGCCCTTTAATACATAATGTAGGAACAACATAAGAGGTATCTGTATAAATTTCAGGTACTGTTGCAGGATATAGTCCCAATTTACTAGGGGTAGGAGGTACATAACTTCCCAGTGTATTTGGATAACAATTAATAGATATAACGTCATTAACTAATAAATCTGTTAAGAAAATAACCGATCCATTAATATAACTAAATGTATAATCTACTCCATATGATTGCTGGACATTGTTCAAATAAACATTAACTGCTTTAAAACTTAATCTAGTCAGATCAAATTCAAATCCTATAGGATATTCAACATTGTTAATATCTCGAACAGTAAATGTTCTAACTGTTTTGTTTTGACCATAACCTAACATATCAGAACGCTGATACATTGATTTAATATCTTTGGCTCGATTTAAATTAGTTAAAATAGAATCCACTGCATCAATGGGAGATGCTTGGTTGTCAATTGCAATTAATGATCTTAAAAAATTCATTTTAAACTGACTATAATGATCGCCAGCTTGTCTAATTGCATCAACTAAATTATGTTCTTTCTTGCCAAGAAATATTTGTGCAAACGAAATAGGATTTGCATTAACTATTAATCGAGTCCCGTTCTTAGTATAGTTAACTAAATCTCTTAAATTTGAACCAGTATATGCAGGAATCTTACTTACCATTGATGACAAATGATCACCTAGTTCACTAAGTGTCATACTAGAAAATGTGCCATTCAATGGGTTATTAGTTAAACCAATAGGCGTTTCATAATAACCATTTAGATTAGGTTGTTGTGTTGTAAAAACTTTTATTACTATGACATCATTAATATATAATGTATCAGTAGTAATTGTAATTTCAGCCGAAGTTGCACTAATAATAGATGACAGTTTTTTACCGTTTTTATAAACTTCCACGGTCAGATCAGTAGTAACAATGGGTTTATCTAAACAAGTTAAAGTCAGTGTATTTGTTTGTTCAGCAATTGTCTGAATCTCAATAATAGGAATCTGATAGTCAGATGCCTCTACCCATACATTAATTAATTCATTATCTAATTTTAAATAGGTAACTGCTGCGGATATAGTAGTGCTTGCATTATTAGAAATAACAGAGATAGTGTCTGTCATAAAATAATTTTTAAATAGATAACTTCCTAATCCAATGCTATTTTGGTATTTTAAAGAAAATTTCAAAACTTTATCATATACAGTACCCAATTCATAACCAAATAATTTAGTACCCGTAAAGTTATTAATTTCTAAAGATTTAGTAAAACTTGTTCCGTCAGCCGTGAATAAATCAAATAACGGAGGCTGATTTACTTTGTCGTGTTGTTGTGCGTATATCCATTTAATATTAGTAGCATCAAAGTACCAGCTTGTCCCATAAAATTCGTTTCCAGAATTGATACTAATTGAATTATGATCAGAAGGAATCGCATCTGCTGCAGGAATAAGACGTAATAATGGGATTTCTCCTGCGGAGTTTATATCTATCTCAAAAATTCTACCCCTTACAGCATCATTTAGATCGGCATTAAAAATTACCCTATTTCCTTTTTGCAACAATGTACCGTCAACATAGAATCCAGGACTGCCGTCAACTTCAACAAATGCATCTCTAACAGAATTATCAATAACATCTATATTTTGATTACCAACTTTTCCAAAATTATATAATTGTAAATTTGGTCTAAATTCAACAATAGGACGTTTTGCTCGAGCCCCCAATGGATATAATGCAGGAACATTATTAATATTAGCAGTAGCTTCGATAATATCTCTATGGAACCATCGATTGTATCGAGACCATGGATTTAGATCTTTACTAGCTCGATTAATAGTAATATAATCGGGTTCAACGGGCAATCGCTTGTCTCCACCTGCATCAAATGGATAATTATCAAAATTAATACTATCAAATGTTTCGTCAAAACCTGTTGCTATTCTTGCCGACGAAGTTAATAATGAAAAATCAATTAGTTTAATAGATTGTCCGACTCCCTCTACAATATATTCTACATTTGATATAGAAATTTTCATACCGTTGCTTAAAGGATAACCGTTGCTCATAATATAAGACGGAGATCCAATAATATCATTTATATTGTCAGACTTTAAAAAAATAACGGTAGGGCCGACAGGAAGCCAATAATAGCTAGTATAGTTGACTAGTTTATCCCAGTCAATTAACGGATCATAAGAATAAAATTTAGATTTTAATAAGGTGTCGAGATTATTTGTTTTGCTACCTTGTATTCCCAATTCATTAATTAAATCATTATATGCAACAGCATCAGTAATATTTCCTAATTGATCTTTAAAAACTATTGCTGGCTCTAAACTATAATTTTTTCTCAAAGGGGATGAATCTTCGAGATAAGAATCCACCGCTGGACGATAATTGGGGGTAATTTTTGAACCAATATATCCATCAACCCGCTCAACTTGAGGCGTTTGAATAAGTTGATCGATAGTGCTAGATAAAAACTTAGAGTTTTTATCTGTCCTTATATACTCTGGTAATAAATTAACTGATTTCTTAATATCCGCCATGTTAGGTTCCGCTAGTAGTTACGATTGTTGATGTTGCTTTTAATTGAGATGCTGTGATAGCATCAATGATTTCTATATCTGCAATTTCGGCACCACTAATAAAAATTTCGTTAGATTGAGCAGCTACTTCATATAGACTGCCAAAACTACCAATGCTTTTAGGAGTGATAACAAAATTAGTTATGTCCGGAGATAATTGATTCATTACATAAGTTGATAATTCGCTAAAGTAGAAAGATTGGCCAAATTCCCAATTTTCTAATGCAAAGAATTCATTAATAGCTGATAAAATTCTAGTCTTTAAGTCATTGCTAGTAGTAGGCCTATCAGAATTTCTTACAGCCTTGAATTTTGCCTGCAGACTCGATGATGCTTGTCTGCCAAATAATACTTTGTATTTTACTGAATGAAAAATAATCTCATCACTAATGGCTTTAATTGGTTCTAAGTAATTAGAATAATTTTGTTCTAAACTATAGCTTGTAGGCGCAAGAGGTTCTGTAGGAAGATTTCCTGCTAACCAACTTCTAATCTCAGTGTCATATCCTGTAGTCAAAACATATATATCTATAATGTTTGACTTACTGGGATCAATTCGCCTTTCATAACCGCTATTATGAACATATTGAAATTTTAAATTAGAGCGGCCAGGTCTTGCAAAATACTGATCAGTATATATCAATGTTGCAGTAGTCTTGGACCAGTACTTAACTATATTAAGTGACGGATTGTAAAAATAAAATAAATCACCATCATTTACATCTGCAGTATTATATGTAGAGAAAAAATTGTTTTCAGTATCAAGAGGTACAATACCAGTCGTTAAATCGTAACGTAGTCCATCGCTTCTACGTTTAAAATATACAAAGTTTTTTTTAAATCCTGTAGCAGGATCAATAAAATTAGGATTAACAATGGTATTAAAAGAATCAGGATCTTCTATTTGTCCTGTATTATTATAATCGTAAAAACTAACTTTAATTTTCTTAGGGTTAACATACCCATCAGCTTCGATTACAGGGTTGTCTATTTGCCACGAATAGTCAGATACTAGTTTACTTGAATAGTTATTTCCTGCTAACCAGTTATTTGATACTTTTCTAAAAACAATTTTTGTGTTTGTATTAATATAATAATCACCATTGCTACCAATGATAGAAGTTGGATTTGTTGTATCTGAAAACCAAGATTTAGTCGATTCAGGTTCGGTGTTAATAGATAATACACTGATTTTATCTTTAATAACTTTGTTAGTAACAAAATCATAATTTACAGATGTGTTGTCAACATAAAAAGCTGTTTCAGCATTACTTTCAAATATAAAATTTAAATTCCTGTATCTTACTTTGTAATTTTTTCCTGTCCATACAAATGCAATAATCCAACTGGCGTCTGTGCCAGCATCGTCTACATTGCCCTGATTGATTAAATTAAAGGAACTAATTAAATCTAAGTTAGAATTTAAAATTATTTCCCACGATCTTGATTGCGCAGATATTGTTAAACCAAAATTTCTTTGACTCATACAAAGATTTGCAATTTCATTTTCTATAGAATAATTTAATACATGGGCATATGTGGGAATGACTTCTACAGGAATTGCTCCCTGGGGAACACGACTTGCAAAAATAACAGGACCAGTTCCGTCATCGAGTGCTCCTGCACCGCTATTACTACCATCACCTATAACTTGATACACCATAGACCAAATATAGTCTCGACCACCTGTTGGAATAATACCAGACGACGGAATTGTTATAAGCGCATTGTCTGCATCAAAATATTTTCCGGTAGTGGGATTAAATTTAACCAATGCTCCAGGGGTTAAGTATCTTAAATTTTGTTCTGAATAGGCTCCCACTGCCAATGCACCGTATGCATTAGTAAAATAACCTCTACTCTGTCCAGGAGTTTTATTAACTTCATTCCAAGTTAACAATAAAGAAGAAAGTTCAGGATTTGTAAAATTTGCTATATAAAAAGATTTTATGCTGTTAGATAAGACTACCGGAGCAAGTTGATTTTTAATAACTGCTAATACTTGATTTCTACTAGTAAATTCAAATTCAAAATATTCTTCTGATGATTCTTGATATAAGATACCGTCTGTTGCAAAAATATTAGTGCTACTATATCCGCCTGTTACATCAGAAAGATCAAAATATTTGCTCAGGCCGCTGCTAACTCTATTAACACTTTTAATTTTTAAAATGTCTGTGCCAGCTTTTAATGGAGCAATATTATAATCTTCCCCCGTAATCATTCTATTTTGTAGATAGTAAGATTGAGGAGCATTAGTTTGAATACTGGCGTTTGTTTCAGGTCCTGAACTATTACCAACAGTATATTGCAAGCTAAGTGTCATACTCAATGTATGAGGTTGATTTGCTGCATTTACATACGGTACTTGGATAAGAATACCGCTCATCTGTTCTGGCTTAATTACATATGTCTTTCCGTTACTCTGGCGATAAAATAATCGAAAATTACCTTTAGGTAGGTCGCCAAATACACCGTCGGCAAAGTTTAAATCTATTTGATCATTTTCTCTAGGAGTGACTGCATAGATGGTTCTTAGATCATTACTAAGACTGTTATAAATGACATTGTTAGTTCCGGATATTGTAGGAATATTGGTCCATAATGTAGAAAAGTTTCCATTCTTATCTAGTTGCCATAACCATACATCAGTATCATTGATGTCCGGGGTATTGATTCCTACAATTTCATTTGGTACAGGATGATCTAAACTAAACTGGGCCATACTAATAGAGCCCTGTTTGAACATTGTAAAGAATCCTGTATCTGCACTGCCAGATCCCTGATTATCATTTTTGTAAATTATGCTAAATTTACCTGCAGGCTTAGGTGCAGATTCATAAACGTATGTTTTGCCTGCAAAGGTACACGAAGGTACTTCAAAACTCATGTTGATACCGTTAACAGCTTTATTATAACTGAATAACGGTACATCAATCGTCGAGCTGTTAAGGTCATATTGTTCAGTTAATATGCCATCAATAGTAGTCCTGTCAGAAGGGACACCGAAATTAGAACTCATAGCAGAGTTCATAATGTTAATAAATTGCTGATACCAGTTTGAGTTAGTAGGATCGTTCCACCCTATTGTGGTATTAGCTAAGTTAGTACCGTTAGAATCAATCACACTATCAGTGGTAGAAACAGCAGTTACTTTTAAGAACCCATGTGCAGGGGTATTCCTTTTAGGGTGATAACTGATCAATTGTGCTAGACGTAGAATACTATCGCGGCGCTGGGCAGTTTCTAAGAAGTTTTCTCGGGCGTTTAGATCAATACGGAAACTTAGGTTCTGTCCCAAATATGCAATTAGATCAATAAGGGCAACATATTCGCTGCTGTCAATAAAGTCGTTGAAATCTTCAGGATAATTTTCCTGAAGATATTGAATCATTGTTCTTCTTAATGTCTCAAAATCATAGCTTTTGAAGTCAGCATTGCGGAAAGATTGATAAATCTTTTTCCAATCTTCGCCGACTAGTAATTGGGTGTTAGTTGAAGGAATCATAATTCTGCTCTATACCATATTTATTAAAAAAATTAACCGCATATATTATTGTAGTACTAGGCCAATTTTCTGGTCAAAGGCCATTCGTAATGTTGAGGATTGGTCTGTATTTTTCATCGACAATGCAACTTCAATAAGGTATCCTTGTGGATATTCTGTAATTTGAATTTGTGTGGGATATACTCTAGGATCTAGATTACATATATCTTCAACATCCTTAGTTAATGCCATCTTAATCTGAGGAGTAAGAGGTTCCATTAATACATCCCAAACAATACTACCAAAGCTAGGGTTCATTACACGCTGACCTTTACGTGTATTAAAATGGTTAAGGATGTTTTGTTTAATTAAGTCAAAGTCATATAACTTAGAGGATCTATTGTCAGGATCGACGGTACTGAACCCTTTGTAATAATGAGTTAATACGTCAGTATGCTGGCTGCTGTAGTTCTGAACATTAATTTCTAAATTCTTGTATGGCATGGTATATTTATTTTCCTGCAGAACCAGTTTTTACAGGGTTGCCGCTGCCATCAGAGACAATGCCACCTGAGCCTGAACTTACAACATTTCCTTTTAATTGTCCCAAGAAACATTCATAATAGCCTTGCTTCTTAGCATGAATATCTGGAGTACAGAATCCTACTGCTTTATAACCTTCTTCAAAATAATCAGGTCCAGGATTTGTATTCAATGTTTTTAATCTAGGATGTGTTAAGAAATAGATAACAACAATCTGTCCAGCTAGAGCCGGATCATTGACTAGTTCTGGGTTATCAACCAATGCCGTTGGGCTACTTACTAGACCTTTTTCATATAACAACTTGCTAAACTTAGTGTAGTTAGCGCGGCCGGTTAGACCAATATATCCGCGACCGATATACTTTAAGCCGTCGCCTGGCTGTGTATTGCCAAGTCCTTTACCCTTAGCTGTATTGTATCCATATAGGAATTCAGGTAAGCTATTGCCAGGGTTACCTGCATATTTCTGAGCTAATTCTTTGTCACCTTTAAACACACTAGGGAATACTTGTAGCAATCTATCTGCTTGGTAGTTAAAGTTTTCTACAACCAACTTCCATAAACTTTCTCCTCCGGCAACACCCAACATTGTAGCAATTTGATAAGGATTAGTTATTCCTAATTTTGCACAAGCATCTTTGATTGCTTTAATACCTGCTTGACATTGAGGTAAGTTAATCTCTTTTGACCTAGTCGGATCGCAAGTACCTGGTTGTATTTCAGGTTGGTTAGCAGGTTCTTGAGTTCCGCTTGCCGGATTTGGAGGAACACCCTGAGCACTTCTATCAGCTAATGTTACATCAGTTGCAGCAGAACTAAATTTTGTAGGATTAACGTTTTCATGTTGTGGCCAAGGTTCGTGTGTTGGAACACGTTGCATAATTGTTTTAATAGTTCCGGTATTGTAAAACTTGCCATCGCTCCATCCATACGGAACTTGTTTATCAGGTAAACTATTGATTGTTAAATGTGCAGGGGTAGAGGCTGCAGAAGCAGTTGCAGGAGCTGCTGCACTAGGACCGTTTAGATGAATATTTGAACCCGATACTAATATATTACCGTTAGCTCCTAGATTCATTACGCCGCCAGTGCCTATGTTAATATTGCTGTTACTTGCCAAATTAATAGTAGCGGCCGCGGATAGTTTTATATCACTAGCCACATCAAGATCAAAGCTGCCACCTGTAGTCAATTTAATTGAATCTCCTACAGTTTCGTCTTTCGTTCCTCTAATTGCAACCTTTTGGTCAGCATCTACAATAAGATATTGATAACCTCCAACGTTAGTTTCCATATTCTTGCCAGCACGCATATGAATATTCCTACCAGCTTCAATATTAACATCACGATCTGCTCTAAAGTTAAAATCTGCCTCAGTATGAATGCTAACGCTATCGGCTGCATAGATATCAATCTTGCCGGCACTAGTCATTTCAATCCACGACGTACCTTTGCTATTACCTATATAGATTAAGTCATGACTATTATGTAAAAGAATTTGATGACCTGTTCTAGTTCTTAATCTAACCAACTCATTCTGTCCGTTTACATCGCCGTCATCCATTACAAAACTACTGCCGCCCAGTCTACTAACTGGTGCTCTAGAATTTTCTTCATAACCTAACTTACCACGTTTTGCACCTGGACTGTCGTCAAGAGGGCCAGGTGTGCTAATACCAAATACTCCGCTAGGTACTTCTCGACGAGCACTACTAGACGTAACACCTCGAACAGTATCTAACAATAATCCCTGTTGTACTAATCTATCAGCAAAAGGATGTACAGGTTTAGCAAATCTCTCAACATTAGGGTTATCTAACTTTTTAGATCCTTTGTGAAACTCTGCAACTGGCAAATAATCTGTACCATATTTTCTTCGTTGTTCTTCTGTGACAGCAACTTGTTTGCTAGCAGCAATACCGGGTACCATATGATTCTGAAATACATCATGTACACATCCCATGAAGAATCCCTGATTAGGATCTCCATCAATAAAGATAACCATTACTGTTGTACCAATGTCTGGGGGAATAGCCCAAAAACCATAACTCTTTTGTACATCGTTAAAGTCGCTACTATTAGTGCCTTCGTGTCTAATAGAAGTATTTCCAGCAAAGGGACTTAGATATCGAACAACATAAGTTTCACCCTGCGATTGTGTAGAACTCGGCATCCCTTTTATCAATGCAACTTCTATACTGCCCATGTAGGTAGGGTCAAGGTGGTTTGTTACTTCCGCTAGAAACGGTCCAGGTGAAGGTAACTTAGCCGTTTGTCTTTTTTCAAAACCCATATTTTATCCTAAATTAAATTTTCCATTAACTAATTTGTCTAAGGGACTATTACCCAAAGAATTACTGCCAAATTTAGCAGTTACAGATCCTATTACGTTTTGATCTATCACCGGTAGTTTACCAGTTAATTGTGCTATTTGAGCGTTAGCAGTTCCTAATTTATCTTTTATAGAATTTACATCAATCGAATTAAACTGCCCTGGTATGTTTGAGAAAGGATTTATCTGCGATGTTGGAATATTATTCAATGCCGCAGTTAATGATTCTGTAGGAATTAAATTAGAAGACAATTCTTTAACGCTACTAACTCCATACAAGTTAGCAAGGCCTGTGACACCTCTCTTGGCCGCTACTTCTTTAACATAGGCATTATCGACTATAGGAGCAGGTGCTGTTGTATAAGGTGTTGTTGGAGGTAAGTTTTTAATTTTGCTAGGTGGCAAGTAATCAACAACTACTCCTGCTGCTGCCGCTTGATTTAAATTAACACCTTCTGGTAGATTAGATCCAAAGCTGCCAATTTGATCAAGAGATTTACTTTGGAAGACATTACCTAAGCCTGATAGCTTAGACGGGTCGAGCCCTACTTGAGCAGCAATGGCTTTAGGATCAGCAGGAGTACCTGCAAAAGAAGATATTTTACTACCAATATCTTTAATTAAGTTTCCTGCTCCGGCACCTATACCGTTAACAATGCCAACGGCTGATGTTCCTAGTTCTTTTCCTGCACCTATAACACTGCTAACTGTATCTGATGCAAGTTTTGAGGGATCAATATTGGCACCAAATTTAATTCCTAATGCTGTGGGATCACTAACTGCTTTATCTAATTTAAGAGTAGCTCCTTCTCCTATACCAGAACCTTTATTTGACTTATTAAGTGCTGTCGCAATCGAGCCACCTAATATAGTAGCTGCTATCGCACCAACTGCACTCTTTGCAGGAATAGTTTTAGATAATACCCCTGTTGCCGCAGCAATAAGAGCAACTGATCCAAGACCAGTTTGATTAATATTGCCTAATCCGGAAGAACTTAATCTAATGTTAGAGGCAATATCAGAGGGCAATGCTTGGCCTATTACAGAAGAACCTGATAGTAATTCGCCAGTCTTAGAAACTCGGCCGGGATTTTGCATTAGTAATGCACCGACTGTGCCGCCTAGGCCGCCGCTTGCTGCCGTAAAATTACTCAACTGCCCAGGTAGGCCAGGGCTAGGCAATCCTCGATCAAGCTGTTCCATTGCAGTGCTTGAATCTAAACGTTGGCTAGGATTAAATGCTCGAGTAGTATCAGGTACTACTCTGTTCAAATTGTTTGGTAAAGTTATTATTACATCTGCAGGATCGCTTGGCTGAATATTTAAATCTAATATCTGTCCAGGTTTTCTTATAATTTCTAAACGTTGTTTAAAGACTCCGTCTTTAAACATGTTAGTAGCTTTGATAATTTGATACACTCCGCTGAAGGGGATTAATTTAGGATCAAATTGCATTATTCCTGTTTCAGGATCTATATCAACTGGGTTTCTAAAATTAATTCTAATTAATACTTCACCCTGTAAGTGGTCAACTTCACCTTCTTTGGTGTTGCCTCGGCCATCGGGTGTTGTATTAAAATTTCCGGTGCCGCCTGTTGCTATATAAAACGGATCTCCAAGAATTTCCATTTCACCAGTAATCATGCTGGCTTTAGAATTAGTAATTGCCTCGTGCATTTTTTTAGCAAGAGTTCCGTAAGGATCATTTAACGGTTGACCTGCTTGGCCGCCCTGTGACTGAACCGGAGTTGGTTCTACTTTACTGGGAGGTGTGGGAACTTGTTGCTGTTTTTGAGTATCAGTGGGCGTTCCACTTGATTGTTTAGTTACAACATTATCACTTGGGCCGGCACCAGTTTTAGATGACGGAGTATCTTTATTACCAAACGATGCAGGAACTGCTTCAAAGAATAATGTATTAAAATTTAATTTAAAATTTATTATATCAACATTTTTGCCAGTGTATATATAGTTGTATTCTCTATTACAAAGTTTAGTTAATTTCTTATCGTCAATTTGTTCTTGACCATAAGTCGGAATCCTGGTGTAATGTAGCTTATACTCGGTGACTACATAGGTAAAATTCTGAAATGGTTTTTTACTTGTTTCATCAATTGCATCTAGATTAGTTACCTCAATCCTAATCATAAAGTACTTAACCATTCCAAACTCGTCGATGTTTTTCTTTACATCTTTTAAAATATTTCTAACATATTCACTATCTCTGATCACAGAAGTAATAGCTTCATGAATATTCATACCTTCTGCAAATTGTACTACTGTTTTACCGGGGGTGTATTTTATTGCTTCGGGTTCTTTGGCTTGTTTTTCAGCACTAGGTTGAGTACTACCTTCTTTTTTATACGCAGTTGCTTTCTCAGTAGTTCCTGGGTCAGCCATTTTGTATAAGGCGTTGTCTTTTAAAATTTCTAATAATTTTGATTCGCCAATTTTATTTTCAGGAGTATCTTTCCATCCTTCTTTTTCATCTCGGCTAGGAAACTTAATAGCATATATATTGTGTTTATTACCTAAAGAAACTTCTTTGCCGTCTTTATCTGACTTAGAAACTTGTTCGTTGACATTTTTAATCATGTCGTTAAGGATTTCTTTAACTGTAGTTCCCGACATCTTAATGGGTTTCTTAACGACATTAGGTTCTCCGAAAGCACGCTCATTAAACGGAACCGCACTACACTTATATCTAGTTCCCTTTTCAGTAATATCAACTTCGAGATTAGTCAAACCAATAGGAAAATATCGTTCTGTCTTTTCAATTTTTTCTGGATCACCAAACTCTGATAAGTCATCATCCGGGTATCCCCAGAATTCCATTTTTAAAACAAAGCTGGCTTGTAGATAAGAAGGATATCCAGCCGCAACTGAAGCAAAATGCAATGCTTCTATAAATCCATTAACACTGTAAGGTTCGATGACATCAAATTTAATCTGAGTAGGCAGCGTAGCACCACCATTTTCGCTAAAAGCCATCAATGTTTCTATTTCAACGTTTTCAATAAACATATCAAAGCGGCCGGGGCTTTCAGAATTAAATCCGTTTAATAATTCACTACCGTAATTTTTTAACGGAACACTCTTTTGTTCATCAGTTAAATCAATACGGCGAGGGTCTCTAGCAGCATAATCAGACCTTGATTTTTGTGTTATTTCATCTGGAGTTGCTAAAGTAGCAGCATCACTACGCATAATTGCATCACCTTTGCCTCCAGATTTTAAAATAACCAAATCTAATTCACTTGTTCTATAGGCTTTAGGATCTTTTAAATAATTCTTTTTTAATCCAGCAAGAGTAAAACTATAAGTTACTGACCTATAAGAATTTAACGCATTGGATTGACCGGAGGCAGCAACTTTAATCTTGCCATCCATATCAGCAGCAGAATCACCGTTGGGATTCTTTTTAGGATCGTCTGTTTTTCTTTCTAACTCGTCGGAGTACCAGTTGTCATCATACCCGCCTTGATCGCCCATTGCTGTAACAGCCATATTACACTACTCCTAGCACTCGTTGCAATGTTGTTTCTTTAGGTAGGTAAATTTTAACACCTGCTACCAGATCAAATACAGGATCTTTAATTACAGATCTGTTTCTAACTGCAAACACCCACCATAACTTATGGTCTTTATATAAATCATAAGCTAACAAATCAGGACGATGTTCGTAAGTAGCAGTCACTTGAAATAAAATGTCGTCACGTTCTTTAGGAATATCTCTAAAATTAATAACATCAAGATAGTTGTTTACAATCGAAGTGTTATAATACGGACTTGTTTTTGTATATATTGTCATTATAGATATCCTCGATTTCTAAACGAGCCTTCATTATATTCTGATACTGAAAATTGTTGCATTTCGTTTCTGCTGTACATAGGTATGCAGGTTAAATTAAACGTAGACATTGCAGGAACAGCAGTAGTTTCATATAATGGAGTTTGATCAGATCCTCCAAGGGCTGCTCCTGGATTAATTGTAAAATAATCAACAGTATTAGGTAATTCAACTCTAAAACTAGATATAGCAACTGGTATATTATGAAACATCATATCCCCGTGAGCATATAATCTACAAACAGGAGGAGGGGCACCTGCGTCGGGGTCGGTACCAAATCGCATCCTTGTAAGAGATTTTAATAAATGCATTGTACAGATATACATATCTGCATCGTCTGCATTTTCTACAGAGAATTGACCAGCAATTGATATTGATCCAATACTACTTTTTTGATAAAAGTTAATTGCAAAGTTAGAATGCAGAGGTTGTTGTCCAGAATAATCTGCTTTGGCTTCATAACTAATAGTAGGAGTATAAGGAAATATAATTCCTCCAGCATTAAAAATTGCGTTATTTGGACCAGCTAGCATCGGAGTAATATATTTTGGAGGAACTAGGATTCTTGCTCGTAAATCTTTACTTTTATCGCCGGGGCCCATGCCTTTAAAATTAACTCGGGCGCGAGGTGGAACTTTTAATTTAGCACCAGCTGGTACACCAGGTACTGTTCTCTCGCCCAATGGATTATCAATTCGTCGAGGATCTGTTGCTGCAAATGCAGCAGAACTTTGGCCGGCTCCGGCATTACTAACAATATTTCCAGGGTTAGCATATTTGGCAGCAGTAGCTATTTCAGATGCAGGAATATTAGCTATAACATTTCCTTGTTCATCATATTGGATGGGCATTCTATAATTCCTCGTATAGTATATTTAACCAATAAATAAAACGCTCTTATAATGGTTGACATTGCCATTCCTACAATGCTATAATGTCTTAACAAGGATAATAATAACAATGACCGTAAGTTTAATTCCCACAGGAAGAAAAGTAAAATACCTAAACAATAGAGATTTATTAGCAGAAATTCATAGGAGCAAGTGTTCTTTTTCAAGTTTTCTAAAACCAGAATACAGCCAACATGACATAATTCTAACCAATTTGGATAAAATTAACATTAGAACTATTGCAGATGCCAAAAGAGCACAGGCCAAAAGGATAGGCATTGCAGCATTTGCAGCCGCAAGGGCAACAGGTGATAAAAAAGTTAGATTAATTGAGTGTACACCTGATTACACTACAGTTGCTAAAACAGATATTGTCATTCGAATTATGACATTCGATCATATTCCGCTAGCACCGGGTCGTAAAAAGACTGTCAAAAGTACAGCAGACGGGCACGATAAAGTAAACTTTCCTCCATTCCAGCATTGGAAATTTGATGATGCTGGAGAATTAACGTGCGTAGGTAAGAGTCATTGGAAAGGTCCTTTAGACACGGGACATTTTTCTAAAGATCACGGTCGAATCACTGAAAATTTAGGTAAGATGTATATCAAACTAAGCGAACGATATGCACAACGTAGCAACTGGCGTGGTTATACCTATGTGGAGGAAATGCGGGGGCAAGCAATTTTACAGTTATCACAAATTGGTCTACAGTTTGATGAATCTAAATCTGAAAATCCTTTTGCCTATTACACAGCCGCAGTGACCAATAGCTTTACTCGTGTACTGAATATTGAAAAGAAAAATCAAAATATTCGTGATGACATGCTTGAAACACACGGACTAACTCCAAGTCTTACAAGACAAAACCAACAAGAGTATGCAGAGGAGAATGCTCGCCAAGCTGAATTGTATAAAAACTTCCGTATGCCTAAGAGTGAGGAAGATGCAATTGATGATTCTGAAGAAACTAATCTTTGACTTTGCTCAATCTAGAATGTAAACTGTTAGTAGGAGAATAACTTATGAACCTTTTTAAGAAGGTAGCAGTCTTTACAGATCTGCACGTCGGCCTTAAATCAAATTCAACGACCCATTTAAGAGACTGTGAAGAATTTGTAGATTGGTTTATCGAACAAGCAAAAGAAAATAACTGCGAGACTTGCATTTTTATGGGTGATTGGAGTCACAATAGGAATAGTCTCAATCTTGTCACTCTCAATACATCACTGACTTTATTAGAAAAGTTAGGTCAAGGGTTTGAAAAGTTCTATTGGTTTCCAGGTAATCACGATTTGTTCTATAAAGACAAGCGTGATATCCATAGCAGTGCGTTCGGACGTCATGTCCCCGGTGTGACTGTTGTCGAGGGTGTAACAACTATTGACGGAGTCACGCTTGTTCCGTGGCTAGTAGGAGATGAGTGGAAATCGATGAAGACACTTGACAGCAAATATGTGTTTGGGCATTTTGAATTGCCCTTATTCTACATGAACGCCATGGTACAAATGCCCGACCACGGTGAGCTTAAAGCTGCTGACTTTGGAAAACCAGAGTACGTATTCAGCGGACACTTTCATAAACGACAAAGCAAAGGCAACGTACATTACATTGGTAATGCATTTCCACATAACTTTGCCGATACATGGGATGATGATCGCGGCATGATGACACTCGAGTGGGGTGGTAAGCCAGAATATATCAATTGGGATAATGCTCCTAAGTACAGAACTATTAAACTTAGCGAATTAATTGATAAAAAAGATGAAATTATGAAGTCAAAGATGCACTTTAAAGTGAATCTAGACATTGATATTAGCTATGAAGAAGCAAACTTTATTAAAGAAACGTTTGTTGCTGACTATGACATCCGTGAAATTAGTCTCATTCAGGATAAAACTAACCTGGACGGAACTATTGATGATAACCCAGATGCTACATTTGAAAGTGTTGATCAGATTGTATCCGAACAATTGATCAACATTGAATCTGAACAGTTTGATAAAAACGTGCTACTTACCATCTATAATAATCTATGAGCTTTAACATCAAGACAATCACAGTTAAGAACTTTCTTAGCGTGGGAAATCAGACACAGGCTGTTGATTTTGACAAGCAACATCTAACATTGGTACTGGGATCTAACTTAGATCTAGGCGGTGACGACACAGGATCGCGCAATGGTACCGGCAAAACTACAATGATCAATGCATTGAGTTATGCATTGTACGGGCAAGCCCTTACTAATATTAAAAAAGAAAATTTAATTAACAAGACCAATGGCAAATCCATGTTGGTCACAGTTGAGTTTGAGAAGAATGGCGTCATTTATCGTATCGAGCGGGGTCGCAAACCTAATGTTCTTAAATTATATGTCAACGATCAGGAGTTAAAATCTAAAGATTCAGAGGATGATAGCCAAGGCGATAGCCGTGAAACACAGAAAGCAATCGAGCAGATGCTGGAAATGAGTCACACTATGTTCAAGCACTTGGTTGCACTGAACACTTACACTGAGCCGTTCCTATCTATGAAGGCTGCGGAGCAGCGTGAAGTTATTGAACAACTATTGGGTATTACTTTACTAAGTGAAAAAGCAGAAGCACTTAAAACATTAATCAAAGAAAGCAAAGATTCTATACAGATTGAGACAGTTAGAATTGATGCTGTTAAAGGTGCAAATGAAAATGTGCAAAAAAGTATCGATAGTTTGCACTTAAAAAGTTCAGCATGGGAAAATAAGCACGACAGCGAACTAGAAAATCTAGGTCGTGCCATTGTTAATCTTGAAGCTGTTGATATTGAAGCAGAGTTATCAGCACATATTGCATTGCAACAGTGGACAGAGAACAATAATAAGCTACGCGACCTAACTAGACAACGTGCAACATTGGAATCTGCTGTAGGGCAAGCTGAAAAGACTCTTAAGAAATATAAAACAGAGTTAGAAAGCCTTGGAAATAAAAAGTGTCATGCTTGCGAGCAAGAACTTCACGACCACAAGCACGAAGAAATGACTGCTACTGCTACGCAGCATTACGACGAAGCCTATGAATACTGGCAGAAGATGCGGGCACAACTTAAACAGATAACAGAAGAAATTGCTGCTGTTGGTGAGTTGCCACACAAACCTTCTACTTACTATGATACAGAAGCAGAAGCGTTGGGTCATAAAAATAATCTTGCCAGTTTAGAAAGATCATTAGACGCAAAGGTTGTAGAAGCCAATCCTTATAATGAGCAGATCGAAGAATTGAAAAAGACTGCGATCCAAGAAATCAACTGGGGCACTGTTAATTCACTAACTAAGCTAAAAGATCATCAGGAATTCTTGCACAAACTGCTGACAAACAAAGATAGTTTTATCCGTAAAAAGATTATCGATCAAAACTTGAGCTACTTGAACAAGAGATTGAGCTACTATATTGATAAACTGGGTTTGCCGCATCGTGTTATTTTTCAAAATGATCTAAGTGTTGAGATTACGCAGTTAGGACAAGATTTAGATTTTGATAATTTAAGTCGTGGTGAGAGAAACAGATTAATTTTATCTATGAGTTTTGCTTTCCGAGATGTTTGGGAAGGATTATATCAAAGCATGAACTTATTGTTCATCGATGAGCTTGTAGATGCTGGCATGGATACAGCGGGGGTGGAATCTGCACTGGCTGTATTGAAAAAAATGGCCAGAGAGAGAAATAAGAATATATACTTAATATCGCATAAAGACGAATTAGTGGGCAGAGTTAATAATGTACTTAGAGTTATTAAAGAAAACGGTTTTACCAGTTACTCAAACGATGTAGACTATGTCGAATGAAGAGATAAACAAGTATAAGGAACTGTATAGTCAACTGATTAGTGAATTAGTTGGCTTGCATAATACCCATGCTTCGTTTGTTAGGAATGTTGGTAGAGATACCGGCAATGCTTGTAGGAGACATCTGAGAGCAATATCAAATATTGCCACTGAATTAAAAAGACAGGGGCAAAAAGTTGGAAAAGAAAGCACAGCTAATAGAAGAGCTGAGAAGAAAGCTGCAATAGCAGAACAAGCAAGGCTTAACGCTATACCAAAAAAACGAGGCCGTAAGCCAAAAGGAACTATAAAATGAATGATACTAATACACAATTACAAGCAACCTTTGCAGAATTCTTAGCTGAAGATGCAAAATTTACAGGTGGTAACTCTGCCGCTGGCACACGCTCACGCAAGGCTCTAGCAGAGTTAAGCAAGTTAGTTAAAGCCCGCCGTAACGAAATCACTGCCGAGAAGAATGCTCGCAAGGAAGCCAAGGCAACAAAATAATCAATGACTTGGACCTACAAAGGCTCTATAGTTAACGAACTTCCTGAAGATTGTATCGGTTATGTTTACTGCATAACCAATATAACCTCAGGACGCCAATACATTGGCAAAAAATTAGCAAAATTCTCTAAAACGACCTACAAGACGATCACGTTGAAGAACGGCACAAAAAAGAAAAAGAAGATTCGAAGCAAAATCGACAGCGACTGGCAGGAATATTACGGGTCCAGTCCTAATTTAACAGCAGATATCAACACCCTAGGCAAAGACAACTTCTCTCGCGAAATACTATACTATTGTAAATCCAAAGCAGAAACATCTTACATTGAGGCCCGCGAACAATTCGACCGCAAAGTATTAGAATCCGACGATTACTATAACGGACATATCCAAGTCCGTGTCCATGGCTCTCACATAAAATCTAAAATTTAATCTAACACCAAAGGTTGGCGGGCCAGTTTGTAATACCGCTGTGGAAAAACTGGGGAATAACCAGACACGTAACATGATGATGCACTCCCGTGGGTATATCCCACCAGCCTGAAAAATTGGTCGCGAGTCTAAGAGCACGAACCCTACGCTCAACGCATTGTCATAGTATGAATGTTAGCATACGAAAAACCGTGCTATAAACACTTAGACACTAGGAACGAGGTCTAAGACGCATTATGCGAGTCGATGTAGGTTGGGAAAGATCAGAGCCCATTAGCATTACGGTAAAAACACCTATTTCCAATGTCTCGGCCTGTGATAACTCACATGAAGACAAAAAGCGGAACCGCTCAAAACGGTTCCGTCTGACCAAAATAATCTACATGAATTTAAAAAGCTTCGCTGAAACAATTGCTTCAAGTAAGAGCGTAAGCGATTACGAAGAAGCAAATGAGCGTCAGCTCATTATAAATAAAAGAAACAACTTCTTAGGAAATCCCTTTATGCGTATCACTGAATTAATAATTGAAAACAATCAAATAGATGAAATATCTCTTAAAGGTATCGGTCAAGGTCTAAGCAAGGCTGCTGATGCAGTTGGAGGTGCTGTTGGTGGCGTGCAAGGACAATGGGCTGGAATGCAAAATGTATATAATCAAAAAAGAGATAGAGTGGCGGCTGTAGCTCAAAGAAATGCAGAACAAGCAGGTGGTTATAAAAAGCCCGCCGCACCAGTTGTAGCACCTACTCCAATAGCCGCTGTTCCTCCTACTGCACCAGCAGCTAATGCGGTGCCTAACAGTGGAACAATGTCAATTAATGGCAACAAATTAGATCCTAAGAATCCAGCTGATGCTAAAATAATTGCTCAGATACAGGCACAAGATGCACATAATGCTACCCAACAGGCTGCTCCACAACCAAGTGCAACTGCGGCACCGAGTGCCCCTCCTCGTCGTCTTGTAGGTCCAAAGGGAGTAGCCGCTGTTGAAAAAGCATACAAATCTTTACCAGATCCGCAACGTAGTCAAGCAAGACAAAGCATTGCAGCGATTGACGCAGGAGTTAAAGAAAGTTTGACTGTTGGTTATAAAAGTAATTTTCTAGGTCTAGTAATTTAAAAGAACGGCATCTGCGTTTCTTTGGTCATTTCTAAATTACCTTCAATAATCTTAGTAAGCAGTTCTCTATCTTCAGGCGATAATAAAAATGCCTCTGAGAAACTTAGACCACCTCTCATATACCAAGCGAATCTAAAAAGTTCTTCTTTTAAGGCTTTTGTATCAGTCTCGTATTCTTTTATGAGCTTATTGATACCATTAGTATCAAGATACAAAAGCCTTATACGAAAAAAGTTGCAGGATCAAATACTAATGGAACGTCAATTGTTTCACCAGTGATGCCATTTGCCCTCATTTCGTCAGTAACTTGAACAGTAATTGGTTTTAAAGAATTTATTTCTCGCAATTGTTCAATGTGATTTTGAACAATATTAAAAATATCTTTGTCGGCATTGTCAATAAATTCTTTAATGTGCCTTGGATCTTCAGTGCCGCCGTTAGTTGAATCTATTTTGTAAATGCTTTTCTCAACTATACCAATGGTAACATCTGATAGCTTGCTAAAACTTTCTTTAAATGCAGCAATTTTGTCAGCTTCACTCATTGCAGCATCGTTGGCAATTTGCAAAATCTTTTGAGTTTCAAATGTTTTTACAGCACTTTCACTGATCTGCTTGTAGTTCAAAGGACGAACATACACAGTTAGATCTTGACTTACCTGTACAGCACTTTCCCAGGTAATGTTTTGCATTAACGAATCCATTATGGTACGTAGATCCGTTGTGTATTCCATTTCAATATCTTCTCCAAACGTAATAGGAGTTGTCATCTTTTCACCATAGGTTGCCAATCGAATTGCAATTAACAACACATCTAAATCGATACTGGGCACCATCCATGCATTTTTAATATTTGGAATACAATGTTGGATAACATCTACAACGGCCTGCCCGCTCATTACAGCATCTGGAACTTTAAGCATTAGTTCGTCTTTGGCAGTCATGGAAAACACGGGTAGTTCTCCATTTTCAGACATTTCTAAACTGCCTGCTGGCCAAAATTGTCCATTGCTGGGCAAACGAATGTAGATTTTTGGTTGCCTCATGAAAGAAGCAAGCGGGTTTGGTTGTATGTTGGTTAGGTTAGCTACCATAATTTTATCTCCGATAAATAAACAATGCGATTAGACCATATATTTATCTACGCAGATAACCACTAAAAAACAATGGCAGAAGTCACCGGATCAATAGGCAGCGAAGAAGTAGTACTGAATAATGCGGCTACTGAAGCTACGCTACGGCTGATACTTCAAGCATCTCTTGCAACTACCAAAGCACAAAAAGAAGCTATTAAAGAGCTGGCAACTAAATCAGGACTAGATCCTAAGATAGTTGAGCAGATGAATACCAATGCTAAACAGTCTTCGGGAATGTTTAGCAACTTATCCACAGTAGGTTGGCAAACTGCTGATAAGATTCGAACATTGGACAGAAGCATTTCTCCGTTGGTTGATAATTTAACCAAAGGTACTGCTACTCTAGGAAATGTGTTTGGTGCGTTTGAAGCAATGCCCGGAATACTGGGTGTATTTGCCACAGCACTAAAACGTGTTTCTGATTTTCAAGACGAAAATATGAAGATGTACCAGCAGGTAAGTACATCTGGTGTTAATTTTGGTGGTAGTTTGACGCAATTGCGTCAAGCTGCTCTCAGCACTTATATGACATTAGATCAGTTTTCTAGCATGATGAAAAACAACGGTGAAGTGTTTGCCAAGATGGGCGGCACCGTTAATCAAGGTGCTAAATCGTTTGTTAAGGCCAGCAACACTTTGTTAAGCAGTGACGCAGGTAATAATTTAAGAGCATTGGGCTACACTACTGAAGAAGTTAATCAAGGAATGTTAAATTACATTTCATTGACAGGTGGTCGTAATAGACAAGAGATGCAGGACACTGCTGCTCTTACCAAAGGTACTACACTGTATCTAGAAGAATTAGATCAGCTGGCTCAAATTACAGGCAAGAGCAGAGAAGAGCAGCAAAAGAAATTAAAAGAAGAAATGGAAGAAGCAGAATTCCAACTGTTCCTTGCAAGCAAATCAAAAGAAGAACGTGAATTAATTGAACAGAACGTTAAGCGAGCTACATCATTATATGGAAAAGGCGGTGCAGATATTGCCAAAGCCAGTGCAATGGGTGTTGCAGTACAGGGAGAAGCAGGTAAAAAATTAACTGCACTTAGCGGACAAACAGCCGATTCTATAAAAAGAGATCTAGATCTAAGACGTACCTACGGTGCAAAGAGTCAAGAAGTTCAAGATAACGAAATTAAAGGCAGACAATCTAATGCTAGAGATCTAGGCAGACTCGCTGGAGCAGTGGGCTCGTACAGTGGTGTGCTAAAAGGCAACGAAGATGCAGTTAAACTGGCTGCAAAAGATAGAATTGCAGGCGAGCAAGCAATTAAAGAACAATATTCTGAAGCTGCTAAAGAAACAGCAGAAAGAAAAGAATCTGAAGCAAAAGATGCGGCAAAATCTCAACAAGCTATTCAAGAGTTTGGCCAAGCAATAATGAAATTAATTGCACCAATTGTACAAGTATTAACTCCGGTAGTTAATGCACTAGCCACAATTATTACCAAAGTTGTAAAAGGGTTTGACATTATTACATTTGGCTTTGGGGGATTTGTTATTGCATTGGGTGCTGCTGTGCTTGCTATTAACAATTTTACTGCTGCTAAAACAGCAGAAGCTGCAAAAGATGCTGCTAGTGGCGGATTAGGTGACTTACTTGATAAAACAGGTAAGGGCGATAAACCTCCTAAGGGCGGTGGAGGTGCAGGAGGAACCGTAAAAAGATTTCTTAAAAGCCCTAGTGTGATTGGTACTGTACTCAGTGGATTAATGCTAGCTAGTGATCTTAGCGATATTAAAAAGCAAGAAAAAGAAGGAACAATATCTAAAGAAGAAGCAAATAAAGCCAAAGGTGGAGCCTGGGGCGAAGCAGCTGGCAGCGCGGTGGGTACGGCCTTAGGTGCATCTATTGGATCATTGTTTTTCGGCATTGGTGCAGCACCTGGCGCTATTATTGGCAGTATTCTTGGCTCTATGGTCGTAGGATCTCTTGGTAAAACTGCTGGAGAACGATTAGGAAGTGACTCAAAGAAAGCTGCTGATGGTGCTATAGTTTCCAAAGCAACCAATATAACCGCAGGTGAAGCAGGACCAGAAATTATATCTCCTATCAAGTACTTTAATAATTTACAATCAGAGCTAGAGACGTTAAATAAGCAAACAATGGAAATGATTAGGTACATGAAAGAAACGGCAGAATACACTAGACGTACTCACGATGCTACTAAATCTTTAGGTGGTGATCTTTTCAAATTTTAAAATGATAGAGGCAACGTAATATGGCGGGTTGGAGAAAATATTTTACTTTAGTTGATACATCTGGTGCAATGAGCCCTATAAACGGGTCTGTCAATGCAGATAGTCGCGCCAACCCTACACACAGAAACTACTCTAGCTATTTGCCAGATGTATATTCTGGACACCCAAATCGTTTAGAGCGTTATGGTCAATACGATACAATGGATGCTGACAGTGAAGTTAATGCTGCCTTGGACATTTTAGCTGAATTTTGCAGCCAAATGAATGAAGAAACTGGAACACCTTTCCGTGTATTCTACAAAGATCAAGCTACTCCAACTGAAGTAACTGTCATTAAAAAGTACATGCAACAGTGGACTAAACTTAATAAATTTGACAAACGAATTTTTAAAATAGTCCGAAATACTTTCAAATACGGTGATGTATTTTTTGTTCGCGATCCTGAAACACAGGCTTGGATGTTTGTCGATTCACAAAAAGTTGATCGTATTATTGTTAATGAAAGTGAAGGCAAGAAACCTGAACAATATGTTATCCGTGATTTTAATCCTAATTTAGAAACACTGGCTACAACTGCCATTAGTCCTAGCAATGTAACAGGTGGCGGCAGTCAATACGCCAGTAGCTATGCCGCAGGGCAAGGTGGCGCTGGCGGCTCACGAGGAATGACAGGTGCGTTCCCTACAAATCTTAACGGTAATCGATTTAGTCGAAATGAAAATCAATATAATATTGATGCAAGACATGTGCTACACATCAGTTTAAGCGAAGGTTTAGACAACAATTACCCATTTGGAACTAGTCTTTTAGAAAGCATTTTTAAAGTTTACAAGCAAAAAGAATTGCTAGAAGATGCTATTATCATCTATCGTATACAACGTGCTCCAGAGCGTAGAGTTTTCTACATTGACGTTGGTAATATGCCAAGCCACTTGGCAATGGGCTTTGTAGAACGTGTCAAAAACGAAGTAAATCAACGCAGAATTCCCAGTGCTACAGGTGGTGGCCAGACAATGATTGATGCTGGTTATAACCCATTAAGTATCAACGAAGATTACTTTTTCCCACAAACCGCTGAAGGCCGCGGAAGTAAAGTTGAAGTACTACCTGGTGGTACTAATCTAGGTGAGATTGATGATCTTAAGTATTTTACTAATAAACTGTTTCGTGCTTTGCGCATACCTAGCAGTTATCTACCTACTGGCAGCGACGATGGCGGAAGTAGTTTTAATGATGGTCGAGTTGGGACAGCCTACATCCAAGAATTGCGATTTAACAAATATTGCGAGCGTCTCCAAAGTCTAATGAATGACGTGTTTGATACAGAATTTAAACTGTATTTGCACAACAAAGGTATTAATATTGACAGTAATATTTTTGATGTTAAGTTTAGTCCACCGCAAAACTTTGCCAGCTACCGTCAAACTGAAATGGATACAGCCCGTGTATCAACATATACCAGTTTAGCCGAAGTTCCTTACCTAAGTAAGCGTTTTTCTTTAAAGAGATTCTTAGGTCTAAGCCAAGAAGAAATTACAGAAAACGAAAAAATGTGGCAAGAAGAGAATGTTGATGCAGATACAACACTGCCAGCTAATGCTGAATTACGTGGTGTAGGCATTACTGCAAACGCCATGGGAGCTGATATGAGCGCATTGAATGGCGCAACTACCCAACCTTTACCTGGTGAAGAAGGCGGCGGCGAAGCTGCACCAGCAGGCGGTGCAGGTGCTACAACTGCTCCTCCAGCATAAATATTGTTATGTTTTTAAGAGAATTTATTTATTTTGACAAAGATCAGGCAGATATGTCCGATGACAATCGTTACGATTCTGATAATGATACGAGTGTATTGAAGTCTAAAGATCTTCGTAAAACTAGATTAACCTTAAAAATGTTAAACGATTTACGCAAAGCAGGCGATGCTCATGCAGCAGAGCAAAAAGAAGAACTAGTATTGGTTAGAAAGATGTACGCAGCTCCTCCTCCGGAAGCTGCACCTGCATAAACTGATAGTTTAAATATTTTTAGTGAAAACTTAAATATTTTAACAAGAAATTGCAAAAATTCTTCACGCTTTTATCTGAAATAGGCCGTTTTTGGCCTATTTCCCATACCTTTATACAATCCCACTTAAATAACAACACAGCCTTGCCGCGAAACTAACATAGGAGATAACCGCAATGTCTACAAAGTTTGAACAACTATTAGACTTAATTGTCAATGAAGAAATGGATAAAGCCAATGAGCTATTCCATGAAATCGTTGTTGAAAAGTCAAGAGATATATATGAGAATTTAATTGCTGAAGAAGCAGAAGAAGACGAAGAAATGGATGAGTCTGCTGAAGAAGACGACGAAGAAATGGATGAGTCTGCTGAAGAAGACGACGAAGAAATGGATGAAAACATTGATCTAGAAGACAGCTACAGCATGGAAGCCGACGACGAAGAAGATGAAATGGGCGGCGACGCTACTGACGACTTCGGTGCTGACATCGGTGATGATGACATGGACGGAGAAGAAGGTCCAGAAGCTGGTGAAGACAAAGCTATTTTTGACATCAAGAATGCTATTGCTGAACTAGAAGCAGCATTTGCTGAACTAGAGCAAGCCCAAGGTTCTGAAATGCCACATGATGAATTTGGCGATGAAGAAATGGATGGCGAAGATGAAGATGAAGGTATGATGATGGGTATGCACGAAGGTCGTCGTATGACACGTGAGTACACAGAAAAAGTTGGAAACGACTGGGATAAGAACAGCATGAAAACACAAGGACAGTACGTAGGTGCAGGTTCCGGTGATAAAGAAGGTGCCCCAGTTGAAGGTAAGAGCCCAATCAGCAGCGGTTCTGGTAAGCCAACAAGCGGTGCAAATGCCAAGAATTTAGTTCAAGGTGGTACAGAAGGTTCTAGTAACACTGGTACAAGCCCAGCTAAAGGCAGCAAAGGTATTAATCCAGTTTCTGGCGAAAAGTTTGCTAAAGGTATCCACAACGTGGACGGTATGAAGTCTGGCGTTAAGACACTAGCAGGTGTTAAAGGTGGACACGGGGCAGAGAAGAAGGGCGCAGGTCCTGGACCAGTTGGATCCGGTACAGGTGACAAGGCTGGACAAACTAGCGTTGGCAAAATCCCTACTTTCCTTAAGAAACTATAATTAGAGAATCTGGATGAAACCCACTTATCTAAGAGAACACCTAAGTTTCGATCAGTCCGGCATCGTAATGGAGTCGGACGATAAAGATGGCAAAAATCTTCACTTGAAGGGCATTGCCATTCAAGGTGGTATTCGCAATGCGAATCAACGAGTCTATCCTGTAGATGAAATTGAACGTGCTGTGAAGACACTAAATGATCAGATTCAAAATGGTTATTCTGTATTAGGTGAAGTTGATCACCCAGATGATTTAAAAGTAAATTTGGACCGTGTATCCCATATGATCACTCAAATGTGGATGGAAGGTCCTAACGGTTATGGCAAGTTTAAAATCTTGCCTACACCAATGGGTAACTTGATTCGCACTATGCTCGAAGCTGGTGTAAAACTTGGAGTCAGTAGTAGAGGCAGCGGCAACGTTGACGATATGTCTGGCAAAGTTTCTGACTTCGAAATTATCACTGTCGATATAGTTGCACAACCTAGCGCACCTGGCGCTTATCCTACACCTGTTTATGAGCATTTGATGAACAATCGTGGCGGGTATAGAGCACTACAGGTAGCAAAAGAAGTAAAAGAAGATCCAAAGGCCCAGAAATATTTGCAAGAGTCTCTCATGCAAATTATTAAAGGTCTAAAATAAAGCCCGAGGAGAAAAAAATGTTGGACGCATTCAAACAATTAGTAGAGTCTGGAGTAATGTCAGAAGAAGTTAAAACTTCTATTGAAGCTGCCTTCACTCAAAAGATTCAAGAGAATCGCGACCATGTTACCGCTGAACTTCGTGAAGAATTCGCACAAAAATACAATCATGATAAAACTGTGATGGTAGAAGCGATCGACAAGATGTTAAGCGAGCGATTGGCCGCAGAAATGGCCGAATTGTATAATGACAAGAAGTCTCTAGCAGAAGCAAAAGTAGCGTACCAACAACGTATTGCTGAAGATGCTAAAAAACTAGAAGGTTTTGTTATTAATCAATTAGGCAGAGAGTTAGTCGAGTTCCAAGGAGACCGTAAGAAAGTTTCTGAGAACTTTGGTAAGTTAGAGCAGTTTGTTGTACATGCTCTAGCAAAAGAAATTGGTGAATTCGCTGTAGACAAGCGTGATCTAGCTGAAACGAAAGTTAAGTTGGTACGTGAAGCAAAGAGCAAGTTTGATCAAATCCGTCAAGCCTTTATTACACAAAGCGCAAGAGTAGTTGAAAGTACAGTCACTAAAAAGTTAACATCTGAAATTAAGCAATTGAAAGAAGATATTGACAGTGCCCGTAACAATGACTTTGGTCGTAGATTGTATGAAGCGTTTGCACAAGAGTATTCTGGTTCCTTCCTAAATGAAAAGTCCGAGACAAGTAAATTGTTAAAGATCATCGCTAAGAAAGATCAAGAACTAGCAGAAGCAAAACAAGTGGTATCGGAAAAAGCAAATCTAGTAGAATCTGCGCAACGTGAAATTCGCGTTACAAAAGATCTAATAGAGCGTAAAACCGTTATGGCAGAATTGCTATCACCACTAGCTGGTGAAAAGAGAGTGGTTATGCAAGACCTTTTAGAGTCAGTTCAGACTGTAAAATTGCACGCCGCATTTGAGAAATACCTACCCGCAGTAATGGAAGGCGCCCAAAAGCAAGCACCTAAAAAGATGTTAGCCGAAGGCACTGAAGTAACTGGTAATCGTGAAAGCAAGCCAGCGGTAGGCTTAGATAATATTGTTGATATCCGCAAGTTAGCGGGTTTAACAAAATAATAATTCAAGGAGACGTAAATGTCACAACTATTAAATGAAAGATGGTCAGAGACCAAAGAAGCTCTGCTTGAAGGCCTATCCGGTACCCGTAAGTCTTCTATGGCAGTTTGCCTAGAAAATACACGCCGTCATTTGGCTGAAAGCGCAACCGCTGGTGCTACAAGTGCCGGCAACATCGCAACACTTAACCGTGTTATTCTTCCAGTAATTCGTCGTGTTATGCCGACAGTTATTGCTAACGAAATCATCGGCGTTCAGCCAATGACAGGACCTGTTGCACAGATCCACACACTACGTGTTCGTTATGCTGATGGTGTTAACTCTGGTGATGTAGTAACAGCCGGTGAAGAAGCACTAAGCCCATTCAAGATCGCTGCTGCTTACTCCGGTAACAACAGTGCCACTGCTGGTGGTGCTACAACTGCTAACCTAGAAGGTTCTCCAGGTAAGCGTATGAGCATCCAGATCTTGAAGACACCGGTTGAAGCAAAAAGCCGCAAGCTATCTGCTCGTTGGACCTTTGAAGCTGCTCAAGATGCACAAGCCCAACAAGGCATTGACATCGAAGCAGAAATCATGGCTGCACTAGCACAAGAAATCACAGCTGAAATTGATCAAGAGATCCTAGCTTCTTTACGTAGCTTGGCTTCTGTTGAAGAAACATACGACCAGTCGTTAGTTTCTGGTACAGCTACATTCGTTGGTGACGAACATGCTGCTCTAGCGATCCAGATCAACCGCGTAAGCAATTTGATTGCTCAGCGTACACGTCGTGGTTCTGCTAACTGGGCTGTTGTTTCTAACCAAGCATTGACAATTCTACAATCTGCTACTACAAGCGCATTTGCTCGTACAACAGAAGGTACATTTGAAGCTCCTACAAACACTAAGTTTGTTGGTACATTAAATGGCGCAATGAGAATTTATGTTGACGCATATAAGTCTGATACAGACGATAATAACCAGATCCTAGTTGGATATAAAGGTTCTAGCGAAGCAGATGCTGCTGCGTTCTACTGCCCTTATATTCCGTTGATGAGTTCTGGTGTTGTTCTAGATCCAGCAACATTTGAGCCAGTAGTTGGCTTCCTAACACGTTACGGTTATGTAGAGTTGAGCAACACTGCTTCTTCTCTAGGTAATGCTGCTGACTACTTAGGAAAAGTTGCTATCACTAGCGCAAACGTAAGCTTCAAGTAATCCGTTACTTGTTTTTACACAAACAATCAACCCGCTTCGGCGGGTTTTTTGTTGACTATCCAATAAATAGCTTTGTTCGCCCTTTAAGGGTTTTATGCGGTACCATCCGCGTAGATCATAGAACGATCTTAACACAAGGAGAAAATAAAATGGGACGTCCAATTAAAGACAAATTTTTCGGTAGTTCAACTACCCCTTATCAAAACGCCAACGTTGGCGGCCGTACTGGTGTCGGCGGCGAAAGCGTAACATCAGTAATTGCTGTTGCTAGTTCAGGAACATTGTATTCCGCAGGTGCAACACTAGTAGTAAGCGCACCAAACATTGCAGGTGGTATCAGAGCCACTGCCACACCTACAATTAGTCTTCCTGGTATCGGCGGTATTACTGCTGTTACATTAGGTACAGCTGGAACTGGTTATACTGCAACTGCTACCATAACAGTTACTACTGCTAGTTCTGTTACTAAAACAACAACTGGTACAATTTCAACAAATATCATTTATCCTGCAGATACAACTGGAGTTCAAGTAGGTATGAAAGTTGTTGGTACAGGTATTAACGCAGGTGCAACATACGTTACTGCTGTCTACTCAACAGGTACTGTTGTATCGGCTGCAAACGCAGGAGCAGTTAGTGGCGCAGTGGTCTTCCTTGACGCAGGTTCTGGATTTGCCGCAGTCACAGCGTTAACAACTACTACATTTAACGCTATACAAATCATCTCTTATGTTCCAAATGGTTCAAGTGGTATCAGTGGTGGCGACATCATGAAGCAAGAAGGAAGCCGCCGTTACCTAGTTCAAAATGCACAAGGTCAAGGAATCTGCAAATTGTCTACTGGTACATTAGTTGCTGGTGGCATGCACATTATTGCTACAGATTCTGCAGGTGACACATATTGGGTTACTAAGTTAACAAGTCGCAAAGCAAACTTGTATCCAAGATCAAATACAGGTACATCTATCTATAGTACTATCAAAGTAGCACCATGGACAATTGGCAGTGCATCTGGTACTACTACTGGAACTGCTATTGTTTCTCTAAGCCACACAGTTTAATATTTTGTAAAAATATTATGGGGGGCTTGTCCCCCCATTCTCTTATCTAGGTAAATAATGGTATGACCACTAATTGGACCTTACCAACAAATGTAATTCAGTACGCAGAAGAAGGCGGAGAAGATGCTCATGTTTCTTGGTTAGAAACAGATAACTTCCATGGTCTAAAAGATATCGACGGTAAGTCGGTGCGGACAACTAGAGATTTATTTCACATTGCTAGAGATCCTAGACATGATATATTACAAAAAACATATTATTTAAAATTAACAGGATTTAATTTTGTAAATTTACCAGAAACATTATCTGGTATTGGAATGCAATTAACTATTAATAGGTATGGTAGAATCACTGATGAAACTATACAATTATGTTCTTATGGTAATATAGTAGGTGAAAATCAAGCGTCTTTAAATTTAGACACTAAAAAAATATACGGAAATGCTAATTCTATTTGGGGTAGCAATTTAAATATGGCACAAATTCAAGATTCGTCATTTGGAGTTATAGTAAGGTTCCAAAGCCACCCAAGTTGGCCTCATAGAAGTAGTCCTTTGATTGATGCGGTTGAGCTTAGGATATATTAAAAAAAATAAATACAGTGAGGATCAAAAATGGCAACTACTTACTTTTCTAATACACCGCCTGGTGCAGCATCATCAACAACGAATATTACTGTTGAAAACATTCCTAACGATTATTTTTTAAACGCTAAAGCAAAAATAAATCTCAAGTCCGGTGCTGATACTAGTATCACAGCCGGCGGAAAAGCAGAAATTGACGCAAACAGTGATGTAAAAATAATTTCTGAAGGCGGTATTGTTGCAATTGAATCGAGTGCCGACAAAATAACTATAAAAGCAGCAACTGATGTTACAGTTACTGCTAGAGGCAAGGCTATTGTAGATGCTCCCGAAACTGATATTTTACATGATTCTGTATTAGGATCCGATGTTGGGACTGATACAACTGAATTTAAATCAAAAATTAAAAGTAATATTCTGCCTAAAGGAACTAATTATAACATAGGCGATGCTAGTAATATTTGGAAAAAATCTTTTTTTGATGAGGGAGAATATTTTAGCGAAAATAACGTAGGCAATCAATACTTAGAATACGGCGTTAATGGCCGACCTTATAACCCAGCTGACATATATGATACTGCTGAACACAGAAAAACTGGTGCAGTATACGTACACGGTGGTGTAGGTATTGAGAAAGATTTAAACGTTGGTGGTAGAATTTATGGTCGTATTGAAATTGCCAACACATCTTTCCAAATTGTTGTTACCGCAACAAATGCGGACATTGTATTTCATCCGTTATTTGCAAGAAGTACCGGCGAACAATTTTTATTTGTAGATATCCAAGGTATTGACCAAGGAGGCTCAGCAGGACTGACATACAATCCCTATACTGGTAAGTTGGGAACAGAATTATTAAAAGTTGTATCCACTTCTGCTGCAAATTCAACCGATGGTGCTGTAAGAGTTGAGGGTGGTATTAGTGTTGGTAAGAACATTGTTACTAAAGAAATTACACCCCCTGATGATGCAGATGTTGCAACAGAAATTTACTCGGTTGGTGTTAATTCTAGCCAATGGGCAGACGCATACGTACATAATTTATATACTAGGGTAATTGGTTCTACTACTGGTACAATTGAAATGCGTCCAGATGCTGGCGTTGTTGACATGTTTAGCGATATTAGAGTAAGAGGACAGAATCCAATCGGTACTGCTCCTGTTGTTACAAACATCTTATATGTCACTATGGACGGCGCCGATACTAATGATGGTCGCGCAATGGATCCAAGCCGGGCTTGTCGTACAATTGGGGCAGCATTGAAGAGTCCTTATTATCAGTCTGGCACACAAATACGTGTTGCACCGGGACATTACTTAGAAGACAATCCTCTACAATTGAAACCATATACAAGTATTATGGGTTCGGACTTAAGGACATGTAGTATTGAACCAATTAATAAAACACAAGATTTATTCCATGTTAATAGCGGATGCTATCTTGCATTCATGCAATTCTTGAACGGACGTAGTGGATTGTTAGAAGGCCCATATGATCCTCAATATAATCGAGGAGCATATTGCACATCATTTCCTCCTCTAGAAGGTGATGCACGTATTGATCTGTTCCATTCGCCATACATTCAAAACTGTACTAATCAAAATGGTCCATGGTTAACAGATGGTACTATGTTTGTTCCAAATCAAACTGTGCAAATTCCTAGAGTTGTTGGCACAGGTACATGGATCGCTAACACAACTACTTTGGTTATTCATGCAACTACTGGCACAATTGCTCAAGGCGATTATATTAATGCTGGACAACAAAATCCAGGATTTTTTGAAGCCCGCACATTGATGCTAGCCAATAAACCTTTCTTGCAAGAACAAGTTGTTGCTTATGTTGATGTTACATTTAACACGAGCTCTTTTAGTTATAATGTAACAAAATGTCGTCGAGATATTGGGTTAATTTTAGACAGCATTTCTACCGACATGCTATACAACGATACTAGTGATAGCACATTTGCTGGCTTACAATATTGGAATCAAACTAGTTCTGCTATTGCAGGAGAACAAACTACTACTACAAATGCAATTAATTATCTAAAAGGGTTAGCTGCAACTGTTGCATTAAACGCAGGTAGTTCATCTGCACAAACAAGAGTAAACACGCTGTTTACAGTTATTACTGATATTATAACCAATGGTACTGTTGGAGTAAGTGATTCGATTATTGCAAACGGATTACCTAGTACTGATCCTCAGTACACTAATGCATATACTGCTTTATTGGCAAATAAAGAAACATTTAAGACACAAGTTCTATCATGGATTGGGTCTAACTATCCAACATTTGTTTATAATACATCTACATGTGCAAGAGACGTTGGATACATTATCGATAGCGTAGCATTTGATGTTCTGCACTCCGGCAATAGACAGAGTATTAAATCTGGAGTTTATTATTACAATTACAGTACAACTAGTACAACAATTGCAAATCAAATTCCACAGACTACATTAGCATATAATTTTATTAAATCAATTATTACTAATATTGTAACTGGTATTCCGTTACCTACAGTATACCAAACAGCTACTACTCAAGTTATTATTGGCCAGCCTATAGCCAGTAGTTACGAAGCAATTTCTTTACAAAATAAAATTGATATTATAACTGATATTATTAGGCATGGTCCTAGTGTTGCAGTTAATCAAACACCCGAGTATGTTACTCTTTCGATCAATGAAGAAAAAGTAAACGCATTTAATATGTTGTTAACTAATAAAGATTTTATTAAAGCAGAAGTAATAGCTTACTTAAATAAAAACGCAAACACATTTAATTATAGTAAAGAACTTTGCTATAGAGACACTGGAATATTAATTGAAAACGTTGCATATGATGCTGCTTTTGGTGGTAATGAAAAATCCATCCAAAGTGGTTTAGCATATTACGACGGAGTTATTAGTAGGATATCTGGACAAGAAACCCAAACTTCTGCTGCCATTGACTATCTAAGTAAAATGGTCCAGTCCATCATTGTTAATAACACATGGACTAATATTTTAACGGTGCCGGCAGTTATTGCACCTTATGGCACACATAACCAAGTTAGAAACACTGTGATGACACGGGGTGCTGTTGCCTCAAGCGCAATAGATCAGTGTTTCAACACAATTACCGTTATCATTAATAACGGTCCAACAGCAGCACCTGCTATGTATAAGTCAGGCTGCCCCGATGCGGCATTTGTCAGTGCTGAAATTTTAATGCAGGCAAATCGTAGATTTATTCAAGAAGATACAATCAACTGGATCAACAACACTGTTAAGGCATTCCCTTACAGCAGAATAAAGTGCAAGAGAGATATTAATATTATTGTTGATTCTATAGCTTACGACTTATTGTATCCTACTGCTAAGAGAAGTCAAAGTACTTTCTCAGCATTACAATATTGGTCTCAAGGAAATTACACAGGCATTATTGAAGCTCAACTTGGCCCAACAATTGATGCAATTAAATATCTAAAAGAATTATCAGTTAAAGTTGTACAAAATATTAAACCTACTGACGACCTAGTTAATAGATATCAGTTTGTTGTTTCTCAAAATACGTCATTAGAATCTGCTAGCTCAGTAGAGGCCGCATTAATTGCTGCAAATTTTGATATTATACTTTCCATTGTTAAAGGAAATAGCAAAGGATGGACTGACAAAATAGTTCCTAACGGACCAGAAACTAATTTATTAGGTATTAAAAATGCTTTTAATTTATTAGAAGCTAACAAAGCATATATGGCAGCTGAAGTAATTGCATATATCACAGCAGTTCATCCTAATTTTACCGCATATAGTACATCTACCTGTGCTCGTGATGTTGGGTTAATTACTGATTCGATTGCATTTGATTTAAAACATGGCGGTAATAGACAAGCAATTCAAGCAGGCCTAAGTTATTATTCAGTGTCTGGCTCTACAAATACTATACACGGTCAGGAAACACAAACAATTGTTGCCTTTAATAGGATTAAAGATATTGTTGATGGAATTATGACTGGCAACTTAGTTGCAGCAAGTACTGGAACTATTGCTTCACAAGTAATATTACCTAATGTTGCTACTTTGAGTGAAGTAAGATATGTTCAACAATCTATCTCTACTATTACAGATATCATAATTTATGGTCCTAGCATATCAAGTGGATTAACCAGTATTGCCTTAACTGCAAGTACTGTAACTTCTGTAATAAATGGTTTTAATTTACTACAGGCCAACAAGAAATTCATAGTTGATGATGTAATACATTTTATCGATTGGAACTATAATAGGTCTAGTTTTGATTATAATGAGGAACTATGCTATCGTGATACGGGACTTATTGTCGATGCAGTGAGCCAAGATATTTTATTAGGCGGAAATTACAAATCAGTAGAAGCTGGTTTAGCTTATTGGAATTTTGGTTACAACCAAGTAGCTGGTCAAGAAACCACAACTACTATGGCGTTAAATTATGCTAGAGATATAGCATTACAAATCATTGCCAATACACCCGTTACTCCTCAAACACAAACTAGTATAACACAAGTTATTAATCCATTCTTTGAATACGGTGGCGACTATATGCCACAAGAAGCAATAAAACGCAATTTTAAAATTATTACTGATATTATTCAGAAGGGTCCAATGTATGCTCCACCCCGTTATATGGGGGGAGGATTATTTGCTCTAGTTGGTATCAATGGAGCCGATGTTAAAATTTCTCCTAGAGTAACGTCAGTTACCACAGTGACAACTGGCACATACATTGTAGGTTTAGATACTTCAACAGTCGGCTTTGGCAACAACGCAACATTATACTTTGGTGATACATTAGTTTATCCTAAACAAAATGCAGAAGTAGAAGCACTAAGTTTAGAATACACAGGCGATGCAACCACATGGAATCGACGTAAGGTTGATCCTATCGGTGGCATGGGCGGTAGTTTAGTTGATGGTGCAGTTATCAGCTCACGTAGTCCTATTAACAGTTTTGTATATGATGCATTTACGCAGGTTAATCAAGGAGGCCGCGGCATTAGAATCACTAATGATGGATATGCACAATTAGTTTCTGTGTTTACAATTTTCTGTTCTACCGGAGTGCAAGTTGACAACGGCGGAATTGCATCTATTGTTAACAGTAACGCCAACTTTGGCGATCTTTGTTTAGTTGCTAAAGGTTATGGACAACGCAAATTCAGCGGCACTGTTTATAATCCTGTAAACAAGTCATACCCAGATGATCCAGAATTTAACAATTATTACCCGGCAGGATATTGGCCAAATAATGCTCGTGCAAGAGTCTTTATCCCTGACCTAGCAGATCGTCCACATATTTCTCTAGTAATGGAAGTTGTACCTCCCGATACAATGGTAGATTATACAGGATTGGTCGTACCTCAGGCAAACGAACAAGGATTTTCAGGATTCTTAAATGCTGTTCCTAATTTGGGAATCTTAACTACGGGAACTATTACATTAACTGGTATTGATACTACTGGCATTGCTGTAGGTAATGCATTATACATAAGAGATCAAAATGGTAGCCAAACTGGTACAAATGGCATATTATATGCTGCTAAGGATACTATTGTTACCGATGTAGGATATCAAAGTGTTACATTAAACAAAGCATTAACTAGTGGCGGATTCGATCCTACAAATACAACATCAACAGTTAATTCTAACTATTTTAATTTGTATTTCTGTGGTAATGCATACTATACAGTATTGAGTAGCGAAATTGGTGATAATCCTGTGCCAGTTGGAACAAATGTGATACGTGATGTAATTACAGGAGATCAGCGTCCTGCACATATTTCTTCATTACAGAGATTAAATTCTATTGTTATCCAAGCTATTAAGAATCAGGCTATTACTACTTCTACTACCTATGTAGTAGCAAAACAATCGTTTGAACCATTATTAACCGATGGTGGTTTTGCCGAAACATTTATCAATCAAAGATTTGAAAACTTAATTCAAATTATTAATCCAACGCTGGCATCCCCTCCGTTATCAGATGACCTTACCGGGGCCGAATCAGTTGTTAAACCAGCATTAAGGACAAAAACAGGGCCAGCAGTGCAGGGCGCCGGTTCAGCAATTTCCTTAATTGAACAGAATATGGAATTCTTTGCTGAAGAAATATATGCTTATGTACAGGCAACCTTTACATTAACATATAACAAAGCAAAATGTCAGAGAGATGTTAAGTTGATATTACAACGTTTGATATACGATATTGAAACTGGCGGAAGATATAATACTGTTATGAGTGGATTAAGTTACTGGCAGAGAGAAGGGACACACCACATAATTCAATTAGGTGAAAATATTACTAGAACAGACTTACTACCTGACGGTGCTAGTGTTAATTTTTATCAACGTAGTTACATTAGTGCATCTGGTTATGTATTTGAATATGTTGGTGCAGGAACTAACTACGGAGCATTACCACAAGTAGGCCGTGCTGATCCTGTACAAACTAAAGAAACTGTACAGTTAGATAGTGGTAAGGTATTCTTTACAAGTACTGACCAAAACGGTGACTTCCGTATTGGTCCTGGACTAGTTATCAGTCAAGCAACAGGTGTTCTAAGTGGTAGAACATTTACTAAATCATTATTTGCTAATATGACACCGTTCATCTTAGCTATTGAAGCAGGTTAAAAAGGAAATATTATGGCGTTAATTCCATTAAACACATTTAAAACAAAGACTAAACTGTTGCCAGGTTATTCATTAACTACAGCAACTGTAACCGCATATGTTGCACCAATTGGGGTAACATCAATTGTACTTATGGCACAGATTGCTAACATAAGTACTCAAACACAAACTGTAAGTTTTATTCATTATAGAAAACGTCCAGTACTACGAGATGCTCAAGGCAACGGATTTCAAGATGCAGAAACACCCAGCTATCTCGTAAAAGACTTTACTATTCCCGCAGGGGATGCAGGTAGTGCATTATCTGGAAAATTAATTGTTGAAAGTTTAGATAGTGTTCAAGCATATGCTTCGACTACTGGAACTTGTCAATTAACTTTAAGTATTTTAGAGACTGCAAATGCTTAATCTACTAAGCGGATCATTACTACGTAGTGGGGGAAGTGGAGACTTCATTAAATTAGCTAATGCGCAACCTCAGCTACCGCCTACTCTTACGACTTCTACAGGCTACACACTAATTACTGATAGTTTATTAAGAACTAGTTATAGGTCAAGTTTAGGTAATATTGAATTTAACAATGCTGCTATGTGGAGTAACTTAGCAACTTCTGGCACAATAATTATCCTTGCTACCGGTACTAATATAACATCTACTGGAACCAATACCGGCTTATTGGTAGTTCAGGGAGATATTGGTGTCGGCGGCACAATGAATATTCAGAAAGATATTACAGTCAACGGTATTACCATTGGTAAAGGGTTTGAAGGTCTTAATAACATCATCATTAGGGGAACTGCATCCCCTCAAGTGGACACTTTTGAAAACGGCCAAGAAACTATTGCAATTGGTTATAACACATTAGAAGGCATTTCTAGTTCTTATAGAAACATTGGTATTGGACGGTTTGTACTACAAAGCGGCACAAATATATCTAACAACATTGGTATTGGTGACGGAGCATTACGATTAGTAGGTACAACTTCTACAATTAATGACAGCAATATTGGTATTGGTGTTGGAGCTGGAAAGAGTTTAATAGCAGGCCAATACAATATTTTTATGGGCCATGAAACAGCAAATACATGGAATACTGGATCGTACAACATTATTTTAGGTCAGCTCTCATTAACATCTATCAATAGCGGATCTGGTATTATTAGCATCGGCGGAGACAATATTGTTGATGGATTAGACAATCAGGTTAATATTGGATCAGTATTCTACTACGACGGTAGAGGGTATGCCTATATTGCTGCTGATACTTCAGTAGGATTAGGAACTGACTCAACGAGCACTAATTCAGGTGCATTGATTGTCTCTGGCGGAGTTGGTATTGCAGGAAAAGTATATAGTGGTGAGACTGGCAACCCACAAGAAGATTATCTGTTGTACACCCCACAAGTTTTCACTACGTCGACTAAACCCCCGGTATCGAGGATTGGAGACATATGGATTGATCCTACTATTCCAGCGTACCTACAGTATATAAAAGATGGTACTAGCACTTTCTGGATTCAGGTAGGTGCGGTATAATTATAAAGAGTAAAAAAACATGGCATCATTAAATTTTCCAGCAAATCCTAACTCCGGCGATACATGGACTCTAGGGTCAAAAACATATCAATGGAACGGATCAGCTTGGCTAGTCCAGAGTCAAAATAATCTTGCATCAGGCATGGTTGTTATTACCAGTACAACAAATGCAACTAGCACCACTACAGGAGCATTAGTAGTGGCGGGCGGTATAGGAATGGGCGGAGATCTATGGATTGGTGGAACTATCTATTCAAATAGTATTCCAGTCCTTACTACATCTAGCCTCGGCGGACAAGTATTTGGCGGTACTGATATTACTGTTACAAGCACGGGTACTAGTTCTACATCATATCTAAGATTTGATAACACTAGCACATTACAAACAGTCACAGGTAGGGGACACACTACTACTAACTTAATGGTATTTTCTAATGCCACTGAATCAGTATCAACCAATACAGGCGCATTGGTAGTAGCAGGCGGCATTGGTGTAGGTAAACGAATAAATTGTGAAAGCCTAAGAATACAAGACTCGGTATTTGATTCTAGTTTAGTACGGGTAAATACAACTGCTAGTACAGTTATAGACAGTTATTTGTTGGCAGATTTTAGATCGGCAAAATATTTTGTTCAAATTGCATCAGGCGGTGGAGGAGACCATACATTAAATACAGCTACGTTTCAATCGGTTGAATTGATATTAGTAGCAGATAACACTGGTGCGGTATACGCAACTGAATATGGTTTAGTAGTTACTGGCGGTATAAGCGGAGGAGCTAGTTTAGGAACCTTCCAGGCAGATTTGAGTTTAATAGATAGCACAGTTAGATTATATTTTAATCCTACATTGGCAACAAATAAAACAATTAAAGTTCTTAGAACCGGTATGGCATCGTAAAGGAAGATCACTACTATGGCATTTTCATCTCCGACACAAGACTTTGTTGTAACATCTGGTTTAAATGTCCAAGGCACCTCTACAGTAACAAGCTCAACCGGTAATACATCTACTCTACAGGTAGCAGGCGGAGCGGCTGTTGCAAAAAATCTTATAGTAGGTACTACATCTCAACTATACGGAGATGTTACAGCATTTAGTAATTTAGAAGTTAAAGGCACAATACCTTACTTAAATATTACTGGTACTTCTAATTTAACCGTTGTAAGTGCAGGTGTTGTTACAGCTACACAATTAGATGTTGTCACTAGGCTGGCAGTAGGCGGATTAAGTCAACTTAATAATGCAACAATAGCCAATGGTACAAATTCAACGTCTTCTACTACTGGTGCATTACAGGTAACAGGCGGAGTTGGGATACAAAAAGATTTGTGGGTAGGCGGCCAAGCATTTGTAAACGGATATCAAGTATTAACTACTGCAAACATTATTGCCAGCACGCTACAAGCAGTTACATTACAAGGCTCATCCACAACTGTTGCAATATCAATATTAAACACTACAAGTTCTACGTCAACTAATACTGGCGCTTTACAAATTACTGGTGGTGCAGGAATTGGCGGAGCATTATGGGCCGGGTTAACTAGTTATGTAGCCGATGCACAAATTATTACCACTGCCACATTGTCACAATTTGGTGTAACATCGATTACTGCTGGGACAGATACTGCAATCAATACCAGTACCGGTGCAATTACTATTTGGAATACCAGTACTTTACAAACTATAACTAGTAGAGGCAATACTACAGATAGATTAATTAGTATTACAAACACTGCCTCTAGCACATTAACCAATACTAATAATGCATTATATGTAAACGGCGGCGCATGGATTACCAAAGACTTAACAGTTGGCGGAAGTATTGCAGGTGTTACTGCTACTATCACACAGGTGTACGGCACCAGTGCGCAATTTTTTGGTGATACTAACGGATTTGGTGCATTGTATGCAGGTATTCCTGTGGGTTTTACAGTACTACCAAGCACAGTATTACAACTAACTGCTAATATTGCTGACTATGCACAGAGTAATTTTCAAAATATCAACAACAGCCCTAAGGCCAGCACTGATTGGGTACTGACTAGTGCAGATGGCGAAAACTTTGCTAATTTTATTGACATGGCTATTGCCAGTGGTACATGGGACGGCTCACAAGATGGCAGTATTGGAACAGCAGTTGGCCCCAATGATGGATATTTATATGTGCAGGGAAATACAACTAATCCAGGACAAGGCAATTTAGTTATTGGTGCAAGTTCTACAGGCAGTGTTGTTCGATTTTTTGCAGGCGGTATAGGTTCACAGTCTATTGTTGCAACCATTAACGCACCTAATACTACATCAACTTCTACTGGAACTGGTGCTTTTATATTAAAAGGTGGAGCCGGCATTAGCGGCAATATCAATGTTGGTGGCACAATTACTATATCAAGTACAGCATCAAATACGTCTACCCTTATATCTAATGCTTTATATGTTGCAGGCGGAGTCGGCATTGCAAAATCATTATTGGTTACAGGACCAGCGATATTTCAAAATAATGTTACATTTAGTGGTGCTACTACCTATGTATACAGCACCAACACTGTTTACACTGATAACATTATTGAACTACATAGTCCGGGGATATCATCTAGTACATGGTTAGTTGACGACGGCACGGATATTGGTTTTAAAATCCATTACTATAACAACGGCGACCAAAATGCTGCACTAATTTTATCTAACAATTCAAAATATTTAGAATGGTTTTCAACTGGCGTGGAAAGCACCGGAACAAGCACTGTATTTTCAGCCGGTAATTATGGTATATTTAAAACTGGTGGAATAATATTAACAAACACCACGGTATCTAATAGTACAACAACAGGCGCATTAATTGTAGCAGGAGGTGTAGGTGTTGGCGGAACAATCAATGCTACAAATATGTACAGTGGCGGAAGCCTAGTACTTACTACCAGTAATGTCAATAGCTATGTAACAGCCGGTGTTAGTAGTATTATTGCGGGCACTGATACTGCAATTAGTAGCTCAACAGGTGCGGTAACAATTTGGAATACTGGCACATTACAGAGTGTGACTGCTCGTGGTGCAACAACTAATAAAGCAATCAGTATTACGAATACTACTAGTTCAACATCGACAACCACTGGTGCGTTCACTGTAACAGGGGGTGCAGGCGTCGGCGGAGCATTGTATGCAGGATCTTTATATGATTCCGGTAACAGAGTATTAACATCTGTAACTGGTTACGGTTCTACTTATATCAGTGTAACTAATTCTTCAACTGGGGTAACCGCAGTCTTTACAGTGACCAACTTAGGTGTAACGAACTTAACTGGTACTACATACCTATCTGTTAGCTCAAGTACTGGAAGTGTGACGTTGACCAACTTAGGTGTAACGAACTTAACTGGTACTACATACCTATCTGTTAGCTCAAGTACTGGAAGTGTGACGTTGACCAACTTAGGTGTTCAAACATTAACGGCTGGCACTGATACATCAGTAAGCTCGAGTACAGGAACTGTAACTGTTTGGAATACGAGCACATTACAAACAATAACAAGTAGAGGTTCTTCTTCGTCTAATGCAATCAGTATTACAAATTCGACCAGTGCTACTTCGACTGCTACCGGCGCACTACAAGTTTATGGCGGTGTTGGTATTGGCGGCAATTTATATGTTGGCGGAACATTGTATGCAACTATAGCAGGTAATATTACCACTGCTACCAATTTAACTGGTGGTACTGCCGGACAAGTTCCTTATCAAACAGCACCGGGTGTAACAAGTTTCTACGGACCAGGTACTGCTGGCAATGTACTAGTCAGCAATGGAACAAATGCTCCTACATACAATAATACACTAACGTTGGCCAGTATTGTTACAAGTACGTCAACTAGTACAGGTGCGTTAGTAGTAACAGGAGGTGTTGGCATTGGCGGCGCATTGTATGTAGGAACATCGTCGTATATTAATGGCTCACTAATAATAACAACTGCTACAATAAATCAGTACGCTAGTCAAACAACAATAACTGCTGGTACTGATACTGCGGTTAATACAAGTACTGGTGCTGTTACAATTTGGAATACTGGTACATTACAGTCAGTTACTGGTAGAGGTTCTACAACCACTAATGCAATTAGCATTACAAATACTGCAAGTTCAACTTCAACTACGACTGGTGCGTTAGTAGTAACAGGAGGTGTTGGCATTGGCGGTAATTTAAATGTGGGCGGTACGGTTATTGGCGGCGGCATTAGAAGTACATCTAGCCCTACAGCACCAACCAGTCCAGCGCCCGTAGTGGGAGACATTTGGTATAATACATCAACCGATGATGTTTATCGATTTACAAGTGACGGAACTAGCACTTATTGGTTAGATATGTCTGGACCAACTGTATCGGGGACTGTTAGAATTAGCCAATATGTACCTTTTGTGTATACCACTTCTAGTATTGCTGCTGCTGTCATCAATGTAAATATTACAGACCAATATAATATCACATCATTATCGACTGCTACTACTTTTAGTACCACATCTACTACTAACCCCAACGACGGTCAAAAATTAATGATAAGAGTATTAGACAACGGAACATCACAAACATTAACATGGACAACAGGTACTACAAACTCTTTTAGAATAATTGGAGTGACGCTACCTACTAACACTGTTGCTTCAAAACTTGTTTACGTTGGATGTGTATACAATGCTTCTAGCAGCCGCTGGGATGTCGTTGCAGTTGGTCAGGAAGTTTAAATGATTGTATATTCAAGAGTAATAAATGGCATGATAAATACCACGGCACTAGAACCTTATACAAGTGATACTAGCAGTGATTTTTGGTTTGAACATAGCAGCGATATAAAGTATGCACCCGGTGATATATATATCTCACCAGACACAAATGCTCCTAGACCACCATCTGCTTGGGGTGCAACAAGTATGGATGCTGAACCACTAACCTTTATAGCAAACACATGGTCTAATATGCGTGATAAGGTAACCATTATACCTAATTTTATTACACCAGACGAATGTGATATATTAAATCGATGGACTAAAAAAGCTGTTGATTTAAAATGGCTTGATTTTGGTATCACAAACAATCAAGTTGTTTATCAATCTAGATTAACTACTAGAATGTATGGGCATAGATTTGATAAGTATCCAGACTTAGCCTATACCATCCGTGATCAAATTCGTGCCGCATTAAATATATTTGATTTACCTATCAGCACGAATGGAGGCGGTAGAGAAGGAATTGTAGTCAGTAGTACACTACCGGGCGGTGATGTATATCAGCATGTAGATGGTAAAGAAGGTGACTTAGAATTACTTCGTTGTAATATTATATCACAAGCTGCCGAATCGGGTGCAGAATTAACAGTAGCCGACAAATTTTATGATGTACAATGTGGAGATTTACATTGTTATTTGGCAAGTAAACATCTGCATAAAGTTAGTATGGTTAGTGGTAGTCGCCCACGTACATTGTGGATGTTTGGGTTTCAAATAAACGAAAGTGATTGGGAAAATAATGCTAAACGAAGATATTATATTAGTAAGTAATTTATGGGTCAAACAAATGCATTTTGAAGATACAGGTGATACCATGCAGGGTCACTCGCACAAATTTGATCATCCCACCCTAGTGGCATATGGCAGTGTGCGTGTAACCGTGGAGGGTGTTGATACAGTTTTTAAAGCACCACATATTATTTTTATTTCAAAAGATAAACTTCACGAAATTACTGCTTTAGAGCCTGGCACAGTGGCCTACTGTATTCATCCAATTCGCGGTGAACGCCAAGAAGATATTTTTGCACACAATCAAATACCGGCTGGCATCGAGCACCCTATAAATATTTTGAATGATAGTGATCAACTGCTTTTAAATTCTACAATACAGGATTAATTGATGGCAACTGTTGTAATAGCCTTAACCGCTGCCACTATTGGTAACACTGGTATCTGGTATGCTCCTGTGGATTGCAACGGCAGTATTACGGTGGAACTCATTGGCCCCGGGGGTCGCGGCGGCGGAGCCTATACTAAAAATACACTTGGTGCAGGTCCGGGCAAAAAATTCTATGTTAATTTTTTAGAAAATACCTGGATAAATACCACAAATGCTGTGCCCACAAATGCCTTGCTTGGTGCCAAAGCTGCTGGCGCATCTACTAGCACTGGTGCCGGTGGCCTAGCAAGTGCCTGCATACCAAATATCTTAGGTGTAACATTTAGTGGCGGCAACGGTCCGACCCCAGACTTCGGGAACAACTCGCCCGCCTCTAGCTCTGGGCAAGGTTGTGGAGGCGCTGCCGGGCCAAGTGGCCCTGGCGGCAATGGTGTAGCTTCACCGTCATTGGGGACACCCGGAGACGGCGGCAGTAGCAACGGTCATGCTGTTGGCTATAATGGCGGTACTGTTAGTTCCCCGTTGGGTAAAAAAGAAGTCATATATACAGATTTTGCAGGTAATGGATATGGACCAGCCAGCGGCGCCAATGGCGGCAACTACGTAACCAGCAAATCCGGCAACTATTATGCTCTTCAGGGTTTTGGTACTGCCTCTGGCGGCGGCGGCTACAATCCTACGCCTAATAATGGACTCATTATTATTACCTACACTCCCACGCAAATTCCAGGTACATATACAGAGGTATTTGTTAATCCCGGAACGGCACCTTGGCGCACTCCGGCGGGTGTGATATCTATAAAAGCTGAAGCAATTGGTGGTGGCGGCAGTGGCATTGGCGGTGGCGGTTATGGCGGCGGCCCCAGCGGCGCAGGTGGTGGTGGTGGTGGCGCGTATGCGGCCACCACCGCAATAACAGTGTCAACTGGAACTATTGCGTATATTACAGTTGCTTCTAGTATGGTACCGGGGGTCGGCGGCGGTGGAGATTCTTGGTTTAATCTCTCAAACAGCCCACCAACTACATCAACAACAGGCGTCCTCGCCAGTGGCGCAAGAAGTGGCGCTAGCAATGCCGCTACCAATCAGGGGACTGCTGCTAACAGCATCGGTGATACAAAATTTAGCGGCGGCAGCGGCGGCGTTAACGTTAGGCCAGATGTATACCCTAGTTCGGCAGGGGGCGGCGGCAGTGGTGGACCCGGCGGTGCAGGCGGCCGAGGCGGTAACGACTTTGGCTCATACGGCGATTTTTCAGGCGGTGGAGGTGGTGGCGGCGCGGGTGGAGCAGCTGGTAACACTGACGGAGCTTCTGCATCCGGCTTTGGCTTTGGCAGCACTGCTGCTACCGGTGGCGCAGGAGGTAAAGGATCGGCGGCTGGAACAGCAGCCGCCGGAGGAACCCTAACTTCACCAGCCGCACCTGGTAGTGCTGGAGGCGGCGGCGGAGGAGGAGGCTCAAATTATACAACCGGAGCTTCGGGTAGTGTATATCCGTATTGGACTAATCCGATAGGCGAAATCTTTGGCCCAAGCGGCGGCGGTGGCGGCTCTGGCAGGACCTATTCAACTACTCGAACAATTCCAGGAGCAGGCGGAACATACGGCGGAGGCGGCGGCGGTGGCGGCGCAACAGGTAGCGGATCTACGTATAACACTACTCCCGGCGCCAGCGGCGGACAAGGCTTGGTTGTACTTACATACACTGTGTCATCTGATGGTGCCGCTGCTTCCAATAACATCTTTATGATGTTCTTTTAAAACTCATTCATGCTTAATATTACAAAGAAATTACCGATAAATAGAACTATATTGTAAAATAGGATAATATAAATGAGTTTTCCACTATCCCCGTCAAATAATCAAACTGCCGTATTGAATGGACAAACATACATCTATAGCAGTTCTAACTTGTCGTGGACTCGTATTGTTCAATATGTTACAGCCACTACTAGTTTGTTAGTAACTGGAAATACTCAGGCAACTGCAACTAATACAGGTGCTCTACAGGTCATTGGTGGCACAGGCATCGGCGGCAATTTATGGGTTGGCGGAACAATTTACGGGTCAATAGCAGGCCCAGTCTTGGGAACTATTACATCGGCTACAAATATCAGTGGTGGTACCGCCGGGCAATTACTTTATCAATCGGCCACAAATATTACAGCATTTGTCAGCACAGGTACTTTGGGCAACGTTTTGGTTAGTAACGGAACAAATGCTCCTACATATAATAACACACTGACATTGACTGGTACAACTGCATCTGTATCAACTAACACAGGTGCGTTACAAGTAGTAGGTGGTGTTGGTGTAGGAGGCGATTTATATCTAAGTGGAACCATTACTCAAGTTGGCGGTACGCACGCTACTTTAGCAACTACTTATAATTTAATTAATACAACTGCAACCACTGTTAACTTTGCTGGTGCGGCCACTACAATTATTATGGGTGCTAGTAACAACGGCACTACTACTGTAAGAAACAATTTAGTTGTATCGGGCAACTTGACTATCCAAGGTACCACGACTATCGTTGATAGTACAGTTACCAATATCGCAGATCCTATTATTACGCTAGGTGGTGGTGCTGGTAATGCTGCACCCACTGCGGACGATAACAAAGATCGTGGTGTTGCATTTAAATGGGTCAACAATAGTGGTTCTACTAGTACAGGTTTCTTTGGTTATAAAGATACTACTGGTTATTTTACCTATATTACCACGGCCACAATCACAGGTGAGGTAGTCAGCGGAACCAAAGGGGCAATGGATGTAAACCTAGCAGGCGGAACAGCTATGTCTATTGTTTACCAAAGCTCACCAGATAACACAGCTTTCTTAGCAGCTAGCACCAGCGGATATATATTACAAACTAACGGAACCGGTAGTCCGCCTACTTGGGTATCAGCTAGTGGTGTCAGTGCAGGTAGTGCAACCTATGCTGACAACGTTAGAACAGTTCAACAAACAGGTAATGCAAGTTATTATCCAACTTTTGTAAGTGCTAACAATGCTAGTAACGCATATATGCCAGTGTATACTACTGCTAGTTTTGTTATTAATCCGATGACCGGCAACGTGGGTATTAGTACTACTACTCCAAATTCTAGACTAGATATTAGATTTGCAGCCTTAACAACATCAACTCAACTTAATCACATTTTATTGCAGTCTCTTGCAGACGGTGCCAGTAATGCTCTTGGTGCTCGTACTGGTATTACTTTTAATAATAGAACAGTTGATTATACTAGTTCTGGAGGATTAAGTACATCTGGTATATACGGTATCAATGCCGATCCTGCTACTTATGTTTACGGCAGAGCAATGGGGCTGGTGTTTTATACTTCAGCAATGGATGCAGCCGCCACAGAAAAGTTACGCATTACCAGCAACGGCGGCGTGAGTTTTGGAACTAGCGGTACTGCATACGGCACAGCTGGGCAAATACTACAAAGCAATGGCGATGCCGCACCAACTTGGGTTCCAGTAAGCAGTGCAACAGTAGGTACAAGTACTCAAGTACAAACGGTGGCAACAATTACCAATGCCAGTCATTATCTAACATTTGTTGATAGTAATAATGCTAGTGCTACTGCCGAAACAGTCTATACTACTAGCAGTTTTGTAGTTAATCCATCAACAAGATTTGTTGGTATTGGCACATCTGTACCTAGTAGTAAATTCCATGTATTAGGTGCAGGAACAACATCTTTACCTTCTAAACGTGGTGGTGGATTTACATCAGTATACATAGAAAACAACACAGCCGCAACAGATGCATATTTAGAAATAGCTAACACAGCAACTAACAGCATGGGATTGTTGTTTAGTAAAGGCTCTGCATCTGGACCTTATGGGTTAATTAACTATAATAACAGTACTGATGTAATGTCATTATATACGTCTGCTACAATTGCTATGTATATAGACGGTAGTCAAAATATATTAATAGGTACTGCTTCACAGTTAAACACTGGTTTTACTAACAGATTAAACGTTAGCGGAAGTATTGTAGCTGGAAATGCTTCCAGTACCAACGGTTCTATTTTAATGCAGGGACAATACGGAACTGGGGCAATCACTGTATTAGGCACAGAATATAGTAGTGGCGGACCAGTATTAAGTTACGGAGTATACCCAAGCACTGCGGGCACAGGAGCATTTTTTAGCTCATCAGGATTAGCATTAACTAGAGCCGCATACACACAAGCTGGAAACTCGCACCAATGGTATGTAGGTGCTAGTCAAACTGTTGCAATAGGCAGTGCTGTCACAATGACTAATCCAATGATATTAAATGCTAGTGGGTTACAGGCCGTTAGCTTAGGAATTGGTACAGCACCGAGTGGTACGACTGGTGAAATACGTGCTACTAACGAAATCACAGCCTACTACAGTTCAGACCGTAGACTTAAAGAAAATATCCATGTTATCAGCAATCCTATAAGTATAGTAGAACAGATTAGGGGTGTTAGATTTGACTGGACTGATGAGCACATGCAAAGCCGTGGCGGTGAGGACGGCTATTTTGTACGTAAACACGATATCGGAGTTATAGCACAAGAAGTTGAAGCAGTATTACCAGAAATTGTTGCCACAAGAGAAGATGGAACCAAAGTGGTTAAATATGAGAAGCTTGTAGCCTTGTTAATTGAAGCTGTTAAAGATCAGCAACAACAAATTAATCAGATCTCGCAGGCCCTACAAAACCTAGCCAATAAATAGGAGGCCGCTAGAGAAAACTTATGGCAACATTACCCGCAACAGGATCGCAGATATCATTTGGACAAGTTAACCGAGTCTTTACTAACCAAACTCCGGGTGCGGCTGGTAACGCTCCGGCCGGTGGTCAAAACATTAAACTAAGTGCAGTATTGGGTAATAATGCCACTTACGGTATTGGACAGACAGCTGGTACGCAAATTAAATTCTCAGCAACATTCGGCGGCAAAACCGGACCTTACGCATAACATGAAAACTGAACAAATAACAGACCTATTATCAAAAATCAACACAAGCCCTAGCAAATGGGAATTAGACACTGTTGTATATTATGACAGAACGACTAATCCCGCTACACTTGCAGCATTCTTAACAAGAATACAAACACTCCAATCAATTGAGGGCACTGTCAGTGAACAGCAGGAACTAGTGCATCTTTTAGAATTATTGGAAGAACTTGATGAGGAAGAATGTTTTGAACTTATTGAACGACCTGATGAAGACTCTAAAAATCAATTTATTGAAGATTTGGCCAGAACCAGTGCTATTGAAATCCTAACTGGCGGAAAAATAAACTTCGAAACAATGAATACCGCTTGCAAATTGTCACCTAATGACTTTATACTATGTGCTAAACGTACCCAAGATTTAATCAATGCCGTGCAGGGATTGGTTGTTAAAGGTGAAACACTTAGTATGGATGTCGCAGGCACATGAAAAAACAATCAGTATTTGCATCAAGCAGCTGGTCGAGTAAAAAAGGTAAATTAGCAGTTCTTATTCCTTGCAGGGATACTCTGCATTCTGCCCATGCGCTTGCACTGGCCGAGCTGGTTAAATTTAATACAATGAACGACATCGACACTCATGTGTTTATGGATGCCAGCACAGTATTACTCACCCAACGAGAAAGACTTGCTACCTCAGCAGTTGAACTAGGTGCAGACTATGCGCTATGGTTAGACAGCGATATGGTATTTCCCGCAACCACCGCAGTTAGATTGCTAAAACATAATGAACCTGTTGTTGCTGCAAACTATGTTCGCAGACAGAAACCCTACAAAGGGGTTGCCTATGAAACTATAGGTGATTGGGAAAATCCGTTGGCCTTTGATGTGCAAGATGACCTAGTACCTATTGAAGGTATCGGTATGGGGTGCATATTAACCAAAGTCAGTATCTTTGAAGAACTTAGCAAGCCTTGGTTTGATTTCCAGTGGAGCCCAGAATCTAATGACTTCTTGGGTGAAGATATGTATCTATGCCAAAAAATCAATGCCGCAGGATATACTATTAAAGTTGATACAGCATTGAGTCAAGAGTTGCATCATCTTGGAACTTATGCATTTAATCCCAGTTTGTTAGATTAAATCTAGCAACAGCTCAATTTTAGCTTTAATAATTTTATTTGAGAACGAGTTCTTAACACCCCGATGTAAGGGCTTGGGAAAGTTATCGTAATCACACCAAGCATAACCGGCATGTTCCTCATTTAGTGTAGGGATAAATTCTCGATCAACTAACAGCACATAGGTGTTATATTGAAAGTGTTGATCGTTGCTGACAAATAATTCGAGAGGAATAGTTTTTCTTATTGTAGGAATCTTGCCTACTTCTTCTTGTATTTCTCTAGTTAATGCATCATATGCAGTAATGTCAGTGGGCTCTTTGCGACCGCCTACTAATCCCCAAGATCCCGCAGTTTTACCCTGGGTTCTTAGCAAAAACAAGAACCTTTTGGTGTCTTTTGCAAGGAAAATACCACCGCTGCAAATGATTTGATTTAGAGAATTAGACGCCATAACCTTGCATCATAGATGCCTTCATAACTTTTACTCCAGGAACCGTCGCTCCATTTGTATTGAGTACCTGTATATGAATTAGTTATGTAATTAACATCTGTAGCTACAGTGGAATTGAATACAATATCCCACTGTGTTCCTGACCATTCGATAATATCGTTGGCATTGGCACTAAATCCATCACCGTTCTGTTGTTGCCATGCAATAGGTCCATCTTCGGTAGTGCTGTGAATATCTTCTAAAATTAAGTAGCGTGTGCCTATTACTATATTTTTAGGATTATATGTTTCAGGATTAATTACAGCATCAACTGTTCCTCTACCTGCAATGACTGTATTTCCCGGAACAGTGTCGGGGTCAATGTTCAACGCCATTGAAAATTCATCGCTAGGGTTTAAACTAATATAGGCAATGATGTCATTACCTGCAGGTTGAGTAAATCTTAATTGGCTCAATCCTGCCCTGAATTTTCCAGGATGTAAATCTAACAATCTAGTCCATGCTGTGCTATTTGTTCCGTTGGTGTCATGTTGAGAATTAATTAATCTTGCCGTATTATTTAGGACAAGCAAATCATAATTACCTGGTGTAATTGTAATAGTAGCATCCGGACTGATGTTTTCAAACATTTCAGCAGTACCTACGGTGCTATATTCTGATTGAATTGTTCCTTGGGCACCACTGGCAAATATATTAGAAATGATTTTAGTAATGATTCCTAATTTCTTAACCTTTGCTGGCGGTGTAATCCATACAGGTGTGTTAAATGTCATTGAACAAATATCAATATCTTCAGTTACACCTTGTGGAACTGTTCGACTACTCCATGTGACATTGTCTAATGTGACAACAGACAAACTGGTCCAATCGATATAGTTGTCAGTTGTTTGTATTTCAAAACTAGGATTGAAAAATATTACCAATTGCTCAATAATTTGCAATTTCATTTCTGTATTTGTTGTCCATATGTCACAGGCAAATGCCAGTTTAAACGGGCTAGGCATAATTCTTTCAATGGTATAATTATTACCTTGTGTGTTTAAGTATTGATTATTAACTTCATCAAAGTCACGTTCTCTTACATTTACCTTGCTGACAAATGTAGGGTCCTGCAATCTAGTTAAGTCATATTGAAAATCTTTAATATAGCAGGAAATAAACGGAGCACTGGGAATAGCGTTTTCACTATTCTTTTTAAGTATCTGACTGACTTGTCTGCTCATGTCTCCATAGCGAACTGGTACACGTACTAACTGACCTTTAGCATCTTTATAGGCAAAGTTGCTCATGATTTGCATGAATTGTGTTAGGTACTTCCTAATTTGCGAATCGTAAAAATAATCCATTTTAGTTGTCTGCCTTTGCTTTCAATACTTGACTTAATGCCTGACGTTCTTGAATAACTTGTCCAGCAATTGTTGCAGTATTTGTATTATTAACAAAACTTGCTTTTTGTGTTCTTCTAACTTTAGTAGGATCAGTAGTTTGACCATCACCTAATGTATTAGTGGTCATTCTAACATTGTCTTCATATTTTATCCAATGTTTTCCGTCGTGTCTAAACAATCTATTAGGCAAATAATCTGTTCTAAGATAAAATTGACCTTTGGTAGGATTTGACGGAAAACTTATTCCATGACCAAACGGAGCACCATTGGGTGGCATACCGTCGCCTGTTAAGTAGCCCACATACAGATCCCTGTCCGGACTCCTTAACACGATACTGGCATCTAGTGAATGATCTGTAATGCTAACATCATCGTTAGTTGAACTAACATCTGCAACATCAACACTTCCATCTTCTCTAGTAGGTATAACAAAAAACTGATTAGTTGTATATCCACTCTTACCCACATCTTCTTGTGCTTGGGCAATGATTTGATCATTGATTTCAATACTCTTTTTGTATGTTGACATTAGATCACGTAGGGTACTACCGTCTCCTGCACCGCTATCTTGGTCGAGTATCTCTTTAAATTCTTGTGTATCGACTAGTGGAGCACATTTGGCCCTAACCAAATGTGGATACCATGTGACACTATATCCGCTTGCTGGACGACTAACTTCACTTACTACATAAAATCTTTTTAATGCTACTAGTGCATCGTCTAGCGCATATTCATCTTTCTGATGAGGCAATTCAATTACATCACCTGCCATGATTTTTCGTCCCAGTGCATCCACAGAACCACGTAAGTGGAAGTTGATCATAATATTGTCGTTCTGTAAAAACAATCCAAATTGACTTAAATTAAAATCAATATCTTGTAAAGTATAGATACCACGAATAGTATAGACATCGGGCTCATAATGACGATCTCTGTTCTCCATGAACAAGACATCCTGTATTCCCAACTCGCCTTTTTCACTTACATTGGCAGGTTTGGTAGGGCTACTCTCACCCTCTAATGGATCTACTGCTCCCAGGTACTTGTGCAGATAGACATCTGTTCCGCCTACTTGGAATTGTTCAAAGATTGCACGATCTATAAATCTAAAATCGGCACCTTTTTCTGGTTTGTATAATGAGAGTTTCGGCATAGTATTCTATTTATCGCTAAATATTGATATGACCGAGAACGAAAACGAACGCCAAAAAGTAATCGATTACTGCAAGCTCATGCTGGGCGATGGTATGATCGATATAGAATTAGATCCTGCACATTACAATACTGCTATTGATAGAGCCCTAAACAAGTTCCGTCAAAGAAGTAGCAATGCTGTAGAAGAAAGTTTTGGATTTTTAATGGTAGAGGTTGACAAAAACGACTATGTTTTACCATCAGAAGTTATGGCCGTTCGACAGATTTTTAGACGCAGCATTGGTTCTAGGTCAGGTGGCGGGCAAGGCGGAACATTGTTCGAGCCGTTCAACCTTGCTTATTCAAATACATACTTATTAACTTCAACGAACATGGGTGGCCTAGCCACTTACTACGCCTTTGCAAGCTACCAAAAACAAGTGGGCAAAATGTTCGGAGCCGACATCAACTTCACGTTTAACAAAACAACCAAGAAGTTGACCCTGATGCAGAGACCTAGAAGTGAGGAAGAAGTCCTTGTATGGTTATACAACTATAGACCGGATTTCAATCTGCTGCAGGACCCCTTGGCCAATCAATGGCTAAAAGACTACTCACTGGCAACATGCAAAATCATGCTGGGAGAAGCTCGTGAAAAATTCAGTCAAATTGCTAGCCCGCAAGGCGGCACTACTCTTAACGGTACTGCTATGAAATCTGAAGGCAAAGCTGAAATGGATATTTTAGAGTTAGATCTAGTAAATTACAAAGAGGGCGGGACTCCCTTGACCTGGGTCACTGGATAATTCAGTTATTGACACTGTAATCTGTACGTAATATAATTATAAGCATCACGCTTGGAGAGATGCTATGATTGTAGGATTTGTTGGATTCATATCGGCAGGAAAAGACACAGCCGCAGACTATTTGGTTAATTTTCATGGATTTAGGCGAGACAGTTTCGCTAATACACTGAAAGATGCTGTCGCAAACGTATTTGGTTGGGATCGTACCCTGCTAGAAGGTCGCACCGCAGAAGCCCGTGCGTGGAGGGAAGAAGTTGACGCATGGTGGGCAGAACGTCTTAACATGCCCAAATTAACTCCACGATGGGTCTTACAATACTGGGGTACAGAAGTTTGCCGTAAAGGCTTCCACGATGATATCTGGATTGCATCTGTAGAAAACAAAATGCGTAAAACAGGCGATAATATTGTTATCAGTGATGTACGTTTTCCTAATGAGATTCAATCTATTCATAATGCAGGCGGCATTGTAGTACGTATCAAGCGAGGTAATGATCCCGAATGGTATCAGGATGCTGTTAATATGAACGACGGCGACCATAATATGAACTGGATGATTTCTAAAACTAGAATAGAACAATTAGGAATTCACGCTAGTGAAACAGCATGGGTAGGTGGTGATATTGATCACATTGTACTCAACGATACCACTATTGATGATTTATATTCGCAGATAGAAAACTTGTTGCCGAGCCAGGACCTCCCCTTCAGTACAAAAATTGTATTAGATTTGCTTGGTTAAAAATCAGGTTTTAGATCTCCCTGGCGCCAGGGCAATTTAAGTTTATGCAATATACGCTGACAGTTGGCGCAGACAGTTTTTAAATTAGTATACCTACAATTCGTAGGATCACCGTCAACGTAGAATACATTAAACTGTTCTTGATATTTAGAAACAAAGCCGCATTTATCACACGCGGCTTTTTTCTTATAGCCTGCAATGGTCCATAGTGGTCTGCCTTCCTCACGTTGATTAGCACAGTGGTCGCATTTAGACCTATAGAATGGCTTACCTTCCTTGTAATAATTGATTGCTACCGGCCTAGCTCCGCAAATTTTACATAAATCTCTCATACCCCGCCCTTTTAGTGCCCTTTTCAAGTGTATTTAACACTGGGTTTTTATTCACTTTATGGTAAATAATTCAAGTAATCCATTAAGGGGACAAAAAAATGGCAACATTGAATTCACCAGGCGTACAAGTAAATGTAATCGACGAGAGTTTCTATACTCCGTCTGCACCGGGCACTGTGCCTGTATTATTTGTAGCGTCTAAACAAGATAAAAAGAATCCTAGCGGAACAACCGCACTAGGAACAACAGCCGCTAATGCTGGTAAAGTTTGGTTGATCACTAGCCAACGTGATCTAACAGACACATTTGGAACTCCGTTGTTCCCTACAGATGCTAGCGGCAACCCACAACACGGCAGCGAACAAAACGAATATGGATTGCAAGCAGCATACAGCTCATTAGGTGTAAGCTCTCGTGCATATATTGTTCGTGCTGATTTAGACCTAGCTGATCTTACACCTACTAGTACAGTTCCAGTAGGTAGCCCTGTAGCAGGTACATATTGGGTTGATACAGCAGCTAGCGTGTTTGGTGTAAAAGAATGGAATTCTAGCACACAAGCATTTACTGCTAAGACTCCTATAGTACTAAACGATGACTCTCCTGCACTATATTTCTATGCATATACACCAACACCGGTTGTTGGAAATATCGGCGACTACTGTATGCGAGTTACTACCGCTAATGCTAATGAATTGTATTACAAAAGAGCAGATAACACATGGTCTCCTGTATATACCGCATTTGATAATGGAAAATCATTACAGATCAGTCCGCACTATACATACCCTAATTTTAACGGTAGTACAGCAACCGGTAGTGTTTGGGTTACAACTACTACACCATCTAACGGTGCTAACTGGTCTATTAAATTGTATAACAGTTCAAGCCAGTCTTGGACAACTGTAACAGCACCTATCTATGACAGTGTTGCATCTGCAAACTTTGCATTTGATGCAACAGGTGGCGGTAAAAATATTGCAGTTGGAACACTATTTGTAGAATCTGATTTTAACAACTCTACAGAAGCAAGTTTTAAAGTATGGAGAAAATCTGCCAGCGGCACTACCAGCATTACTGGTAGTGCAAACTCAATTCAGTTGACTGTAAATACTACAGCTACGTTTACTGTTAGAGAAACAACCTTAGCAGGAACATGGGGAGCAACTAAAACAGTAACATTGTTTACCCCAACAGTGGGCATTGAATTAGGGTCTCTAGTTCCTGCTGCTTTATCGTCTCAGGGATTAACATATATTACTGCGACATGGGACGATGATGCAAATATATTAACAATGACTCATACTGCTGGCGGTGCATTTGAATTAAAAGACGGCACTGGCACACCTTTGGCTACTTTATTCACACTAGCAAATACTGCTAACTTATCAGCTGCACCAGTATATGATTCATTTGATTACATTGCTACAACTTGGAAGCCATTAGTGTATGAGGCAAGAAGTGCTGCTCCTTATACAACTCCAGCAGATGGTAAGTTATGGTATGATACCAATTTGTTTGCAGATATTCTTTATCATAATGGAACTACCTGGGTAGGTTACCGTACCCAATTTGGAAGCACTGACCTTAATGGCCCAATCATTAGTGCAACTGAACCAGCTGCCGCAACCGGCAATAGTCAAGGAGGTGCGTTAGTTGATAATGATATCTGGATTGATACCAGCGACATGGACATGTATGGTCAAAACATTTATGTTTACAGTACTACCGCCGGATGGATTAAACAAGATCCAACAGATCAATCTACACCAAACGGTTGGGTATTTGCCGATGCACGTTGGGGAACAAGTGGCGCAGCTACTGAGCCTGCAATAATTAGTGCATTATTAAATAGCAGCTATTTAGATCCAGACGCACCTGATCCAGCACTACATCCAAAAGGCACACGTCTATGGAATACTCGTCGTAGCGGATTTACAGTTAAGAAATACGTATCAGGATATATCAATAAAAATGCAAAAAACCCACGTCAAAACAATGCATCAATGGCCGGCTATAATGCTGATCGTTGGGTTTCACAGCATCCTACAGCGGTAGATGGTAGTCCATTGTTTGGTAGAATGGCTCAACGACAACAAGTTGTCCAAGCGTTCAAGGCTTTAATCGACAACAACGCAGCGGTACGTGACAGTGATACATTAGGATTTAATTTGATGGCAACACCTGGTTATCCAGAAGCTATTCAGAACATGATTGCATTAAACACAGATCGTGGGTTAACAGCATTTGTATTAGGTGATACACCATTCCGTTTAGAGCCAACAGGTACTGCATTAAGTGCTTGGGGTATGAACACTGCTGGCGCAGCAGACAATGGTGACGACGGCGGTACAAGTCATGACGAGTATATGGCCATGTATTACCCAAGTGGTTATACAAATGACCTAACAGGCAACAACATTGTTGTTCCTCCAAGCCATATGATGTTGCGCACAATCATTAATAGCGATGCAAAGAGCTACCCATGGTTTGCTCCGGCTGGTACACGTCGTGGTGGTGTTGACAATGCTTCTAGTGTTGGTTACATTACTATGGAAGGTGAATTTAAGACAGTTGCATTGCACCAAGGTCTGCGAGATGTATTACAAGATCCTAAAGTTGCAATCAACCCGATTGCTACACTAACAGGTGTTGGTGTTCTTGCATATGGTCAACGCACTCGTGCTAAAAACGCTAGTGCATTAGATAGAATTAACGTCAGTCGTTTAGTAATTTACTTGCGTAGACAGTTAGACATTCTTGCAAGACCATTCTTGTTTGAACCTAACGATGCACAGACACGCCGTGAAATTAAAGCGGCTGCTGAAAGCCTATTGTTAGAATTAGTAGGACAACGTGCCCTATACGACTACGCTGTAGTTTGCGATACCACAAACAACACACCTTCTAGAATTGATAGAAACGAGTTGTATTTAGATATTGCTATCGAGCCAGTCAAGGCAGTCGAGTACATCTATATTCCATTGAGAATCAAGAATACTGGTGATATTGCCAAGGGCCTATAATAGGTAAATAACAAAGAATAAGGAGCATTACACATGCCAATCGCAAGTTTATCAAGATTTACAGTACCGTTGAGTGGGCGCCAAGACTCGTCCTCTCAAGGTCTGTTGATGCCAAAGCTGAAATATCGCTTCCGTGTTACACTAGACAGCTTTGGTGTAGGCGGCGTACAATCTACAGAACTAACCAAGCAAGTTATGAACGTAACCCGCCCCGAAGTTACTTTTGACGAAATTAAATTACCTGTATATAACAGTACAGTAAAGCTACTGGGCAAACACAGTTTCACCGATGCTAAGTTAACAGTCCGTGATGATGCATCCGGCATTGTTAGCCGCAAGGTTGGTGAACAACTACAGAAGCAATTCGACTTCTTTGAACAAAGCGGTGCTGCTAGCGGTATCGATTATAAGTTCAGAATGCGTGTTGAAATTCTTGACGGTGGCAACGGTGCATTTGAACCAGTTACACTAGAAAGTTTTGAATTCTTAGGTTGCTTTATCAAAACTGCCACTTATCAAGGCGGTGACTATAGCGATGCAACTAACCCAATGGATATTGCACTGACTATCACTTATGATAATGCAATCCAACTAGATGCACCTGGCGGAACAGCTACTGGTATTGGTCTAGATGTTGGTCGTGTTGTACGTCCAGCAGGCGCACAAGGTCTAAGTACAGGTTAATATTAAATTTAACAATAAACAAGCCCAGCTTAATACCTGGGCTTTTTATTTGACTAAATATTTGCATGAGCAACGCATTTAACAATTTCTTGTCTTCAACAGGGTACCTTAGTGGATATCCTAATCTAAAAGATTATCAACATGCTGATAGATTGTATCACAGTAATAAGTATGCGTACTCTCCAAAAGTTGCGTTTCTTTATTATGTTGTTTTCAATCTTAACAAAGATGCAATCCTCGACGAAACATGGAAAAATACTGGATCACTCGATGTAGGTCTTTTAGTAAAGAAAATTGATCTTCCTAAATTTAACATTGCCACAGAAACTGTAAACCAATACAATAGAAAAACTGTAGTACAAACAAAATTAACTTATAATCCAATTAGTGTTGAATTCCATGATGACAACATAGATGTTATTAATAAACTATGGATTAACTACTATAAGCATTATTTTGCAGATAGTAATTACGGTACTCCGGCAGCGGGCAACCAGTCAAGAAACGGCCTTCCTGTATCTTTTTCGAATACAAAGTATGGTAGCACCGATTATCAATATGGTGTTTATGATAGTGGTATTAAAGAATCTTTTATAACATCAGTAGATGTATACTCTTTGCATCAACAAAATTTTACAAAAATAACTTTAGTTAATCCTAAAATTACAGAATGGTCGCATGACTCATTAAATCAAGCTGACGGCAACAGAACATTACAAAACAGAATGTCAGTATCATTTGAAAATGTATTATACGACTACGGTAGTATTGTTCCTGAAACAAATCCTCCTGGATTTACATCAGTGTATTATGACAAAACGCCTAGTCCGTTGTCTATTGCTGGCAATCCAATCAACAATCCAACTTACATTAAACAAGGAACAGGATTCGATAAACCGGGGGCTCAACAAGTATTTGGTAAGGTAGGTGGTAGTTACAATTCTGAAAATCCATTGTTTAACATAGGTAAAGCCCTTGTTAAAAATTATGTTAATACAAATGGTATTGTACGCACCAAGGCAGGCGCATATAATATTGCCAGCGGGTCGTTGGGTGCGTTAACAGCAAGTTCTCCGGGAAAATATGCAGATCCACCGAGTCCAGATACTGCAACAGGCGTCTTTAATTTACCAGGTGGTGTAGGCATTAATATCTTTAAAGCATTTAACACTGGTGTTGATGGAAAAATTAGAGCTAATCCTGCTGCAATATTATTTCCCCCAAGAGGTTAATCATGAATCAAAATTATTCTAATATTCCCGTTAATTCTTCTAGTCAGAATCAAACAGTCCAAGCATTTGATGCTTACGGTACACAGCCAGTTGAAATAAATGCAACTGTGCTGGCCGCTATGAAGGGATTCTTTACAAGTAGAGACTTTGGAGAAGTAGCAGCTGAATCGATTGCAGTTACTATCATTAGACAAGCGATGCAAGATGGATATAATCCCATGCAGATCTTAGATACACTAAAAGGTGTTGATACAGTACAGTTATCTGCAATTGTTTCTGAAATTTTAAACTACAACAGATTTAAATCTAGTAGCCTAGGGTACGCACAACCATTTCGCCCTAATCCTGAAATTGCACGAAACATACTTGCATGAGCTTAAAGTTTTCTAGGGGAGCTTATAAGTTAAAGTATCCCGAAAAATATGTAGGATCAACTGCTCCAATTTATCGAAGTGGTTGGGAAGTTGCAGTCATGCGTATGTGCGATGAGAATCCGTCAATCCAACAATGGGCTAGCGAACCAATAAAAATACCATATCGAGATCCGTTAACAGGAAAACAATCTGTATATGTTCCAGATTTCTTAGTGACATTTGTTGATAGGAATCAACGGAAACATGCAGAGTTATGGGAAGTAAAACCTGCCAATCAACAGATATTAGAAAAGGTAGGCAAGAATCCTTATAATCAAGCACAGTTTGTTAAGAATCAGGCCAAGTGGGCAGCAGCTAGTATATGGTGTAGGAATCAAGGTATCAAATTCCGTATATTAAACGAACATGATATTTTCCATAATGGACGAAATACATAATAAGTAATAGTATGACAAAAAAGTTAGAAGAATTACTAAACATCGAATCTACAGAATCACTTGTAGAAGCAAAGCCTGTTGACGCAGAACCGGTAGCTACAATTGACCTACAAGACAAATTAGAAGAATTTGACAAAATTGCATCTGCATTACCCCGTGTTAAGGGGTTGGGTGATATGGCCGACAGCGAGTTGGATGCACTGGCTAACAAAGCAGAACAGGCCTACGACGATCTAATGGATTTGGGTATGAATGTTGAACCAAGATACGGTTCTAGAATGTTTGAAATTGCAGCACAAATGATGAACGCAGCCATTACTGCTAAAACTAACAAGATTGACAAAAAGTTAAAAATGGTGGACTTACAGTTAAAAAAGTTAGCTATTGATAAGAAAAATGGCGGCGGTGACGGTAATGGAACAGTTGAAGGCGAGGGATATATTGTCACAGATCGAAATAGTATTCTCGAAAAACTTAAGAATATGAATAAATAATTGACTATGAAATCATTCAAAGAACATCTAAACGAGTCAGTAAAGCGTTACGATTTTAGAATCAAAATCGCTAGTGACATGCCTCTTGAAAAAGAGACAGCAATGAAAGCATTGCTGGGCCGTTATACAGTTGGCGAGGATCTTAAAGACTTTAAGAAATCCACTACTCCAATCCAATCTGTTCCATTAGACTTTCCGCAAGTTAAAAACTGCGAAGTTAATATCTACGAAGTATCGTTAGACTATCCAACTACCCAACAAGAACTTACAGAATATCTAACAGCTGAACTAAGAATTGGAAAAGATCGATTAGTTGTTCGTCGACCAGGTGAGCCTAGCGAAGAATATCAGCACCAAGAACCAACTAAGCGTGAAGGTGCTTTGTTAAATGATCCTGACTACAAAGAAGCAGGTAATCCTCAATTTGAAGACTACTATGGCGACAAATATAACACTGGTTTTGTAAAAGAATTGAATGATATTCTTAAATTACAACGTAAGGAACGCGGCGAAGAAATTCCATCCGCTGGTACTGCCAAATTTAATACAGATAGTCCTGCAGGAACACAGACCCTGCTAAAGCAATCGGACTACAATCCTACAAGGAAATAATATGATGAATATGATCGACGTAATGAAACGTTTGGCCGAATTAGATTCTGCTAATCCTAACATTGTTAAAGAAAATGCAGTAGCCGAATGTGGCATTATGCCAGGCATAGGAATGGAGATGGAATCCCCATCGATGGTTTCTGATCGTCCAAGTACTCCTGCTACTATCAACATGACAGCCGGCAGTGGCGAAGAATTAGGTACCCTATTAAAAGATATTATGTCTTTAGCAGGTATGGGTGCTCAACATGCAGAAGAACCTACCGTTGTTGCTGAGCCACAAACATTAGAACCAGTAATTGGAGACGAAACTCCAGCTGATACAATGCGTGGTGTTATCGATAGATTAAATCCAATGGATGGTGAAGATGACGGTATTGCCGGTTTAGATCGTGATCATGATGGCGACCATGACATGCAAGATCATGAAATGGAAAAAGACCAAGAAGAGACAGATGAAGGGCAGTATGACAACAGCCCAGCTGACCCTAATAAAAAGAATGAGTTTGATGCAAATGAATTTGCACGCCGAGAGAATCAACCGGGGCAAGGCGATCGTATGGATGGCAACATGCCAAAAGCATACGCAGATATGAACGAAGCAGTATCAGATCTATTTGCACAATACAAAAAGTTCATCAGTGAATCAGAAGAAGCTGAGGAAGATAATGAGGAGTATGTTGCCTGCGTAGTGCAACATAACCGTTCGGGTCAAGCAATTGTACAAAGAACAAAACCTACAAGTCGTGCCCGAGCAGAAGAAGTAATTAAACATGCTCTTTCTAAAAATACATTTGTAAACCCACCATTCATGACCATTTACCCAGCAAGTGCTGGTAAGTTAGACGGCTCAACTATCATGTCTCAATATCCTGATATGAGTCAAGAAGGCATGGGAGAAGGTATTGAGGATCGTTTGAAAGATCTAGATACAAAGAACCCAGTTAATGTTCCTGCGTATCAACGTAAAGCAGCATCTGGTGATTCTGCAGATGCTGTACGAAACACCAAAGAAGGCGCAGCTGAAAAGTTTGATCCATTAAAGCATGTTAAGAATCCTACACAGGGCGAGAAAGATGCTGCCAAAGATGTTAAACGTGGTAGCTATGCAGACCGCGCCGCACTGCTACGTTCAGCAGAAACTGACGGCAGACTTAAATCAGGAGGCCAGACTAACGAAGATGCAGGCAACAACGAAATTGGTCAAATGATGGCTAATGATGGTATAACATATAGTCCAGAAAAAGAGAATGAACTAATCAACTTGATGGCTCAATATATGAAGAAATCAGGAATGAGTTCAAAAGCCATTCGTTATTATCTAAGTTACGATGAAGATTATATTTCGGATCAGTTGGGCTTGTTACCAAGAGAAGGCCAGACTAACGAAAGCATGTCAGATATTTTAAAACTATCTGGACTAAAATAATACATTAGGATGTAATCCAAATAGCCTCTTCGGAGGCTATTTTTTTCAGTAAATAAGATTATGGCATATACCGATAACAAACTAGTCAAGACAGCATACAGTGCTCAAAAATATTCTAACAAGGATATTGAAGAATTGCTGGCTTGCACAGATACGGTAAATGGTCCCCATTACTTTCTTGATAATTTCTTTTATATCCAGCATCCTACCAAAGGCAAGTTAAAGTACGAACCTTTTGATTACCAACGTAGGCTAATTGACAGCTATCATGGCAATCGTTTCAACGTAAATTTATTACCTCGGCAAACAGGCAAGACAACCACTGCGGGTGGATACTTATTATGGTTTGCAATGTTTATTCCTGACTCGACGGTACTTGTAGCAGCTCACAAATTTACAGGTGCTCAGGAAATTATGTCGCGTATTCGCTTTGCATACGAGTTATGTCCTGATCATATTCGTTGCGGTGTAAAGAGTTATAACAAGCAGAGTATTGAATTTGACAACGGCTCCCGCATTATTGCACAGACAACAACTGAAACAACTGGTCGAGGTTTGTCTTTGTCATTACTATACGCCGACGAGTTCGCATTCGTTGAACCTAACATCGCCGTTGAATTTTGGACTTCTATTTCGCCTACACTAGCAACTGGTGGTAAGGCAATTATTACATCAACACCGAATAGTGATGAAGACCAGTTTGCCACTATTTGGAAAGAAGCCAATCACAAGTTTGACGAATTTGGCAATGAACAAGTAGTAGGACGCAACGGTTTCTTCCCCTTTAGGGCATACTGGAATGAGCATCCGGATCGTGATGAAACATGGGCATCAGAAGAACGTAGTCGTATTGGTGAAGAACGATTCCGCCGAGAACACGATTGCGAATTTTTGGTCTTTGATGAAACATTGATCAACAGTATTAAACTGGCAGCAATGGAAGGTGATGAGCCTATTATGAAGATGGGTCAAGCACGTTGGTATAAGAAAATCAATCCAATGAACACCTATCTAATTGCACTAGATCCTAGCTTAGGTACAGGTGGAGATCCTGCCGCTATTCAGATTATTGAAATTCCCTCCATGGAACAGGTTGCAGAATGGCAACATAATTTGACTACTATTCAGGGACAAGTTCGCATTTTGAGAGACCTGTGTAATTTTATCAATGACGCATGTGCTGAGCGCGGCATACAGCCTAGTATCTATTATTCAGTAGAAAATAATAATATTGGTGAAGCTGCCCTAGTTGCAATTGATGAAATTGGTGAAGAGAGCTTCCCAGGACTGTTTTTAAGTGAGCCCATCAAAAAAGGTCATGTACGCCGGTTCCGCAAGGGATTTAACACTACTAATTCCAGTAAAATCAATGCTTGCGCAAAATTAAAACACCTAGTCGAAAGTAATAGACTACGTATTCATAGTAAACCGTTAATCAGTGAGCTTAAAACCTATATTGCTAAAGGTGTGACTTTTGAAGCAAAAGTGGGCGCACACGACGATTTAGTCAGTAGTATGTTGTTGGCAATACGTATGGCGCTGATGTTGCAAGAATGGGATCCTGCTATCTACGATAAAATGCGTGAAGAACGAGAAGATGAGTTCTTAATGCCCATGCCCATATACATCAGCAATTATTAATAAATAACAAATATGAAAGCAATTCAAATAATCTCTCAAGACCTGTTCGACAAAGTTCGCAGCCGTTTCCAAAATTTAGAAATGGGCGACGAAACTGGTGCTGTTACTATCAATCCTGCAGAAGCACGGTTCTTTGATTTTGATTTTGTTAGCGAGGATGTAAATTTAGGTCGTGTTAGTATGAGCCTGAATGATTTAGGCAGCTTAAAAGTTTACTACAGCCAAGGAATTACTGAAAATCAAGATGAACCGGCAAAGCAACTATGGTATGACTTCTTAAAAGAAATGCGCCAATTTGCCATGAGAAGATTAATGAGATTTGACACTCGTGACATTGCTAAAACAAATCTTGACAAAAACGATTTTCAACATCTTGCAGCAACGCAAGGACCTAAGGAAGAAGACCCTACTATGAACATGAATGAATCACGTTGGAACCAAAAGAGTTCTAGAAAAACTAGCCGCGCAGTAAGAGGTGCAACCGAAGTTATTGTTAGACATCACAAAGCAGTTGACGAAATGTATCCAGGTGCTCGCAGTCAAAAGAAAAACATCAAAGCAATCTATATTCAAAATAGAGATGGCGAACGTTTTAAATATCCATTTATACATCCAGCAGGTGCATTTGCAATGGCACAACACGTAGACCACGGAGGTGTTCCACATGATCCAGCAGGCAAAGCAATTATACGTATGAGCGAACAGATTGCTCAACTACAAGAATTCCACAGACAAATACAACACAGCTCCCTACATGATGACGCAGTGGGAATTACAGACAGGGCCGTAGGCCGCCTAAATGAATTAAAAACAACAATCGAAGCACTAAGTAAACGTCATCATTACGAGTCATGGATGAGTGAAATGGACGGCCAAGCAGTTGATCAAGCTGTCATGGAACTAGATCCTGTGACTATGGAAACATACAAAGCAAAATTTACAGAAACAAATTTCAAAGAAGATCTAGCAAGTTTCTTTCCCTTGATCCATAGCATCATGCAAGAAACAAACACAGTTGATTTAGAAGACTTTGTTAAAGAAGAAAGCGACATATGTCCAGATTGTAAAGAAGATCCGTGTGTATGCAACTCTCACGTTAAAGAAAACGTATTCAGTCAATTTGAAGAATGGGCAGAAGCAACAGAACAAGGTAAATTAACAGACGACCAAATTGCAGATCTTAAACAGGCAATTGAGGAACTACCAGGTGGCCAATTACAACTAGGTCCTGACGGTCAAACAGCATGGCAATTTTTTAGCGGACTAGGTCTAACGGACAGCGATCTTGAACAAAAGTTAAAAGGTGCTGCCGATCTAGATCCAGAAACAGATCCAATTGAAGTTTTACAAATATGGGCAAAAGACAATTATCCTGAGTTGTTAGTAGCACTAGGTATGTCTGGCGCACAAGAACCAGGCCAAACAACAGCTCCTCAAGGATCTGCACCAGAAGTTGGTGCTCCTGTAGCAGAAGGCAAAGAAGGCAACATGGTACAAGAAGTTGCCAAGATTGTTAAGAGTTTTTACAACAGAGACAATCCAGAAGTTGGTCCATTCCGTGGCGGCGAGGGTATTGTACTGGATGTTAAAAAATCTATTAGTGAAAAATTTGGTGATGAAGCAGGCGAACAGGCTGCTCAGCTGGCAGAAAAATTTATGGACAAGTTAACACATGAATGGCAAATGCGCCATGGCCAAACTCACGCAGTTGAGCCAACAGACGGACTGGCACGTTTGAAAGAACTAGTAGGCAACATCAAAGGGCGTGTAGAAGAAATGGATAATACTGCAACTCCAATGGAGAAATCTCCTGAAATGGAAAGTATTTTGAAGTTAGCAGGTTTGGCAAAATAAATCATATTTTAGCACCGTAATAGGTTGCTATGATAAATAGATGTGTGTATACTTAACCGTATGCACACATTTTTCTTTTTAGTCAGTTGGCTTTAAAGAAGAGGCATAATATAAAACATTTATTAAGGAAAAACATTATGGCAACGTTAGCAGAAATTCGCGCAAAACTACAAGCATCATCACAACAAGGCGGCGGGCAATCCGGCGGCGGTGATAATGCAATTTACCCTCACTGGAATGCCGCAGAAGGCACAACTACTACAGTTCGATTCCTTCCAGACGCAGATCCAAACAACACTTTTTTCTGGATTGAAAGAGCAATGATTAAATTGCCTTTTGCCGGTGTCAAAGGTGAAACCAATTCCAAGCCAGTGACTGTGCAAGTCCCTTGTATGGAGATGTGGGGTGAAACATGTCCAGTATTGACAGAAGTTCGTCCATGGTTCAAAGACAAGTCTTTGGAAGATATGGGTCGTAAATACTGGAAAAAGAAGTCTTACCTTTTCCAAGGTTTTGTAGTTGACAGCAAACTACAAGAAGACAAAACTCCCGAGAATCCAATCCGTCGTTTTATTATCGGCTCACAAATTTTTAACATTGTTAAGAATGCGTTGATGGATAGTGAGATTGATGAATTGCCAACAGATTATGTCCGCGGTTTGGATTTTAAGTTTGTTAAAACAAGCAAAGGTGGTTATGCTGACTACTCTACATCAACTTGGGCTCGTCGTGAACGTGCGTTGGGTGACGATGAGCAAGCAGCAATCAAGCAATACGGTCTTCATGATTTGAAGAGCTTCTTGCCTAAGAAGCCAGGTGAAGTCGAGCTCAAGGTTATTAAAGAAATGTTCGAAGCATCAGTAGATGGTGAAGCATTTGATATGGATCGTTGGGGTCAATACTTCAAGCCAGCAGGCTACGGTGGTCGTGATGGTGGTGAAGGTGGAACAGCTAAACCAGTAGCACCAGCAGCTCGTCCAGTACCGGTGTCTGCACCAGTTGCAGAAGCAGCTCCTTGGGAAGATGATGTTGGCACAGCAGAGAAGTCATTCTCTGCCCCGGCAGCAGCACCAAAAGCTGAAAGCGCAGGCGGCGAAGCATCCAGTCGAGCAGCGGACATTATTGCAATGATCCGTAATCGTCAAAGTACTTAATTAGGAGATAGACTATGGCAAAGGCCTTCGATATTTCGAAGTTCCGCAAGTCTATTACTAAAAGTATTGATGGCTTGGGAATCGGGTTTAACGACCCAACCGATTGGATTTCAACCGGTAATTATGCCCTAAACTATCTTATCTCAGGGGACTTCTTTAAGGGAGTTCCCCTGGGTAAAGTGACAGTTTTTGCGGGTGAATCAGGTGCAGGTAAATCATATATCTGCTCCGGAAACATTATCAAATCAGCACAAGAACAAGGTATCTTTGTCGTGCTAGTTGATAGTGAAAACGCTCTAGATGAGAAATGGCTTCTTGATCTAGGTGTTAATACAAGTGAAGAAAAACTTCTGAAACTTAACATGGCTATGATTGACGACGTGGCAAAAACCATTAGTGAATTCATGAAAGAGTACAAAGTTATGCCGGACACTGATCGTCCTAAGGTATTGTTTGTAATTGACTCTTTGGGCATGTTGTTAACTCCAACTGACGTTAATCAGTTTGAAGCAGGTGAGATGAAAGGTGATATGGGCCGTAAGCCTAAAGCACTTACAAGTCTTGTTCGCAACTGCGTAAACATGTTCGGTTCGTGGAACGTTGGTATGGTTTGTACAAATCACACTTACGCAAGTCAAGATATGTTTGATCCAGATGATAAAATTTCAGGTGGTCAGGGTTTCATTTATGCTAGCTCTATTGTAGTTGCTATGCGTAAGTTAAAATTGAAAACTGACGCAGATGGTAATAAGACTACCACAGTGAACGGTATTCGTTCAGCTTGTAAGATTATGAAAACACGTTATGCAAAACCATTTGAGGCAGTACAAGTTGAGATTCCATATACAACTGGTATGAGCCCGCACAGTGGTTTGGTTGATTTGTTTGAAGCCAAAGGCATATTAAAGAAAGAAGGCAATAGCCTTGTTTATACAACTGCCGATGGTGAGATTATCAAACAATTCCGCAAAGCATGGGAACGCAATGATAAAGAAGGATTGTCGATCATCATGGAAGAAATTTCCAAGAATGGTATAACGACTGAAGCAGTAGCAACTGAAAGTGTTGAGGAAGAATAAAATGGAAGAACAATTAATTATTGAAGTATGGGATACATTTAGAGATTATATTCCAGAAAAAAGTCGTGAAATTGCAGCTAGTCAATTTGTAGACTTCTTAGTTAGCAAGGATGTAGAAGTTGCTACATTTGAAAGCCTAATGGGTTATGATCCTCATCTTGACTCTGCTATCCAAGTCACTTTGGACGAGTTCAATGAAGTTGATGAAGACGATTATGGCATCGACGGAGACAGTGACGAGGACTATTAATGTCATGGTATTCCAAAGTAAGTAAAGACATTTCGCATCTTCCTGACTGTATAGATCACTTTTATAAAGAACTAGATTCTGCTCGATACGAAGTTAAAATTCACGGTAGCGTGGAGAAAGCTTCAAGTCAATTACCCGGTATTGTTGAGCAAAGATTTAACCAGCTTCAAGAAATTGAGGCTGTGTTGGAATATCTCAACATCGAACTTAGACGAACCAGAAGTAAGGCATTTAAGAAGTATCTAGAAAATTATCAAAGAGCATTGAGCAGTCGAGATGTTGAGAAATATGTTGATGGCGAAGCCGATGTAGTAGACATGGAAAAAATCATTAATGAATTTGCCATGCTCCGCAATCAATGGCTAGGCATTGTTAAGGCTTTGGATATAAAGCAGTGGCAATTAAGTAATATTATAAAACTTCGAACCGCTGGTTTAGAAGATGTGGTGATTTAAAAACAAAAGGAGACTTGTTCTCCTTTTAGTTTGATGTTATACTAATACTATGTATATTGAAGACCTAATTACAGCACTAGTAATAAATTTTAGAGTGAGTATAAACCCGTTTGACTCAAACTTGGTTTATAGTTTTCACGAACAAATTTCTAGAGGCTCAGGTTTTACAGAAAAACAGGCAACTGTGGCAGTAAAGATTTTAAAACGCCATGTGACCAAATTAAAGACATTGGGATTTAATGACGTAAATCAATATATTGAAAATCCCACCTATAAACTGCCCATAAGGACCATTATGTCCCATAAACGTATGAGTATCATACCACACGATGTGTATGGACAAGTGATCAAAATGGAATTTCCATTCAATGAGGCGTTGTTGGCAAGAATTAGAAATGAAAAAATGAGCCTTAACTACGCAAATTGGAACCCAGAAGAAAAATCATGGATTTTTTCACTGGATGAGCGGAGTTTGTCTTTTTTAACTAAAGTAGCCAACGAAGAAAATTTTCAGGTTGATGAAAAATTTGAAAATTATCAAAATCAAATCACAGAAATTGAAAGCAACTTTGAGCAGTATGTGCCCATGCTTTCATATGATGGCAAAAATTTGAAATTTTCCAATATTTCACTAAAAATTCCTCAACCTGCTAATTCAAACATTTTAGAAAATTTGTTCGAGGCAAGAAAATTAGGAATTTTTACCTGGGATGAAAGCATACAAGAGACAGATGAGTGGAAAAATGCAGATTCCGTGACCAAGCAATTTCTACAAGTTTCACCCGATGAAGAATTTTCCATAAATTTAGAAAATACCACTATTTTTTCTCTCAAAGAGATTGTACAATATATGTCTCCTGTACTTTTTATAATCCCAGGAGGTACTGAGATTGAAAAATTAGAGATGTGCTATGAATTTTTAAAAACGTTGAATATCGATAACGAAGAAATTAGTGTATTGTTTAGACTACCCAAAGACACTGGTGAAAAATTCAATAATTTTGTCAAAGAACAAAAATTAAATTCTCCTATCAGCGAAAAAACCAAAGCAGTGTTTATCAGCAATAAGGTTCCTAAACCTGTTATTGATTCTAATGTTCATTTTAATGCCATTGTAAGTTTTAACTTTTTTAACATACATTATTCCATCAAAAATTTACTAAAATGGCACCCAAACGTGATTCAAATGACTGAGAAAAAACAACAAAGGACACTTAACTTTGTCAACATGTAAAATAATTATAAAAGACGAGGTCAATGTTAAGATAGAAAATCTCGACCTTGATACACGCAAGGCTTTGGTCAAAAAATTCAAGTACGAAGACCCTACTGCACGTTATAGACCCAGCTATAAATTGGGTCGGTGGGACGGTGCTGTGAGTTTCTTCGGACTTGGTGGAACTACCTATCTTTCAATGTTGCCGCTGGTACTAGAGTATCTCGAAAACAAAAATTACTACATTGAGGTTGATGATTTACGCAATCCCATAGCCTTAGATTTTCCTCAAATTTCTGAGGATTTTTGGGGTGATAAAACATGGCCGGTAGGGCATCGTTTTGCCGGCGAAAAGATTAGGCTACGTGATGACCAAGTCGATGTAGTTAATATCTTTTTACAAAATCCACAGAGTATTCAAGAGATTGCCACAGGTTTTGGCAAGACGATTACCACCGCTACACTGGCAAAAATATGTGAAAAATATGGTCGAACAGTGACCATTGTTCCTAACAAAAGTTTAGTTGAACAGACTGAAGAAGACTTTATCAACTGTGGTTTAGACGTTGGTGTTTATTATGGTGATAGAAAAAATCTAGACAAAACACATACTATTTGCACTTGGCAAAGTTTGAATATTTTAGACAAAAAATCCAAAAATATTGACGAAAATGAATTGCTGACATTGGCAGAATTACTCGACGGTGTTAATTGTGTCATGGTAGATGAGGTGCATATGGCCAAGGCTGAAGTACTGAAAAATCTATTGACACGCAATCTTGCCAATGCACCAATTCGGTGGGGACTAACTGGTACTGTGCCCAAGGAAGACTTTGAGTTTCAAAGCCTAAAAGCTAGCCTAGGTGAAGTTGTTAATAGAGTACAGGCTCACACATTACAAGAAGCTGGTATCCTCAGTACATGTCATGTCAATGTTGTTCAGACAGCCGAGTGGAAAGAGTTTGGTAGTTATCCAGAAGAATTAAAATTTTTAGTCACCGACGAAGACAGGATGAAATTCATATCAGAATTAATTAAAGATATTGGCAATACAGGCAACACATTGGTGTTGGTAGATAGAATTGAATGTGGGGAATTTATTGTTAATCAAATTCCAGACAGCGTATTCATCTCAGGTAGAATCAAAACAAAAGATAGAAAAGAGGAATATGATGAAGTTAAGACTGCTACTAACAAGATTATTGTGGCGACTTACGGTGTGGCCGCTGTGGGTATTAATATCCCCCGTATTTTTAATCTGGTTATGCTGGAATCCGGAAAGAGCTTTACACGGGTTATACAAAGCATTGGGCGAGGCATTCGAAAAGCAGACGACAAAGACTTCGTCCAGATCTGGGATATTACTGCATCAACGAAATATGCGAAGAGACACCTTACAGCACGGAAAAAGTTTTATAAAGACGCTAAGTACCCGTTCGAAATACAAAAAGTGAAATACAAATAATGCAAATTTTAACCCTCGAAAACAAAACGTTTTTTCTCAATGATCTACCCGAAGAGGTAGATGATGACTTGAGATTCAGCGTACTAGACAACAGTGATAATCAAAATCCTGACTACTTTTTTATTCCTTTAATCTTTTTAGAAAGTTTTACAGGCCCAGCAGCAGTGCTAAAAGTTGGACCATATGAGCTCACCATGCCCTTAGATTGGTGCACCATTGTCGGAGATCCAGAAGGACCGGATATGGAAGTATTGCCACTTACCAGTTTAAATGATCGTGGATTTAAAACATTCTGTTTTAACCCTGTAAGTGGTTTCAGACCAGAATTTCATGAGATAGATATCATCGATATATACCAAGATGTCAAATGGTATTTTCCAAAGATGAAACCCGGACAGCTACTATGTACTCCATTAGCTCCCGGAGAAAAACCGATGTGTGCATACTTTGTTAAAGAAGTTAGTCGCCAAAGTGAGATTGTTGATTATACGAGGTGCTGGTAATATGGGAAATTTAACTCCAGGTGTGAGCCTTGTATACGAACGCAACGGCGAAGAAATATACGCCCGTGAGTCCGGGGCACCAGCTCAATCTAGAAAATTAGTCGGCTACCAATATGAAAATAAAGTAGATCCAAGAACTCCGGACGGAAGACCCCTATTCGAACATATGCAAGAAGATAAACTTTGGGGAGAAATCCGAAGAGCTGGCCGGACAAATCCTACCTTGCAAAAAGCCTTAGAACAGTGTATAATAATATATCAGCTTAGTAAGGACAAAAATGGCAACAGCAAAACCTAAAAAGAAAAAGGAAAGAGCTCTTGATTTGGCTCGTGTACTTGCGGCAGTTGATGTTAAAAATTATAAATTTTATGACGGTCTCAACGACGCTGAATTGAAAGAATTTAGTCCCTATGTATTGATGAGATTCATCAGCAATGTCGATACTAGGGACAGAGATATCCAAGAATGGTTTGTTGAAATGACCAATGAGCTGGTCAATAAAAACCACTGGGACCTAAGTAAGAATCACGAAAAACTTCTTTGGTTATTGTACTCCGCAGTTGGTGCAGGCGTTAAAAGTTTCCACCCATATTTGCCAGCACTGAAAAAAGAACTAAACAAAATTGAAAAGCTGTTGGCAGAATTACACCCAACATATAAGTTAGAAGATGTTAAATTGTTAGCCAGTTTAATGACAGATAAAGAAAAACAAGAGCTGTTTGACAACATGGGTTTTGATAAAAAAGAACGGAAAGAATACGAATGAAGTTTAAAAAAAAGCCAGTGGTAATTGAGGCAATTCAATTCGAATACTCTTCCATTGGGATTGAAAACTTAAAAGCGTTTTGTGGCAGCACTATTGGCAACATTAGTAAAGCCCGCCATCCTACCGCCAAAGGGGAAGCAGAAATTGGCACATTAGAAGATGGCATCAACCTAACTGTGCAACACATCGCTACAGAAGGTGATTGGATCATTAAGGGTATACAAGGCGAATTTTATGCCTGCAAGCCAGATATTTTTGAAGCAACTTACGAACCTGCAGAATGATTGCATTAGCGGATCAACCTTATAGCTGTGTGCATTGCAACAAGGCCTTTATGAAAGAGAAGACCTTGGTTGCTCATATGTGTGAAAATAAAAGGCGTGCTCTGCAAAAAGATGAGAAGCGTGTTCAGGCCGGCTACATGGCCTATAACCGTTTCTATCAGCTGACTCAGAATAATAAAATCCCCAAGACCTATGAACACTTTTGCAACAGTGCATACTACAATGCCTTTGTAAAATTTGGTAGTTTTGTCAATAATGTTAATCCCTTGTATCCAGATAGGTTTATTGACTTTGTTATCAAGAGCGGTGTTAAATTAGATCACTGGTGCAGAGATGCACTATATGATCAATACCTTTTTGAGATAGTTAAAGTTGAACCAGTTGAGTCCGCAGTACAAAGAACCCTGCAGACAATGATGGAATGGGGTGATGAGCACAGTGCAAATTTTGCACATTACTTTGACTATGTGAGCCTTAATAAAGCAGTGCATGATATCCTAAATGGTCGAGTTAGTTGTTGGGTTATTTTAAATTCTAATGCTGGCAAAGCTATGGTAGGTAAGATGAATGACGAACAGTTGTCAATGATTGCACCTGCCTTTGAAATCAAATATTGGCAAAAGAAGTTTAGAGAATTCCCTGCAGATGTTGCACTCGTTAAAGAAATACTTAACGAAGTAGGCATTAAATGACCGAAATTAAATTTAAAGAACTTTTTTCTGAAAAATATACAGAAATGAGTGCGTGGTGCAAGGAAGAGTTTGGACATCCTGCACTATGGGAGACGCAACTTAATAATCCTCGTAGTCCCGCCAAATGGATTTGCCGTGGTGACTATCCTAAAGAACTATATGGTCCGCTGACGGAACCTGGGTCTGCCGTGTTTAAGTTTAGAGAAGGCAAAGATGCAACAATGTTTGCATTGAAATGGTCATGAGCAAATTTGAAATTAAAAAATTACTATTCTGGCCGCGAGGAGCATATGTAGTATGCGGACTCAACCTTAAAGAAAAACTATGGTGGTATTTTATGCCTGGACTTGTTATCAATGTAAAGTGGCCAAAAGGTCAAGTTAAGGTAGGACCTAGCCATAGAGATGGCTGGTCAGGATACGGCCCAGAGTTTGAATATGTTGATAGTGCTGATCCTAATGATCATTACAGACCTTGGATGGAAGAACACGTCGGACGACAAGGCTGGGATTGGGACTGGGGCATGGGCGATACTGATGCAAGTGAAAATCGTCTAACCATAAAGATTAGACGGAAGTATTCTAAGTATGCTACACTAGCAGCAATAAGGTGGTCATGATTGATTACACAGACTATATGATACTGCCCTGTGGCGGTGTTGCCTATTATGATGAACCCAACCACGGTATGAATTATTTCTGTGCCCAGTGTGATCGCAGAGTATGTGACATGTCTGAAGCATGTAAGCGTGAAGAAGATAAATGGTATCTTATAGAAATGCTAGGTGGAAAAGGATGGGATTATTTTGCAGAGCCCGATGAATTTTAGTCCAGAGTGTATAGCCAGTATGAAAAAATGGGTAAATGAACAGCAGAGTATCTTAGAAAAAGAAATGATAGAAGCTAAGGCTAAAGAAATGCAACGAGAAATCGACTCGGAAGTTATCAATAGTATTCTATTAGAATCATTAATACACGAAGGATGGACACCGGCTAAAGTCAATCCTGCATTTACAGATATGGGAATGTTGTCTGGCAGATTTGAAGAATGGTATAGCCAAACAGCAGAATGGTGTCACCGTTATGCCCAAGGTGATTACAAATTGATCAAAGGACAGTGGTTGTTTAAAGATCCTCGAGATGCTACAATGTTTATATTGAGGTGGTCATGATTAAAAGAAAAAGCAAACACGAATGGCAAGTGGCTATTCCTAGAGAAAAATATACCAACGATGATATAAGAGACATCCAGGCTTGGTGCGTTCTAAAATTTGGTGATGCAGGAAAGAAAAGAGATTACCGCTGGCGCTTTGGATGGATTGAAAACAATGATATATTCTACTTCCGTGAGCAGGCAGATGCGGCTATGTTCCTATTAGTCTGGGCCAAATGAGACACATTAAGTATGGAAAATGTAAAAAGTTTTTGTGAGCAACATCAAATCCGAGTGCTTGATACAAATAAACGAGCACATCGTTATCGTAGAATCAATATGTCCTACTTTAGGGATCCTACGGATTTTATTGTAAATGACACCGAACCATTATATACTGTAGAGATTGCAGAAAGTGAATTAGAAAAAATTGCGGATTTTGAATCAGAAGTTTTTAATAATATGAGGAAGCAAGGACATTACAGAATGTTTGAAACACTAATGGAACAAAAAGAACGTGAGAAATATTTGAGAGATAAGTATCCAGCTGTAAATAATGCATATAAACAATACAGCCTAATGTTGAAATTGGCTGAAAGTGGAGAATTATGAAATTACCTAAAGTTGGAAGTAAATGGCGGTCTGGAAATTTTAAACATTTTTATGTTAAAGCAGTAGTAGAACTAGAAGGGCATAC